TTTGTTCTTTTGTAATATTAATATTTTTCTTTAACTTATTCATCATAATATTATTTAATTCTTTTTTTTTCATTTGAATTAATTTATCCTCAATTATTAATAATAATTTTTTACGAGTTAAACTACTATCAATTTTTAATAGTTCATTTATTTTTACATTAATAATATTATCAAATAAATAATTATTATTTGATATTAAAGCTACTGAGAATAATATCCAGATTATTATAAATATTATGAATACTATTCTCATTATCTATTTATTAATAATTTCAATTATCAAATAATATCAATTTTTTATTTAAAGAAATCATTAATAAACCCTTAAATCATTTTTAAATCATTGATAATAATATTAATAGTAGATATAAAACTTTTATTTTATATTATTAATATGTCTTCATCAACTTATATTAATGATGTTTGGTCTCTTTATTTTCATGATCCATATGATATGAATTGGGATGCCAATAGTTATAAATTTATTACAACTATAAGTAGTGTTGAAGATTTTGTTAATATTTATAAAGCTTTTGAAGATTTATGGCTAAGAGGTATGTTTTTTATTATGAGAGAACATATTATGCCTAGATGGGAGGATGAAAATAATATTAATGGTGGTTGTTTATCTTTTAAAGTTAATAAACAAGATTTTAATGATAAATTATTTGAAATAGCTTCTTTAATCTTAGGCGAAACTATGGGCAAAACTGATATAACTTCTATGAATATTAATGGTTTATCTATTAGTCCTAAAAAAAATTATCATATTATTCGTATTTGGCTTAAAAATAATGATAGAGTTAATAAAAATCTATTTAATCTACATGTACATCCATATTCAGTTGTTATGTATAAACCACATAATGAATCGATTTAAATGTTATATAAATATAATTTTATTATAATTTAAATATGTCTATTAATAATTTTGAAGATTTTATTCGTGGTGAAGAATTTAATAAAGTTATATTTGATGAATATGATTTTATTGAAATATCTAAAAATGATAATACAAGAATTTTAAAAAGAACTAATTATAATTTAAATAAATTAAAAAATATTGATTTTCCATTCGTATTATTAAAATTAGTTGAAGACCTTCTAGATAAAATTAATCTAGAATTAACCGTTAATGAAACATACACTCATAATAATGTTAATTATTATTGTAATCTTAAAAGCGAATTAGAACATTATAAATTTATTGAAGATATTTATTATAATCTAAATTTAAAATGTGATGATAATAATAATATTACTATTGAAACTTCCATTGATAAAAAATATAATGAAAATGATATTAATGAAATTGATAAATTTATCTTAAATTTATTATTATTCTTTATTGAAAATACTTATACATCATATGTTAAAAATGATATATTTAAAAAAAAATTGAATAAAATTAATCTTCACTCTTTTGTGCTAAACATAACTTAACACTTCCCATTGATGCTATGCTATATTGTAAAATTATTGGATATGAATTTTTTAAATAAATTTCTACAGTTGAACATAAATTTGTACATTTTGTAAATATACTTAAATATTTTAAACTAAATATTCCCTGTATTATTTCTTGTGTGTTTTCATTATTTTTTATTTGGATATTTTGTGTTTCAGTCGCTAATATAGTCTCCTGACAACAAAATTCACCTTGACAACTTAATATCAGTTTTCCACCAATGTTTTTAATCTCAATATATTCTGCCAAATTATGCATATCTCTTATTATCTTCTGTAAATATGCTGATGGCATTGTTATTATTGTATTAAAATCTGCAGGTGGTATATCCACATTCACTACATCTATATCCAACATCGATAATTTATAAGTCGTTTTTACATTCTTCTCATTATTCTCAATTGTTATTCCTAATATATTTGGATCATCTTTATGAATAAATAATGATAATATATCACCATTTTGTATTGTTTTTATTAACATATGAAATTTAAGCATATTTATACCAACATATAATTTCTTCATACAATAATAACTCTCGAATTTCTCTGCATGCAATTTTAAATGTATTAAAACTATATGTGTATTATCTAATGCAACTATTTTCATACCATTCTCATCAAATTCCAAATTTACATCCATTAAAATCTCCTTCATCGCATCTATTACCGATTTTATTGTTGATGCTTGAATTGTTTTAATTTCTAATATATAATTATTATCTGACATTATTTACATAGTAATTAAAATAAAGTCCTTATATATTAAATATAAAAATAAATGAAATTATTATCTTTTTTCATCAAGATATAATGCCTTTTCATCTTCTATTATTACATCATTATTTGACCGTTCCATCGCATTTTTAGCAATTGCCTTTAAATATTCATCCGTATTTGAATAACCTTTACCATATTTAATTGATTCTTCCCAAAACCAATTAGAATTGTCTCCCTTCTTCTTCGCATATTGTTTTTCTATTATCTCATTTATTTGTGAATAATTATAATTCATTTTCTATTATTATTTATTTATTTTATTTTTCATCTTTTTCATTACTTTCTCCATTTCTGAATCATATGCATCACATGTTTCTCTTATATCATCCCATTTTGTTTTTGGAGGTATTACTTTATTATCAACAATATCCCATAATTCCGCTAATGTATTTACAACATTATTCTCGTTTTTTTTATAACACATTTCAATTTCTTCAATTGTTAAATTTGGCGGTGCTTGTTGTATTAATATATCCATTATCTATTTATCTATTTATTTATATATTTATATATTTAGATATTTTAAATCTACCATAATCTTCTGAAATTTCATATGCCATCTTTTCAAATGGATGTTCGTTTTTACTCGGTACTATATCATTTATTCCCTGAGGCATTGATGATTTATATTTATATAACATCTCTTCACCATCCCTGTCTTTATAAATATATTCATCCAAATCCGGATTAGCTCGCATTAAAGGTTCACTATCTCTACGACGTGATACAGTATATTTATTATCTTTCAAATATTTATTTATTTCTGTAATATTATATCTCTGATATATATGAATACTCTCATGAATTAATATTCTTGTTAAATTATCATCCGTATAACTTATTACTTTTGGTGATAGAAATATTATATCCATTCTTGTATGTGGAAAACCCTCCTCATATACTTCATCAATTAAAGCAAATTTCCATATATATTTATTATCAAAAAATTTACGGGCTATTTTTGAACAATTATTTAATTTTATCACCTGCTTTTCACTGAAATTTAAACATCCCTCTATTATCTTATATATATATTCTTCAGGTGTTGATACATCTCTTGCATATAAATCATATTTTGTTAAATTTCTAATATATTTATCACTATCGTTTTTAATTATATTTGCCGTTTCTTCTCGTGATAAATATACATTTGATGTATAATCAATATATTTCTCATTTGATGCTGTTAATGTTATTATTATTACTATTGTTAATATAAATAATATTAAGCCAGTTATATATATATATTTAATTTTCATTATTTTACTATAAATATAAAGATAAATTAATTAGATTATCTTCTCGTTTCATTATAATATATTTATTTATCAATTCTCGAGTTATTATATACGGAAATGTTAGTAATTTATCATCTGTTTTTATAAATCTATTCATATTTATATACGAATAAATATTATTAATATTTCTTTGCAAATTTCTAACTCCTTCTTCTTCAGTTGTCCTATTAATTATATATTCAATATCTTCATCTTTTATTATTATATCATCCAATTTTATATTATATGATAAACATATCTCTTTTATTAAAAAATTCTTACATAATTCTTTCTTATCATTTAATGAATATTTATTAACTTTTATTATTATCATTCTATCTCTCAATATCGGATTTATATTATCTGTATTATTAAATGTAAAAAACATTAATGATTTTGATAAATCTAAATTAATTTCTTCTAAATATTTATCAGAAAAACTATCATTTTGTGTATTATCTGTTATATGTATTAATGTATTCGTTATTTCTTCTCCATATCTACTCGTTGATATCTTATCCAATTCATCAAAAAAAAATATTGGATTCATTATCTGTGCCTTTATTATCTCATTTACTATTTTACCATACGTCGAACCCTCATATGTATATAAATGACCCTTCAAATAACTCGAATCAGATATTCCACCTAATGGTATAAATGCAAATGGATATTTTAAAACCTTCGCTATCCCATCTTTAATTAATTTGGTTTTACCTACTCCCATTGAACCCTGAATACCTATCGCATATCCTCGTGCATTCGGATTTGCTATGAATTGTGCCAATATTCTTATTATCTGTTCTTTCGTTTCATCATGACCATATATTTTTTCATTTAATTCTTTCTTTATATTATTTAAATAATCAGATATACAATTATTTTTTATATTTATATTATGATATAATCCTAATGGCAATTTAGATATAGTATTTACATATTTATACAATTTTGAATATTCACTCGAATGTGATGATAATTTATTCAATTCATTTAATTTATTTATAATAACTCGTTTATTCTCTATTGTCGTATTTGATAACAAAAATTTAAATCTTGATGGTACTATATCATTTGTTATATTATCTATATTTTTTTCAATTTTTATAATTGTTTCTTGTGTATCTGGTAATAATTTATTGAAATATGTTATTTCATTTTTACTATAATTATTTAATATTTTTTCATAATTCTCCTTTTTCTTGTTTCTACTACGCATTATTATTATTATTAATATTTTTTTCTTAAATACAACATCTATAATAATATGATTTGCCACTATTTTCATTATGTCTGGTTATCTCAACTATTTCACCCTGTTTCAATCCCAACCATTTCGCAATTACATCAGTCTTAGGTATAATAGGCATCTGTAATTTACTTTTAATTAAATATTTAGTCATAATATCTGTTGATTCTTGTGGATTTAATTTTCTATGTGGTGGAACTAATTGATGTTCTGTTGGATTAAATTGTAATTCATTTAATTGAAAGAATTGTAACATACCCTTCTTTTTTTGTAATACTTTATCAATTAAATTTAATTGAGTTACTGTTGGTGTTGTTAATATATCATTACCAAATATTAATATAATATTATATTTTCCATTATATTTATTATCCGTCTTTGAATCTGTAATAATTGTATCAATATTTGTCTTATTTTTCTTCAATTCTTCAATTATATCTTGTCTTAATTTCTTTGTTAATGCAAATATTACTGTAGTCACATCAGTATTAAAATATATTGGTGTCGTTTCATTATAAAACTCCTGACGATCAATATTATGCTCTTGTTCTTCAATATCTGCTATATCTTCATTTCGCAATTTTTTTAACATTGCTTTTAAATTTTCAATTGCTCTATCAATCTCCATTGTCTAATATTTATTTCTATCTGTTTATATATCATTTTTTATTTTTTATTTAATAATTATCTATCTTTTTTTGCAGTAATTGCATTAAAAATTCTTTTGATTTTTTATTTATATATTTTTGTGTATATCCTAAATTTTTTATTATTCCTTCTAAGTTAGATAAAGTTATATTTTTTATATCATAAAATGAATTCTTCATTTCTTGTTTTTTTGATATCGAATAATAACCATCACTATTTATATCATTCTCATTCTCATTCTCATTCTCATTCTCATTCTCATTCTCATTCTCATTCTCATTCTCATTCTCATTCTCATTCTCATTCTCATTCTCATTCTCATTCTCATTCTCATTACATTTAACATAGATGCAAGTAATATTTTTATTATAAAAAGAGAATACATAATATTTTTCTTCTATCTTTTTTATATTTTTATCAGTTACTTTTCTTATCTTACACTTTTCATAATCAAAATAGAATTTAGTATCATCATTTATATTCCAATTGAATTTATAAAACCCACATGGTTTCTTTAATTTTTTACTTACATTATTATAAATATATCTTTTATTATTACAAGTAAATCCTAGAATAACATGATACATATATTTATCATTGTAATTAGCTAAAATACATGCATCTAATCTATACTAATATATAAAAAAATGATTTTTGTTTATTTATTATTATTTTATATTAAAAATGAGTTTGAATAAACCTATTTGGAAATTGAAAGATTGGATTGATGTTGATAAACTTGAATGGGGATTGTTATCATTAAATAAAAATGCTATTAATTTACTTGAAGAAAATCAAGATTATATTAATTGGGATTATTTATCATATAATAAGAATGCTATTAATTTACTTGAAGAAAATCAAGATTATATTGATTGGGAGGGTTTATCATTAAATAAGAATGCTATTAAACTTCTTTCTAATAATCCTGATTATATAGATTGGGAAACTTTATCTAATAATTCTAATGTTATTACTTTACTTCAAGAAAATCAAGATAATATTAAATGGAAAAGTTTATCATTTAATAAAAATGCTATTCATCTACTTGAAGAAAATCTTGATAAAATTGATTGGAGTAATTTATCTGAAAATAAAAATGCTATTCATCTTCTTGAAAAATATCCTGATAAAATTGATTGGCAATTCTTATCAAGAAATAAAAATGCTATTCATCTTCTTGAACAAAATCAAGATAAAATTAATTGGCAATTTTTATCAAGAAATGAAAATGCTATCGAACTACTTAGAAAAAATCCAGATAAAATTGATTGGCAATTCTTATCAAAAAATAAAAATGCTATTGAGCTACTTAAAGAAAATATAGATAAAATAAATTGGTATTATTTATCTGAAAATAAGAATGCTATTGAGCTACTTAAAGAAAATCCAGATAAAATAGATTGGTATTATTTATCATCAAATCCAGCAATATTTGAATTGGATTATGAAAAAATGAGAGAAAATAATCAAGATATTTATGAAGATTTAATTAAAGAAGTTATGAAACCATCAAGAGTATTTAAAGATCCTAATTATGATTATTTAGAAGAATTGTTTGGAGATTAAAAAAATGATTTTTGTTTTTATATTTATATTTAGATGATAAAAAGAAATTCTTTGACAACTGATATTTGTGAGATTATTACAAAACATATTCAAAAACCTACATATGAATTATTAGATTGGGTTGATATAAATAAATTAGATTTTGATAATTTATCAGGAAATCCAAATGCCATTGAATTATTAAAAGAAAATCCAGATAAAATTAATTGGGATTTATTATCAGCAAATCCAGCTGCTATTGAACTATTACAAGAAAATTATTATAATGGATATGATAATATTAATTGGATGGTATTATCAACAAATACATCTGCTATTGAATTATTAAAGAAAAATCCTCATAAAATAGATTGGGATAGTTTATCAAAAAATCCAGCTGCAATTGAATTATTAAAAGAAAATCCTGATAAAATTAATTGGAATTTATTATCAACAAATGAAGAAGCAATAGAATTATTAAAACAAAATCCTGATAAAATTTATTGGAAATGGTTCTCCAAAAATAAAAAAGCTATTCAAATTCTTTCAAATAATCAAGATAAAATTAATTGGGAATTATTATCATTTAACGAAGGTGCAATTAAACTTTTAAGAGAAAATAAAGACAAAATTGATTGGAAATGGTTAGCATTAAATCCAGCAGCAATTGAATTATTAAAAGAAAATCCAGATAAAATTAATTGGACATTATTATCTTTAAATGAAGGAGCAAATGAATTATTAAAAGAAAATCAAGAAAAAATTAATTGGTGTTGGTTATCATCAAATCCATTTATATTTAAAAAAATTTATAATAATAATGATAAAAAAATAATTCAACAAACATTAGAAATTATACTAATCAAATAAAAATTGATTTTTTTGTTTTAACTATTAATTAAATTAAATAAATGAATTCAATGACTAGTGATATTTGTGAAATTATTACAAAATATATTCAAAAACCAAGATATGAATTATTAGATTGGATTAATATTGAAGAATTAAATTTTCAAAATTTATCAGCAAATTCAAATGCCATTGAATTATTAAAAGAAAATAGAGATAAAATTAATTGGCATTTACTATCAGCAAATCCTGAAGCAATTGAACTTATTTTAGAAAATCCAGATAAAATTAATTGGTCTAATTTTTCAAAAAATAGCGCAGCTATTAATTATTTAAGCAAAAATAAAGATAAAATTGATTGGAAATATTTATCAGCTAATCCCGCAGCAATTAAACTTCTTATTGAAAATCCAGATAAAATTGATTGGAAATATTTATCATCAAATCCCGCAGCAATTAAACTTCTTATTGAAAATCCAGATAAAATTGATTGGTGTTGGTTATCATCAAATCCAGCTGCAATTAAACTTCTTATTGAAAATCCAGATAAAATTAATTGGGATTTATTATCATTCAATGAAGAAGCTATTGAACTTTTACAAGAAAATCAACATAAAATTAATTGGTATAATTTATCAGAAAATACAAAAGCAATGTCAATTATTAAAGAAAATCAAGATAAAGTTAAATGGAATTGGTTATCTTTAAATCCAAATGCATTATCTCTTTTACAAGAAAATCAAGATAAAATTAATTGGAGTTGGTTATCTGCTAATCCATCAATATTTAAGAAGATTTATCATAATGACGATAAAATAATAATTCAAAAAATTATGGAAATTATACTAATCAAATAAAAATATGATTTCGTTTTTTATAAATTTTATTTATAATGTCTTCATCCAAATATGAATTGTTGGAATGGGTTAATATTGATAAATTGGATTGGAATGCACTTTCAGGAAATAAAAATGCAATTGACCTTTTAAGGAAATATCCTGAAAATATTAATTGGACTATTCTTTCAGGTAATCCAAATGCATTTCAACTTCTCATCGAAAATCCTGAAAAGATTAACTGGGATTATTTATCATCTAATCAAAATCCAAATGTTATTTCATTTTTAAGAGAAAATCAAACAAAAATTAATTGGACTTATTTATCAGGCAATCCAAATGCCATACAACTTCTTAAAGATAATCAAGATAAAATTAATTGGACGTTGTTATCAAGCAATCCAGCGGCGGTAGAATTTCTATCAATGAATACCAAAAATATTTATTGGGAGTATTTATCGTTGAATGAGAATGCAATGAAACTTATTATTGAAAATAAGAAGAAAATTAATTGGGAACTATTATCAAGTAATCCAAACGCAATTGAATATCTTTCAAAGAATATCAAAAAGATTAATTGGGATCATATCTCAATTAATCCAAATTCAATCGAATTTATTTCAAAGCATATTAATAAAGTTAATTGGGATTTACTTTCAGAAAATAGAAATGCTATTGAACTTCTTCTGAAAAATCAAGATAAGATTAATTGGTATTTACTTTCAGGAAATCCGGCGGCAATTAGACTTCTTACCGAAAATCAAGATAAAATTGATTGGATGATGTTGTCTGAAAACCCTGCAATATTCGTTGAATGTAAATGATGATTTTTCAGTGATTTAATTATAAAATAAAAATTGATTTTTTGTTTTTATAATTAAATTATCAAAATGGCAAATATTAATTCTATGACTATTAATAATATCATTGATTTCATAAAAGATAAATCATATATTAATAATAATAATCAAATAATTAAATATAATTATAATTTTAAAGGTAATATTATTGATTTTAATAATAATATTAATATTTTTAAAGATAAATTTAATAATGTAGAGAATATTAATAATTCTGAAGTTATTATTACTTATAATAAACTTTCATTTAATATTAAATTTATAAATGATAATAATGATATTTATTGGCATATATTAATATTTAATATTTAAAAAAATATTATTATTATAATCTAATAATGTCTATTCATGAAATTATTAATATTATTAAAAATAATAATAATCTTCTAATTAATAATAATTATTTTTTTGGCAATTATGGTGATTATCTCCGTTGTGGTAATAGTTATATAAAATTATTAAGTGATGCTTTTCCTATTCATTCTGATATTACTAATAATTCTATAATTATTAATATTAATGATAATGATAATGATAATGATAATGATAATGATAATGATAATGATAATGATAATGATAATGATAATAAAACAAAAAAATATAAAATTATTTATATAAATAAATATTATGAAATTCATTGGCTTATTTTATTACTTTAAGCGACTGGTTTGAATTTAAATCCTTTCCATCCATCTTTTTGAGTATAAATTCCATAAATCTTTTCAATATATGATCTTAATTGAGTTCTATCCGGTTGTTTCTTACCTTTAGAAACATTATCAACACTCCAAATTCTGAAATCATTAAATACTTCCATAAGTCCAATTTTATCTTTTGCACCTGGATCTGCTACAATTCTATCATTAACATATTGTCCGATGATATCATTATTATCTTTGTATTTCTGAGTTGCATTAATTACTTCACGAGGTTCAATTATCTTATTTGGATTAATATTTTTATGTCTTTCAATTAACATTGGAAGAAAATAATCAGAATATCTATCAAATTTTTCAGATAACTCTAAATCCATTGCAAATTCATTTGGTTTTTCTGGATCTGGATTTTCACAAAATCGAGAAGAAAATTCAATTACTCTCAAACGTCTCCAAACACCGCCATCATTTGATGGTATTTCAGGTAATTCATTACACGCTAAAATCATCTTAAATTGTGGTTTAAATTCATATGGTTCTTTATATAATCCTCTTGTTAAAATTCTATCATTTCCGGATAATTCTTTCATATATCCAACATTAATTTTATCATTCTCATTTGGTTCTTGTAATACTGCAAAACGTCGTCCTTTTGTTCTCTCAATTTCACCCTGTGCTGAATTAGATGCAGCGCGTTTTTGAGTTAATAATGCAATAGGCAATGTTGCATAATAATCACCAACTGTTTTTTGAATTAAATCTAATAATCTACTTTTACCATTACTTCCCTGACCAGTAAATATATAAAATCTTTCTTGTGCTATTGAACCATCAATAACACACGCAAGAATATCAAGAACATAATTTCTAACATTAATATTTGTAAATACCTTTTCAAAGAAATCATTAATATCTGCTATTTCTGGATAATCTGGAGAATATGGCACATAATTTTTATTTGTTGATAATGAAATATAATCATCTGGCATTCCATCTCTGAATATATGCATCTTCATATCATATACACCATTCTTAAAACCTATTAAATGTGCTCTACAATCTAATAATTCTTCAAATTTTTCATCAATAAATAAACATTTACATTCTTTCATAATACTATCCTTATAAGATGTCTGTTTAAGTTTTAATGCAATTTTTTGTGCATCTGTTCCTTTTTTTCCATGTGATGATTGTTGTGATTGATCATATGAATTATTATTACTAAGACTATTATAATAAATTGCTCTATCTAAAAATTTACGACAAATTTCTTCACTTAATGATTTACGTAAATTTAATCCCTCGCGTGTTTTAACCCAAGAATGACAATCTCTATCATATTTATACCATGTATCCTTATTAACCGCTTTATATTCTCCTTTATATATAACTTGAACTAATTTAGCAACATCATAATGTGCTCCATCTGAACCAATCGCAATATCAATTAAAGGTATTACAGAATTATCAATAATTTCTTTATATTTCTGAGGATTATCAGTTTTAGCCCACCATCTTAATGTTCCCATTCCTAAATGATCTTTACGCATTCTATCCCATAAATTTTGACATTGACCTTCAACATAATTACTCCCAATTTTTGAAAATTCAACCCATTGTGCCAATAATCTATAATCAATATTTCGCAATACCCATCCTAAATTAATCCAATCATTATATCTCTCAGCACGTGTTGATGATAAACATTCAGTTATTAATTCTCTAGCTAATATGTAATCATCATCATTTGTATGATTTTTAATTAGATTTATTTCTTTTTTTAATAAAATATTACTTTCTAATTTTTCTCTCAATTTCTTATCAATCGTTGGTAAAATATGTCTGATATATTCTTCAACTTCTCCAATAAAATTTTCATTGATTTTTGTTGGTTCTTTTGTAATATATCTCATTGAAAATAATTTAATATATGATATTTCTTCTGTTGCTGTTGGTTTATAATCAGTTAAAACTAATTCATCATCTATATAATTATAAATTTTTGTAACTCTATAAGCTTCTGAATCTGGTTTTTTACTACCATACATTTGCCAACAATTCGCATTTATAATTGCTTTATCAATGACATCTTCGTATTCATTACATAAATATAATTCTGTAAAAATTTCAGATGCAATATCTAAAATTTTTTTTCTTATAAAATGTTGCGTATTATTATCAATTATAATATGTGGAAAAATTATATGCAAACCATCCTTAATTTTATTTCTAAATTCTGTTGGATATGGTTTTTCCATAACATAACCAACATTAGAATTTTTATCAACATCTAAATATGTATTTATTATTTTAAAATAATAACTCATTATTTTATTAATATGATTATCTGTATATATACGCTGTATATATGTTTCACCATTCTCACCAATTAACATTGAAAATCTAAAATCTAAATCAACTCTTAATGGACTTGGTTCAACTGGTTTTTCTGTATAATGTAATATTGTTCCGCTCGTAATTGCTAATGAATATATATTTAAAAATTCTTCATACTCATCATTATCAATATATAGAGATAATTTAGGATTACCTATACTCGTATTAGTATATGCTTTACCTTTTTCAACTTTATGTTTTAAAATGAAAGTTTTAAATTTATCTTGAGCCATATATTATTATTTATTTATATTTTTAAATTATAAATATTCAATCATCATTTTTTTATTATACTTATTATTTAGAACTTGATGTCATTTTGCAGTCCAACTGCTTCAAATAAATCATTTTGTTATAGTTTTGATTCATTAATTAAAGTCGCATTAGCATGGAACCATTTAAAACCTACTGATAAAATTATTTTTAATTCTGATATTAATGACCAAAAATTATATGATAAAATTAAACTTAAATTATGTAAATTTACAAAAACTAATGATGATAATTATTGGGCTTGGATTGATATCATTAAATTATTAAATAATAATAAAAATTCTAAAATAAGCAAAGTTATGAGAGACATCGAAAAAAAAGAATTAAGACCTGCTCAACCGATTGAATGGATTAATAATAAAACAGAATGGTTATCCAATTTTGATATAGATAATGTTTTAACTCAATATCAAAATAAAAAAGAATTATATTATAAATTTCATGGTGTATTTACAATCGATTTTTATACAAAAAAACCAAATGGAATTTGCAAATATTATCAAGAATGTGATATTAATATGAAAAATATTATTAATTCTGATAAAAAATATTTCGGGTTTGTTACTAATTTATGTAAATTTGATGAACCCGGTACTCATTGGACTTCTAGTTTCTTTATATTAGACCCTTCTCTTAAATCTTATGGTGCATATTATTATGATAGTGTAAAAAGACCTATACCTAAATTACTTAAACCGGTTTTTATAGATATACAGGAACAAATGAATAAAATATATCCTCATAAAAAATTTAATATTAATATTAGTAATATTGCACATCAAAAAACAAATACTGAATGTGGCGTTTTTTCTATTGCATTTCAAACAAGATGGTTATCATTATTACATAAAAATTCAACAAATGCATCTTTTGATACTGTTATTAATTTTAAAAAAATGAATGATGATGTAATGAAATTACTGAGATTTAGATTTTTTAGACCTAATTCGCGAACAATACTTAAAAAATAATTTTATATTTATTATTAATATAAAAAAATTATGAATAATGATAAAAAACTTTATGATATTTGTTTAAAAATGATTAAAGATAAACATCAATTAAATGAATATTCTATTGATAAATTTAATACATTCTATTTTCAAGTATTTAATAATTCTTCTGATACTGATAATATTAATGATTTAAATAAAACAGTTTTAAAAAAAATTAATGAAGATATTATTTTTAATAAAGATGATAATATTCAAAATAAAATTATCGAATTACAAAATATTCGTTCTAGTATGAATGCTAATATTAATGCCAATGGTAATGGCAATATTAATACCAATGGTAATGGCAATATTAATGCCAATGGTAATGGCAATATTAATGCCAATGGTAATAGTAATGGTAATGAAATTTTTAATGATATAGATAATATGAGAATTTCATCATCAGCGAATATTAAATATATGAAATTTGATAAATTAGCCAATAATATAGGTAGATCATTTATTATTAATACTATGAAAAGTACATTTTTTATTAATAATAAATATATAAATCATAAAATATATCCATCACATTTATGTATACCATCTATTATTAAAAATATAACACCTTATATTATTATTGGTATAATGGATGAACAACAATCTAATTTAACTTATACATTTATACCAGAAATTATAGGTCCCATATGGGATATTTGGAAACCTGTTAATAATAATTATATTAATCTTAATATTGGTTCATCTCAATTAAAAATTAATTTATATGACCATACTAATAATTATCTTGAATTTAAGAATTATTATATTGATATTCTTGAAATATTGGAAATAAATAATTCATATAAAATTAAAGTTTCAAATCCTGATTTTTTTAATATCAATGATAAAGTTAAAATTATTTTTAATAATAATATTACTATTGATAATACTATTATTAATAAAGATAAAGAAAATAATATTTATATTTATATAAATAATATTAAAATTGAAGAATTTATTCAAAGTAAAATTTATAATTTAAATCATCAATTATCCATTATTTTTAATATATTTCCAGTCTAAATTATAAATATTAATATACATATAAATACATATATTATTATTGTTAATAAATCTAATTTATATTTAAGTTTTATTTTTTCATGATCTCCCAATTCTGTTGGTGGTTTTTCATCTCCTAATATATTCATCACTAATAAATAAATTAAATATACAAAACTACCCATTAATATTAAATGCATCCATATATTTGTTGTGCTTATATGTAAATTCATATAATTAACTAATATTCGCAATTTAAATGTATCAATATTTATTATTAATAATAAACTTCCAAAAATTACATAATAAAATACCAAAAAATAAAATAATGATTTATTAATATCTGTTATTAAATTCTTTTTAATCAAATACTCGCAAAATAATAATGATCCAAATCGAATACAATATACTACTGCAATAAATATTAATTTATCATTTAAAGTTATATCTAATTCTATTTCAGGGTCTAAATTATTTTGTTTAACTTTATTATAAAATAAATTATTTGCTATTTCTGGTGGGATTGTTTTATCATTAATATCTTTTTCATATGAATTTATCAATCTTTCAAATATATTATTACCATCTTTATCAAAAAAATCAGGTGTTGCTAATTTCTTTTCAACATTATTATCTATTTTTCTATTTTCTTTTAATTTTTTAAAATTTTTAGATATTGTATCCATCTTTTTTTCTCGTTCTTGAATTCTGCTTTTTTGTTTTTCTTCTAATTTTCTTATTTTATCAGCTATATCCACTCCACCACCTACTATTTTATTATCAAATCTCCCACCTCCATCAAATCCATTCCTATTGTTATTATTATTATTATTATTATTATATCTCTGTTGTTTATTATTTGTTATTAAATCATCTAAATTTTTTATTAAATTTGATATTTTACCTTTATTATTACTAATATCAATTATATCATCTATATATGATTTAAACTCTTTTAATTGTTCTTTATATTCTTTAAAATATTCATCAATATCATATTTTAGTTTGGCTTTTTCTTCATCTTCTTTTATATATAATTTGTATATTTCTTTAATATATGGATAATCTTGTATTTCTGGTTGCTTTTTAATTTTTTCAATCATATTTGTAAATGGTTCATAATATCCATCTATGTTTTCTTTTGCTTTTTTTATATCTTCTTCATAAGTTACTAATTTTTTTTTAAATTTATCAATTTCTATTAATTTATTATTTAATAGTGATTTATATCTCATACTTTCAGGTGATTGTGGACTTGTTTCTTTATCTGTTTTAGTACAATGATCTATTAATGTTTTAGATAATTCATCAAATTTACTATTCATATTCATATAATCATCATATGATACAAGTTCTTTGTCTTTTTCTTTTCCTATTTGTATTTTAAAGTTTAATGCAGCAGTAAATTCGGTTTCTATTTCACTTAGTTTTTTTATTTCACTTATTATATTATTTATCTTTTTATTATTTTTTTCAAGTTCATCCATCTTTATATCTGCAAAAATAGTATTTATTAATTCTGTTTTTTTTTCATAAACAATTGGGTCTGATTTAACTGTATCAGTAGTACTACTTGTTCCACCATACATTAATAATTTATATGGTTTTTCTGTTAATATTTGTTTAGATAATAAATCTTGAATTGAATATTGTAATTTATTGTCAGTTTTATAAAATTCTAATAAATATGGTATCATTAATTCAATATTAGATTTTAAATAACTTATTAAATTTATTTTTTCTAATAATTCTATTATATCTATTTTTATATCTTCCGGTTCTACAAATTTTTTGATTTCTGATAATTCTATATTAAAACTTGATAATTCTTTTATTAATTTTCTCTGAATATCTAATCTATTTATTCTCTTATTCATTAAATATATGAATTTATATGTTAAATCATTCAATTTATTATTATTTTTAATTAAAAAATAATGTTTAACCAATTTACAATAAATTTCCACTGATATTTTATTATTATTCTTATATATAAATGATGCTAATAATAGAATATTATAAATAATATTTTCTTGTTTAGTTGGCTCTCTAATATCTATAATATCTATTTTACTTTTTTTATTTAATATATATAAATCCATTATTGGCATTTGTTTGTAATCACTGAATATTTCATGAGTTCCAAATATATTTATATAATCCATTATTTCATCATTTAATATAAATTCATTTATTGATTTTATGTATTTTTTATGTTCTATATATTTATATCTATCTGATATTATTGATATTAATGATTTAATATCTTTCATTAATTTAATACATAATTGTTCCTGATTTGATGATAACTCAAAATAATAAGTTTTCCTTAAATTGGTAAAATTATATAAATTAAATGTTGGCAAATTATCTATTTTTATTTTTGATGTAATATTAAACTTATTTAATAAATTCAAATAAATATATGTTAAAAATGAATCATAACCTTTTATTACTTTCTCATCTTTATTAGAATATTTATATATGAATAATAATATATATTCAACATCTTTTATTTTCTTTGGATGTTTTATTGTTTCTGGTATTTCTAAATGACTTTTTATGAATATTATTAATTTTGATATTATCTCTGGATTTTTAAATAATTCTTCTAGTTTTTTATATATCTCATTATAATTTTCTTTTGTTTTAATTTTACCTATATTTATTATTATATCTTTTGATGATAATGATAATGATAATGATAATAATGATTTATAATTATTATAAATATAATTCAAGAAAATATAATAAATAATTTCATTTTCATTATAATAATATGATAATAAAATATCACTATTATAAAAATCTATTAATATTTGATTTAACTCCTCTAAAAAATATTCTAATGATGTATTAATTATCAATAAGAAATATATAACATTCTCATTTGTACCCAATACATTCAACAATTCTATTATTAAATCATCTGTATTTGTCGAATAATATAAATCATATGTTTTTCTAATATCAATAATATTATCTTTATTACCTCCTACTCTATATAATTTTAAATTATCATATATTATTGGAAAAAAAGCTATTATTTGATTAAATATTATATTCATATATGAATATTCTGTAAATTCCAATTTTAATTTATCTAAAAGATTTTTAGTTTCTTGTAAAACTATTTCATAATATTTTTCATAATATTTTTCATATTTTTTATCATATAGATTATATTTTTGTTGAAATAATATTAAAAAATATATTATATATTATAAGTCTTTTCTAAAGTCAGTAGAAATAGACATATCTTTATTTATAATGATATATACATTCATTAAAAATGCAGTTACTAAATTTATGTCATTTTTAAATAAATTATTATATTTATTTAATGATAATAATATGAATGTATCACTATTAATGTTAGTAATTACTTTAAAATAAGTAACTATATTTTGATTATTAAAATAAATATTTAAGGATATTTCATTTTCTTTTACATAATTATTCATATTTATAATATAAACTCTTATAGCTTCATTTTTAATATCTATTTTTTGATTTTCATAATTTTCAAAATATAAACGTGAATTATTAAAGTCAGAATCTGCATTTTCTTCTAAAAAAAAATATAAAACTGATATATCAAAATTGTCTATATCAGTTAATTTAGTTACATTTAATTTATTATATATATATTTATCAACTCTATTATGTATATCTATTAACATATAGTTTGATATCTTAATAAGATACTGTAATATTATGTAAATATCTGATGTTGATTTAAAATTGTTCCTTAAAGTAGTAAATAATTTATCTATATTAACTATTAATAGTTTATAATCGTTATAAGTTGTAATAAATATTTCTATTTCTATTTCTATTTCTATTTCAGTGTCTAGATAATGTATTAAAGCATTATAATCATATATTATTATATATAATATATAAATGATATCTTTTTGTAATAAGATATCATTTATTTTTATTTGTTTTTCATTAATAAGTTTTATAATTATATAATATAATGTAAAAACAAATAATGAATAATCTTCTTTTTTAACTATTAAATTATTAACTATATATTCTAATGTTAATTCACTAATATTTTCGTTAAAATATTTTATTAAATTTTTTTTTAAATCATTATTAATATAATGTATATATCTTACATCATTTTTTAAAAATTTATAAATATCTGAAGTACTTATAATTTTTATTATAGCATTACGTAATTTTGCTTCAGGTAAATCTATATGCACTTTAGTTTGTAAATTTACATTAATATAATTATCTATTGATGGTACTTCGTGTTGTTGTAAAAAATATTTTTCAATATCACATACTGGTATTAAAGTATTTAGTTTTTTCTTAGTTATACCATCTGTTGTAGGTCTCATTTGAATAAAACTTTCATATATAGTTTCTTTCAAAACATTTAATAATTTATAATTTATTTTTTCAGTGGGTAATATTTTTTCATTTTCTTTGATATCTTGAGGTATAATATTACTATATCCTCCACCTGCAGTTCCAATATCTGTAGATTTTAAATCCATTTGATCAATGCTATTTAATTTTTTAGATATATCATTATTATCACCAATTAAGTTAAAATATATTTTAAATAATACTTTTATTTTTTCTTTATTTTTAAGTTCAGCTAAAATAATTATTAAATTAATAATTAAATATACTTGATAATCATCAATTCTATCTTCTATAATATCTTCATCTTTATCTAATATTTTTACTAGATTATTTAAAAATTTAATTACTATATCTGCAATTTCTTCATAATTATTAAATTTTATAATATCTTCTAATTCTTTATAGAAAGTTTTTTTATATTCTTCTTTAATTTTATCATATCTTGATTCAATATTATCTGTTAATTTTTCATCTTTTTTTTCTTGTGGTTTTAGTTTTTCTATGTTATTTAATTTTATAATATAATCAGAAATAAGTTTAAAATTATAAAAATCTATTAAACTTTTTATATATCTTTTTTGAATAAATTTAAAATTTGTTTTCATTTGTGAATTTAATTTCGAAAAAATAAATTCATTTAAAGTTTTTTTAATTATTCTAATTGATGCAATTATTTTATTTAAATAATCAACTAATGCTAAATATTCTTTCAATTTATTAGTAATATTTCTTATAAATTCTCTTTGACTTTCTAAATCTGCAGCTATTTTTTTTTGCTTAATTTCTTTTTCTTTACTACTATTTATTTTATCTAATTTTTTTTGTTTGCCCTTTATTTCTTTATCTGTTGTTTCAATTATATTTTTATTTAATTTAATTTGTGCTTCTAATTCTTCCTTAGTTGCTTCTAATTTTTGTATATTATTTTGTTCTTGTTTTTTATTTTCTCTTGCTATCAGAGATTGGTCTCGTCCTCTACCCAGAGCCTCAGGTAATCCAGCAATATTTTGTTCGATAGTATCTTTTTCTTCATTTAATTTATCTAAATTAACAGTTACTTTATTTAATTCACTTATATTTCTTGCATTTTCGCTTTTATATTTATCTAGCTTTTCTTGTAAATCAGTAATTTCTTCTTGTAATTGTTTTTTCATATCATCATTATCATTACTAGCATCATTATCGTCGTTTTTAGCTAAGTTATCTAATATTGTTTTAACTTCATCTAATAAATTTTTAATTGTATCTAAATAATATTTATATTTATTTAGATATTTTAATGTTTTAAGTTTTTTAAACAAATCATTTATTTCTTTAAACTTTTCATATATTTCTTTTTTAGATTTATCTTGTGTTTCTGAATCTACTAATTTTTTTATTTCATTAAATTTATCATAAATTTCTTTTAATTCAGTATTGAAAGTATTTAAGATTTCAATGTTTTCATTAATTTTATTATCAGCCGGCAAATATTGTTTTACAGTTTTTAATTGATTATATGCAGTTGTTAATTCTATATTTAACTGAATTTGTATTTCTTCAATATTTCTTTTTATTGCATTTTGATTTTCTGTTTGTTCTGCTGATAATTCTGATAATTCTGATATTAGTATTAATACTTTTTTTTCCATTTCATTAATTTTTGCTATATCTTCAAGTAATTTAATAATATATGGCATTGCTGATTTTGCTTCTTTTTCTTTTGCTACTCCTGCTGCATCTGCTGCTTCTGGTGCTCCTGCTGGTGCTGCTGCTGGTCCTGCTGCTGTATTTGCATCTTTTATTTTAGTGTCTAAATCATTAATTAAAGTATTAAAATAATCACCATTATAAAGTGTAGCTTCTTTTTTGCCTATTTTATCCTTTAAAGATTTTATTTCTATTAATAGTTTAGATTTATCATCTTTATCTGTTATTCTATCTTGATATTCTTGTAATGTTTTTTTAATATCTACTAAATATAATTTTTTACTTGCACCACCTTGTTTTATTGATTTTAATGTTAAATTTTTTTCAGTATCTTTTAATTTAATAGCTAAATTTTCATATTGCTCAAATAAATCTAATATTGATTGTTCAATAGAATTTTCATTTATTTTTAAAAGATTTTTTTGCTCTGTAATGATTTTTTTTTCAGATTCTAATATTTCTTTATTTTGTTTAATAAATTCATCATATTCTTTTTTAAAATTATTGTATAATAATATTATATCCTCCTGTAAATTATCTAGTTTGTCATCATTAGCAGAATCAGCTAATTTTTCTTTTAATGGATTAATATAACTAGTATATAATCGTAAATATAAATTTAATAATTTCTCTGTTTTTTCATTATAAGATAATTTTGATGTTTGTGTAGTCGTTCTATTTATCTCATATAAAATAATCGGTATTTCTGAATCTTTAAAACCACCACCTTTTACTACATTTTGTTTTAACCTAGTAAAAGCGTCTTTAAGTATAGTTGAATTATCTTTTTGTGAAGTCTCTGAAGTCTCTGGTGTTTTTAATGTTCTTATTACTTCATCTAGTTTATTTCTCTCTTCCTCAGTTTTTGTTGCTTTATATACTTTTTCATCATCATCATTATCATCATTATCATCATTATCATTATCATTATCATTATCATCATTATCATCATTTTTGGCTTTTATTTGTGGTTCTTCATTTCTAAATATATTTTTACGTTCATGTTCAGATTTAACTCTACCTTTTAATAATTTTTTAATACTTCCTAAATAAATTTCATTTTTAATAATTTCGTTAATTTTCTGTATTTTTAATTTAATATCAGAATTAATATCTTTCTTTTTTTGCTTAAATAATGCTTTTTTTTCTGAATTAAAAGCTAATTTATTTTTATCTTTTAAGAGTTGAGCTTCTTTTTGTTTAGCTTGTTTCATTCTATTATCAAGTACTAATTTACCTTCTAATTTTTCTTGCAATATTGCTTCATCTGTTAATTTTTTGTCTTTTATTATTTGTTCATTTGTCATCATCATAAGTTTTTCATCAGTAACTTTAGCTATATAAGCATTTTTATTTGCTGCTGAAAATTGATTTTCAATATCTTTATTTAATTTTACAGTTATCTCAGCTTTATCAGCTGTTATTTCACTTGTTCCTAGTATTCCTGGTATTATTAATTCATTTAAATATCTTTTATACGCATCATCAGACATATTAGAAGTAGATAAAAGTGATGTTAAATTAACAACAACATCCTTAATACTATTATCACTTTTATCAATTAATTCTTTAATAGTTTGAATTGTTGATAGATATGTATATGCAATATTATTACCATTACCTGAGCTACTACCATCACTATTTCCATAAAAATATCTATTTAATGATTCAAGTTCTTCTTCGTCTTCAGATGTAAATGTATATATATCATTAGTAATTTTAGCAGTTTTAGAAGTTTTTGATGTTTCTTGTTTTAATAAGAGGTCTTTATATCGAATATAATTTTTAATAATATTACTATCACTATATATATTTTGAAAAGATGATTGTAAATAATTTATAATTTCTTCGGATATAAATGAATCGCGATTTAAATCCATCACCCTATTATACTAATTTACAATAATAAAAATAATTAAAATTTAAATGCAATTATGCTTGTTAATGCAAATATACCAAATGAAAAATTAGATACTGAATTTAATATTTTTTCTTTTTGATTAAAATCAAAACTAATATTCATATCTGTTTGGTCTTCTGTTTTTTTATCTAATTCTAAAACAAATGGAATAACTAATAATATTAAAATTAATGAAATATGTAAAATTAATCTATATGGACCATTAAAATGAATATAGAAATAAAATAATATATTTGGCATATTATTTAAAGATATATTTGAAAATAACTCAAAAATCGGATAATAATACATTACATTAACTAATGCTGTTATAAATATGAAAAATAATATATAAATAGCACTATAATATAAATATGCGGTTTTAAAATTATTTATTAAATTTGAATTTAATCCCCAATATATTAATGCTAATGCTATTAATCTTATTATATATATTGTTATTATAAATATAATTCTATCTACTAAAGTTATTTCTAATCTATCTGGACTATATTTATATATATCCTTATATTTTTCATAAATCCCTTTTATCTTAGGTATATTAATACTTGTTTTTAAACTCTTATCAGCTGTTGCATCGGAATTAGAAGATTTTTTAATAATTTCATCTATATTTGTTGGTGGAACATTACCAAGCATTGGTGCAGCATTGTTTATATCTGATAATAATAAATTCATTGGCATAGGTTGTTTTTTTATATAATAGCTGCTATCATCCGAATTATCTATATCTCCATTATCTCCTTTAGCTTCTTTAACTCCTCCAACTGTTTTTTTTGTTTTTAATATTTCAAATAATTCATTATATTTATCATCCATACTATCATTTAATGGTTTTAATGCTAATTTTAAATTAGATATTACTTTACCTCTATCATCATCTGATAAATTTTTTAATGATTTATTAATATTTTCTAATTTAGCTTGCATATCTAAATTATAAACTTTACTATCTTTTGTTGTATATAGAAATTTATATAAATTAGCAGGATCGGATAAACCATTCACAAATTTAACATAAAAATTATATCTCTTTGGATTAAATTTTCTTACAAAATTATCAGTTAATATTAAAGAACTTAAATTTAATATAGGTGTATTTGGATTAGATGCATTTAATAAATCTTTAAATCCAAATAATAATTCTGTCATTCTATTATAATGTTTGATTATTTATGTATAAAAACCATATGCTGCCAATTACTATTAATAATAATATCGTAAATATTAAAATATAACTATACATATGATATAAATTTATATATAAGAAACGTAATAACATTACAACTATTGCAATAATAATAATAATAACTAAAATAAATATTGGATATATATTATAATTATTATATCCATTTTTAACATTATTTAATTTTGTTATTATATTCACAAAATCCTGATTTTCACTATGTGGATTTACAGTCATATAATAACTCAGTAAAATATTATTTAATGGTATATAATTAGGATCAAAATATTTAAATATATTTTCTTGTTTTATATCTTCTTCATTACCTACAAAATAATATTCTATGGTATTATCTCCGCAATTTTCAGAAGTAGTCATATTAATTATATATTAAGATTTTATAAATATAGGTTCTCCCAATATTATTAAAAATATTATCATTAATATTGGAAAATTATAATTAACATTATCAGCATTTATTTTAAAATATGATAATTGTTTACTATCCATATTATTATATTTACTATAATAATCACAATTAATTATTAACTGTTTTTGAATTATATTTTTAATATTATCATCCCTATTATAAAAATTATAATTAGTTGTAATCATATCAATCTCTGCAGTATTAGTATTTAATTTAAGATTATCTAATAAAAATATTACTATATTAAAATAATTTATAATAAATGTATTTATATTACTATTACTTTTAGCTTCAGGTGAAATATTATTTATTGTTTTATCTAGAGTTATAGTATTATAATGACCAGCTGAAGCATTTGGAGTATTACTAATAGAACCAATATAACTTAATAGTACATTTTCAATAGTTGTTAAAGATACAGTTGAATCATAACATAAAGTAGGTATATTTGTAGTTATTTCTTTTTTAATAATTGTAAAAAGATTTTCAAATAATATAATAATTAAATTTATTATAGATTTATTATTATTATACAATTTATAAATATCTTCATCTATATTTTTTTCATCTTTATTAATATTTTTTTCTAAAAAATATTCTTGTTTTGTAATAAGTTTTATTATTTCTATAATGCTATTAGTATCAGTTATATCATTGTTATTATTAATTAAATTAAATATATTTGCATTTATATTTTTTTTAATATCTTTATTTGATACATAATAAGCATTAAATATTAATATAATAAAAGTAATAGAAATTGCTTTTTGAGTTTCGTCTATTGGTGAAGCAACTAAAAGATTACTAGTATCTATTTTATAATTTTCTGTTATAAATCCTGATGTAAATTTATCAATATAATTAATTGTTATTTCTTTATCTGTAGTAAAATAATTATTTTCTCGATCATATTTTGCATGTGTTTCTCCTGCCGCAGCCGTTATAGTTTCTTGATTTTTTATTTTGTCTAAAAAACTTTGAATTGTAAATTTATATTGTATATTACAAATACTATTAAATAATACTGCTAATATAATATTTTTTAATTTATTTATTTTTGAAGTATTACTTGCATTTTTATAAAATATAAAAGGTATTGAATAATCTGCAGTAAAAATAGTAAAAACATCACTATTAAAAATAATTATATTATCAGTATATGTAAAAGCTTTTATTTGATTGCCTGTTTTAAATTTTGATTTTATATTATAATTAGTATATGCATCAGGCGATTGAATATTATATTTAATATATACCATTATTTTACTTGCTATTAATTCTAAATAATATTCATCATTATCATCAATTATTTTAATAGGTAATTCATAATAAGTGGTGGTTTCTTTTAAAATTTCTATATCTTTTGTATTTGTAATTTTATATTTTTTTTGTGCATTACTATATACATAAGGAACTGAAACTTTTTCATTAATATATGTGCTTACATCATCTTCTAATGCATTGTTTATAATAGGAATATATTGGTCTGCAGTTATTGATAGATTTAATTCTGCGATATCAATATGTTTAATTATATTATTATTAATTTGATTAATATTATTTTTTAATTTAGTTAAAAATGCATTGTCAAAATTAAAAATTAGACCATTAATAGTAGTATTAATAATATTAATCATATAAGTATTTTTATCTAAATCGTTTTCATTATAAGGTTCTAATAGTGATATTATTCTATTTATAATATCTTTTAAATTATTTATAGTAATAAGATTTTCATTTTTAAACATTTCTGTCATTTTAGAAAAAATTAATTTATATTGATGAGCTTTATAATAAAAATATCTATAATAATTTGTCATATTTATTACTAGTTTTATGTCTATTTTAGAATATTTAAAAGTAAATTTTTTAATAGGTTCAATTTTAATATTTCCAGATGTACTGTTAATATGAGATATGCAATTTTCTATTAAATATAATATTGGATCATCTACAGGAACAAAATCAGCTATAGCAAGAGTAATATTAACTTTTTTATATAAAAAAACAGCATTATTAATTTGAGTATTATCTACTGTTAAAGATGTTGCTGAATTTAATCCAAAATTATTATAATCAGTAATATCTTTATTAATATTTGAAGTATTATCATATGTATAATATTTAATATCTTTTAATTTTTTAATATCTTCTAATATTTCTTTGCCATCTTTAATGCCTGAATTAATTTCTGTCAATGAAGATTTATCATTATTGATTAGTTTATTATAAAATACTAAACCACTACTTGGATTTAATTCTATATTTAATGATGTATTTGCATTTGTTATATCATTTTTATAATGAGCCATTGGTTCATAAATAAGATATTTATTAATATAAGTATTATAATATAAAATAGAATTCATAATTGTTAAAGCAATTAGCAATGTTAATGCATAAATGAAACAAACATATGATATATCATCTTTATAAATATTATAAATAATTAATGAAATAATCATAAGAATAATTAAATAAATATGCATATAATTATTTAATCCTAAAATTTTAATAGTTATATCAAAATAATTAGTTTTATCTCCTAATTTTGTTGATGTCAATGAATTATTATAAGCATTATATCGAATATTATAATTTTTCATATCAGTATCATAATTTTTTATTGATTTATAATAATCATCAACAATTGTTTTTTTAATTTTATAATCTGGTTCTTTACTATTTTCATCATATTTGAACGATGATATTAAATCAGAACCTTTATATAATGGTTTTTGTATAGGTTTTGGTTTAATAGGCGGTGTTTGTTTATAAATATCATAAATAGTTGTAGTATCATTTGATGTATTAAGATTAATATTATTATATTTAGAATAAATATATTTATAAATATATCCAGATGATATAAATATAATTGTGAATAATGAATGAACAATTAAATCTTTATATTTATCTTCAGTTTTTCTATTAAATAAATTAAATGAATAATAAAAAATTAATAATATAAATATGCATATATAAATAAATTGAAATAAGCCATTATTTGAATTTGGTGTAAAATTAATATTAAATAATGTTTTAAATATATATGATAATGGAATAATTATTAGAAGTACAAAAACTACAAAATAATTACTTGTACAATTAGGTATTAATTTATGACATTCATCACATAAACATTTTAAAATCTGTTTTATAAATGACAAATCAGTTTCAATATCAAAAGAACATTCTAATGGTTGTTCAATAATGAACTTAAAATAGAAATATACAGCATATGCAACACTACATAAAATAGTTATTAATGTAGCAACAATTAATAGCAAATTATTGAAATAAGATTTATTAAAAATGTCTTTATATAGAAAATTAATATTATTATATACGTTAAAACGGCTTGTTTCACATTCAATAGTTTGAAGATTATTAAATTTGGATGTGAAAGTTCCATAATTGTATTGGTATGTATAATTAAAAGTAAAAAATCCAATATTATATAATTCATCGATAATTAATATAATACTAAATAAATAAGTTATGCCAATAAATAGATTAGTTATAACATTATAATTCTGCTCCATTTTCTATATAATAAATAAACATTATAATAATTATATTTATTATTTAAAAAAAATGTCCTTATGGATTAAATTAAAAAATAATTTTAAAAATATTATAAATGAAATTCCAGAATTTAATATAATATTTCAAAAATATGCAAATTATGAATATAATTTATTATTGTATTCATATATCGGATATCCGATTGAGTTATTAATTGATGAATTAATAAAAATAAAATTTAATATTCAAAATTTAAATAAAAAAGAATTGATATGGAATAAAAATGTACCATATTTTGAAAATCAATATTTCTTTGAAATTGATTTAAATAATCCAAATATACCAAATGATTATTCTTTCTTAACTGAAATGATTTTATTTATAATTAAAAATAAACCAGTGACAGGTAATAAACATTTAATTATATTAAAAAATATTGATAAATTGGATGAATATGCATTTGCATTTAGAATAATATTAGAAAAATTTTATAATAATGTTTATTTCATTTGTACAACTCATAAAATATCAAAAATTGAATCACCAATCAAGAGCCGTTTTTCATTAATTCGTTTAAGATTATTTACCAATGAAGAAATTAAATTAATATTTAATAAATATTTAAATTCAGAACAAGTTATTTGTAATAATAGAAATATTATTTTTTGCATATTTTTATCTCAAGTTAAAATCAATGAACCTCATTTAATTACAACTGAATTTTGCAATTTTAATTATCCTCTAATTCAAAATTTTCTTGAAACTAAATATGATTTATATGATATTAGACAATTATCATATAAATTATCACAATATAATTTAAGTATTATGGATATTACAAATGATTTTATAAAAATTTATAAAAATAATAATATGAAATTAATTGAATTGATTAAAATTGCTGCAAATGTTGATTATATATTAACAATATCAAATAAAGGTAGAGAACCAATTTATATAGAAAACTTATTATGCCAGATTTTAATATAAAAAAAATGATGATATTAATTAAATATAAACATTATAATGAATTTCTGCGAGGTATGTTCGAATATGCAATATATGAAAACAAATGATGATAATAAATTAGTTTATTATTGCAAACATTGTTCCTTCGAAAAAGATGAAGAAAGCACAAAAGCAATTAAAATTTCAGAAACTATTTATACCGAAGATGAATTATTATATAATCAACATATCAATAATTATTTACGTTTTGATCCGACATTAAGACGTATTAAAGATGATAATATTAAATGTACTAATTGTGATATACCGGATGATAAAAGACAAATTATTCCAATCAAATATCATCCGTCAAATATGAAATATTTTTATGTTTGTGATAATTGTGGTTTTACGTGGAGAGAAAATAAAAAATGATTAATTATATAAGAAGATATAATTATTAAAATTTATTATGACTACAAGTGATTGCAAACAACCGTTTGATGAATGTACAAAAGTTTTTGCATCTTTGAGTAATAATAAAATAAGTAAATTAATAATGACTAAATATGAATTTAATGCAGTAATTAGTCAAAGAACCGTTCAATTATCACATGGACATTATCCTTTCATTAAAATGGATAAAACTATTAAATCTAATATGGATTTAAGAAAAGTAGCTTTACAAGAATTAAAAGAAGGTAAAATACCATTTGTTATTAAACGACCATTACCGAATGATAAATATGAATTTGTGCGAGTAAAAGATTTAGATTTGAGTGCTGTCAAATATATGATTGATTTATAATATATAAGATTATTTATGCTATTATTAAATAAATGTTATATTCAATAATTTTAGCCTGCACTTTTGATGGGGGTATTGGATATAATAATCGTATTCCATGGGATATAAAAGATGAATTATTTTTATTTAGACAAATTACTGGAAATAAAGATCAATTCAAACAAAATGTTATTATTATGGGTAGAAAAACATGGGACTCATTACCTCGCAAACCTTTAAAAGATAGAATAAATATTATCATTACTAGTGATAAAAATTTCATAAATGAAGATAATGTTTTAAGTTTTGATAATATTGTTTCGGCTTTTGAATATTGTGAAAGAACTGTTAATATTAATAAAGTTTTTGTTATCGGTGGTAAATCAATTTATGATTTATGTTTGAATAATGAAAAATATTCAAGAAATATTGAAAATATTTATTTATCTATCATTTATAGATATTATTATTGTAATCTTTTTGTTAATTTAAAATATATTTTAACTAATTTTAAATGTGATCATGAAACAATTATATTTCATCCACAATTTTTACATATGAGAATGACAAAAAATTAATATAAACCTTTTTTATTAAAACAATCTTTTATATCATCTTGATATAATTGATAAATATTTATACAATTATTTATAGATTCATTAAATTGAACCATATATCCATCATTTTTCTTAAAATTAATTACTGATAATTTTAAATATTCTATTGCTTCTTTATATCTCTTATTTTTAAAATATAATAATCCTAAAATATGCAAAAAATCGGGATTATCTCTGCCAAAATCCATATAATGTTTATAAGCTTTATTTAAATCTTGTTCATTATTATTATACATATTCGTTAAAATAACATAATTATTATTTTGAAATAAATAATTATTCATATTAACGCTCGTTGGAAATAATCCAATTTTAGAACCTTCGAATATAGTATGTTTATTTAATATATATGATTTTATATTTTCTTTATTATCAAATATAAATTTTGATAATGATAATTTCATTGGAAATCTTATTATTGTCATATATTCTGATAATTTTTCTGCTGTTTCTGGTTTTATAAAATATGAATTTTTAGTTATTAATATTTTAAAATAATCATGTATTGGCATAATATCTATTTTTGCCGTATTATCATCTATTGCTAAACATGTTAATAATATATCATAATCAAAATTATGAAATGATTTTAATAAATTATCAAAATTATTTTTATGATCTTCTAATAATATTATATCATCTTCTATAATATAATTATGTCTCGTTTTACTGGTTTTTATCATATCATATGCATGTATATGTTTATGTAAATTTGATAATTGGGCTAAATTAAATTTTACTTGTACCGATTTAAAATCAGGATCATTTATATCATCGTTATTTAAATTTATTCTTTTATCATATTCTGTTAAATTAGTTTCAATATCTTCTATTGTAGGTGTTGTTATATTTATTATTTTAACATTATAATTATATTTTTGCATCATTTTGCATATTACATCTAATGTTGATATTAATAATTCATTTCTTTTTTTTAAATGTACAGATTTTATAACATATATATCTATATCCATCATATATGTTAATATAAAAATAATAAATTCTTAAATCATAAAAAATATATTTAAGAATTTTGACTTGTCACTGCTAATTCTAATGCTGATAATCGTTGGCTTAATTCTGGGCGAGCTTCAACCGCTGCTAAACGTCCTGAAACTTCATTTAAATCAACAACTGGGCGAGCTTCAACCGCTGCTAAACGTCCTGAAACTTCATTTAAATCAACAACTGGGCGTGCTTCAACTGCCCCTAAACGAGCTAAGACTTCATTTAAATCAACGACTGGACGAGATTCAACCGCTGCTAAACGAGCTAAGACTTCATTTAAATCAACGACTGGACGAGATTCAACCGCCCCTAAACGAGCTAAGACTTCATTTAAATCAACGACTGGACGAGATTCAACCGCCCCTAAACGAGCTAATACATCGGATAAATCAGTTGGTATGGTTGAATTATTAACAGAAGTCGGACCATTATTTTCAATAACTTTTAAACGCTGTTCTAACATAGAAACATATCTTAATATTTGTAAATTATCCATTATAATATTATTATATAAAAAAAAATGATATAATTATAGTACGCAATAATTATAATGATTATTCCAATTCGTTGTTTTACTTGTTCAAAAGTTATTGCTGATAAATTTGATTATTATCAACAAGAAAAAGAAAAATTAACAGCAATTGATAATAAAGGAGATAATGATTTAAAATTCTTCAATGATATTCATACCAAAGAAATTTTAGATAATTTAGGATTAATTCGATATTGTTGCCGTAGAAGTGTAATGTCATCGGTTGATTTAATGAATGTTATTTAATATATTTATTAAATATATGATGGGAGATATTATAGATATTACAAAATTAAATATTGGCGAAATATACGCAAATACAATACAAACAATAATTGATATAATAAATGATATTGTTTTTTTAACGAATGATACATATTATAATAATGATTATAAAAAACTATACAATAATATTTTTAATATCATTTTTAAAAATGATAGAATATTTTATGTGGGTATAATATTTATAATATTATCTTTTGTTATATATTTTATAGACGGAGTTTCAATATAAAATGTGGTATTATAATTATTATGTCGCTATTATAATATTATCTATTATATTTTTTTTAATATCAAATCAAAAATTAAATATATTATTAGCTATAATAATAATTTTTATAATAAGTTATTTCTATTTTAATAAAATTAATAATTATAATGATAATAATAAATTAACTGATAAGAATATAATTGCTGCTATTAATAATGATATTAAAGAAAGACAATATTTAAGTGATGTTAATTATTTCTTAAAGAAATTTCCAAATGAAATTAAATATTTACATAAAGATAAAGATTTATTTAATATTATAATAAATATAAGATTTGTAAAAAGATATGATTCATCTAAATATACAAATATAATTTTTTATATTGATAAACTTTATAAAATTTATATGTTTATATTGGCAGATAGATATGATATTAAAAAATATTTTAATACATTTTTAATATTAAGAAATACAATTATAAAAGAATTATATTCAATTTATTTAATATTACCATTAAAAATGAAATATTATTATGGTTTTGATTCATTTAATGAGATTAAGATATCTATTAAAAATTTCATTGAATATTCTAGAAAAATGATAACAATATTAGAAAGATATGGTTATCAAGAAAAAAATATTTATTATTTAACTGATAGTAAATATAAAGCATATGAAAATAATTATATAAATGAAGTTTATTAATATATATCTCTAGCTGGATATTGATAATCTTGAAATTTATAATCAGCAAATGTTAAATCGCTAATATTAGTACTATAAGAGATTAATGAATCATCATATATATCAGCAACACCACCTCTTTTTTTTTTATTAAAATCTTTTCTAAAAGTTTTTATTAATTTAAAAATAAATTGACGCATAGTTATTTTTGTACTTTGTGATTTTATTGATATAGTCCCTCCATTTTTAATAAGATTATTATTAAATACATTTAAATCAACAATGTTTTCAAATAAATTCATTGATATATTCTATTATATAATATTTTTTTAATATTAATTATTTACTATTAATAATATATAATGTCTCAAATTCAATTTACTCCTAAAATTATAATTGATGGTTCAACGTCAAATGAACCATTTGTTAGATTTACACAAAATCATCAATGGACATCCAGTAATTTTTGTTTACATGTAAATAATGGATTTACTAATTTAAATGGAATAATTATTAACGGAGCATTAACTGCAAATGATACATTTTATACAAGCAATAACACTAATATGTCATTTAATGTTACTGGTAATAATAATATAATATTTAAAACAAATAATATTGAAAGATTAAGAATATTAAATAATGGTAATATTGGTATTGGTACAACAAATGCACAAGATTATAAAGTAAATATTAATGGTTCAATAAATTCACAATTAATTTATAAAAATAATATTGAATTAGATAATATTTATTTAGCATTAAATAATAATTATTGGTTATTCAATAATACATCCAAAATTTTATATACAGATTTAAATTCTAATATTTCTAAAATTGGTATTGGAAATTCGGACCCATATGGATATTTACATATTGGTTCACCTAATGTTTCAGGTAGTGATGGTTCTATTGTTTTATCTAAAAATAATACATTAACATCATTTTATCATAATTTTAAATTTGGATATGACTCTGATTTTAATTTTATTATGGGAAATTTAGATATACCTGGATTATGGACATCACAATTTTCAATTAATTATAATGCACCTGCTAATTCTTTAATTATTTCTCAAAATGGAAATATAGGCATAAATACTAATGTAACTGATAATTATAAAGTTAATATTCAAGGTTCTTTAAATGCATCTTCCATTGTAACTAATATTGGGTCAAATATAAATAACTTGGATTATAATAATATTACTTTAAATGCACCAAATTTAAGGAATTTAAATAATTGGACAATTAATAATGACATAATTTATGCAACTAATTTAGATGCTAATATAGCTATTGGTTCTACGAATGTTATAGTTAATAGAACAATATATAAAGTAAATATTAATGGTGATTTAAATTCATTAAGTTATTTTATAAATGGTGTTAATATTTCACAAATTTATTTAACTAATGCAATTGCTTCAAGTACATATTTAAGTATTTCAACATATAATACTGAAAATATTTGGTTTAGACAAAATAATTCAAGTGGTTCAACAACTCTTAGATTAAATAATGCAAATATTATGAATATAATTCAATTAGGTGATAATAATCCAGATAATTTTGCTAATTTATATTTAAATGTATTAGGTAGAATAAGAGCAAAATTTTTAGAAGGCGATGGAAAAAATATTACAAATATTAATTTTCGCACAGGTATTGATCAAAGTACAATACCTAATTATTTAACTGTTGAAATAGCTAATGAAAATTATTATAATAAATTATATATTAATAGTACTTATTATAATAATATAATATCAGCAACAAATTCATTATATGCTAAACAAGATGAAATTACTGCGTTGCGAATATCAGTAAATAGTATATATTCAAAAATACCACCAGAAGCAATTGGTGAAATTATAAAAAATTTATCAAGTACTAATGAATTAAGTATTTATCATTCAAATATTTTACAATTACCATATGATTATAATAGAATTACTAAAAATTTTGGTTTTAACACTAGTCCATCAACAAATATAAATGATATTATAACTATTGGTGGAACATTAAAAGCAAATAATATAAAATCAATTGGAACTATTTATGAAAATAATATGGAATTAAGTAATATTTATATATCATCTAATAATTATTTTAATAGTATTGCAAATTATGATAAAACAATTGATAGAATTAAATCTCAATATTCATCTTTAAATTTATATCCACCTGAAGAATCTTCAAAATTTATTAATTCATATTCAAATATTGTATCAACTGCCGGAAATGGTAATGGAGTATATATAATACAATCATCAACCAATTTATTATATACAATTTCATATAATAATTTAGCTGAAATTGCTCCAGCATCAAATTTATTTAATTACGATAATACAACAATACCATGGGAAACACAACCATTATTTGGTTCAAATTATAATGCTATTGCACCATTTAATTATCCTGTATCAATAAATTTATTAACTAAAATACCATTTGGTTCATCTTCATATTTATTTCTATATGGTCATTCAATATTATTTCATTATTCTGAAAAATTTATTGCAGCAAAACTTGATATTATTGTTAAAAGAAATGCTAGTGATAATTTAAATGACTCACCTAAAACAATATATTTACTTGCAACCAATAATAATGTTTTACAAAAATCACAAACAGATTATAATGATAATAATACATATAATTGGGATATATTATTAAATAATATTACAATTAGTTTTGATGATTATATTTTATTTAATTTAGCTAATAAATTACATAAAGCTAGTTTTGAAATCCCAGATAATATTACTGAATATAAATATTATAAATTAATAATTACATCAACAATTGGTTCAACTATTCTAAGTATTCAGCAACTTAAATTTTATGGTTATGAAAAAAAAAAAGAATGGAAAAATTCAGGTAATAATATTTATAGTTTATCTAATATTAGTATTGGAACTATTGATAATTTATCACCATATATTTTAAATGTAAATGGTTATATTTATTCATCTTCAAATATTTATGCTAATTCAAATATAGGTATTGGGATAACTTCGCCATTAGGAAATTTACATATTGGAACTCCTTATTCAAATAGTGATGGAACATTAATAATTTCTAAAAATGATAATACAAGTAATCGTAATTTTAAATTTGGATATGACCAAAATTTTAATTTTGTTTTAGGTGATTTTGGCTCTTCAGATGCAAATTTGAGAATATGGAAAAAACAATTTTATATTAATTCTAATGCTCCTGAAAATTCATTCACAATTAGCTCAAATGGAAATATTGGAATTAATATTATAAATAATACATCAAATCAAAAATTATTTATAAATGGTAATTTTAATGTTACTGGATGTATTAATCAAAGTGATGCAAATATTTCAAATACATTTAAATCAGATATTTACGCATCTAATAATATTTATATTTTTTCTAATCTTAATGTTTCAAATATCTTTACATCTAATATAAATGTTTCAAATTATATTAATGTTAATGGTATAATATATGCATCTAGAAATATTGGTATTGGAACTTCTACAAATTTAAATGCATCTTTAAATATACAATCATTGATTAATACAATCGGAATTTGGAATGCATGTTCTACATTAAATACAGATGAAAAAATAGCATCATTTATAGGTAAAAATAGTAGTTATAAAAATGGATTTTATAACTATTATAATCATCAAGGTAATAATTATAATACTAATTATATATCATGGGCAACATCAAATTTTTCAACAATTACTGATCCTACACCTGATATATTATGTATGAATGCATTAAAATTTGTAGGTATTGGTATAACTAATCCAACAGCCTTATTTCAAATTCGCAATGGTGGTAAATTTAAAATAGGTCCATCTGATAATGATTATGCATTTATTGGATTAAATGATAATGATAGTTCAGAAAATACAAAAATAAATTTGAATGGTGGAGAAAATAAAAGAATTGAATATTCAGCAGCTTCAGGTGGTCATATTTTTTATACTAATAACTCAAATGAACAAATGAGAATAAATAATTCGGGAAATATAAGTATCGGAAATACATCTGATATTTATAAATTAAATGTAAATGGTAATATTTATTCATCATCTAATATTTATGCTAATTCAAATATTGGTATTGGTATAACTTCGCCACTTGGAAATTTACATATTGGAAATCCTAATAATAATAGTGATGGAACATTAATAATTTCTAAAAATGATAATATAAAAAATCGTAATTTTAAATTTGGATATGACCAAGATTTTAATTTTATATTTGGTGATTTTGGAACTTCAGATGCAGATTTAAGAACATGGAAAAAACAATTTTATATTAATTCTAATGCTCCTGAAAATTCATTAATAATTAATAATAATGGAAATATTGGAATTGCAAATAGTTCTCCATTTGGAAATTTACATATTGGAAATCCTAATAATAATAATAGTGATGGAACATTAATAATTTCTAAAAATAATAATATAAATAATCGTAATTTTAAATTTGGATATGATTCAGATTTTAATTTTGTTTTAGGTGATTTTGGTTCTTCAGATGCAGTTTCAAGAACATGGAAAAAACAATTTTATATTAATTCTAATGCTCCTGAAAATTCATTCATTATTAATTCAAATGGAAATATTGGAATTGGTACATCGCCAATATTAAATCAGAAATTATATGTAAATGGAAATACGACTATTAATAATGGTGTATTAACTCAAACATCAACAGATGGATTACCTAATATTTTTAATAATGCTATTTTAATTAATACATTAACAAATGGTGGTAAAGATTATAGATTAAATGTTAATGGAAATGTTAATATTGAATCAAATTTAAATACATCAAATTTAAATGTAAATTATACAACTTTTTTAAATGGTCTTGTTAGAATTGGAACATTACCATTAGCATCAACAAATGAAAATAATGTATATATTCAAAATAATACATTAATAAATGGTTCTTTTATATGTGAAAATGGTAATTTTACACATAGAGGTACAGGAACTTTTAATATTAATTCAACTAGTTTAAATGTTCAAAATAAATCATTATTTAATGATAATGTTGGTATAGGAACAAATACACAAGCTAATAATATTCTTCAAGTTGGTGATGGCGGAAGATTAAGAATTGCAAATAATATTACTGATTATACTGTAATTGGCTCTATAAATGAAATTAATAATGATTCAAATACTAAAATAATTATTAATTCTTTTAATAATAGTGTAAATAAAGGAGATATACAATACTTTTCAACAAATTTAGGAAATCATTTATTTTATTCAGGTGGCACAGTGCTAAGAGAATTAATGAGAATTAATTATAATGGAAATGTTGGTATTGGAACTACAAATTCTGCAAATATAAAATTAAATGTTAATGGTAGTATTCATTGTTCATCATTAATATCATCAAATAATATTAATGTTGGTATTGATCCTCTAGATAAAACAAGTGTTTTAAATGTTTATGGTTCTATTTTTGCAACATCAAATATAACTAGTACATGTAATATTATAACAAATACTATAAAATCATCTAATATTAATAATCTTGGTAATATTACAAATATTGGTAATTTATTATTAACTGGTGATATTATTCAAACAGGAGGTTATGCTTTTAGTGGATCAGTTTTTAATATCGGAGATATAACAGATACTAATAAAACATTAATAATTGGAGGTAATATTATATCAAGTAGTAATATAATAGCATATTCAAACATTGAAACAACAACAATAAGAACATTATTTAGTTCAAATGCAAGTAATTTATATACTTGTAATATTATTGTTTCAGGAAGTACAATATTAAATAGTAATATTATTCAAAATAATAGTTTTCCAATTACTTTAACAGGTAATTTAACATTAAATTCATCAACAATAGATGACCAAATAACAATTAATAATACATCTCAAAATAAATATTCAAGAATTAAATTTACAAATAATGACCCAATTAATAATTTTGGATATATTGGTATAGGAGGAACAAATATTGATGATAATTATAGAAATAATATATTTATACAATCAAGAAATAATATTATTTTAAATTCAGGCAATAAAACAACATCATCTATACCATCATTATTAATTACTTCTAGTGGTTATATTGGCATTTCTACATCTAATGCTACTAATCTTTTTCAAATTGGTGATGGTGGTAGATTAAGAATTGCAAATGATGCAAATGATTATACTGTTATAGGAACAAGTAATATTAATTTTACATCTTTCAATACACGAATAATGATTAATGGATTTAATAATGGTACAAATAAAGGAGATATACAATATTATTCAACAAATGCAGGAAAACATTTATTTTATTCAGGTGGTGGAACAAATGAATTAATGCGAATAGATAATAATGGAAATATTGGAATAGGAACTGTAAATTCAGAAAATTTTAAATTAAATGTTAATGGTCAATTGAATGTTCAAAATTTAATTAAAGAAAATTCAAGTTATTTAAGTAATGTTTATGTTAAAATTGAAAATTTAAGTAATTTAAATATGAATAATTTTAATTTAAAAAAGAAAATAGGATTTAATTGTATTGTTAATGGTTCTTTAATAGCTGGTTCAATTATTTATAATTCTACAACTTATTATAAATTTGATATTGATTTGAGAAAAATGACGCGAATTTTAGTTAATACCATTGGTCAAAATAGTGTTTGTTATCGTTCATTTAATATTAAATGTTTTCCAACAAATTGTAGTTTTGAAACATTTAATGATAATAATGTTCCGAATATTTTACAATATGATATTTATATGTCAAGTAATCCAATTATTCAACAAACATATCCACAAACACCAACACCTAAATCTGGATTAAATATATGTGCAATAGGAGTACCTGAAAATTATAGATTAGATAGGGTTTTACCTTCATATATGCAATTATTAAGATATGATTCATTAGAACATAATTTTAATTATTTGTCTTTAATGTCTCCAAATTCTAATTTGGCTGTTTCATTTATTATTGAAGATTATTTATCGTAAAAATGATAATAAAAAAATATATGTATTATAATATAATTAAAAAAACATGGAGATTGATATTTTTGTTAATTATATTATTAATAATAAAACTAAACGTGAAATAATAAAATTGGAAAAAGATATTGATTTAATGAAACTTCAAAAACATTTATGTGAGAAATTAATAAATAGTTTTTTATTTATTAATTATTATGATAAATATTATGATAATATAATATATCATTATTATAATAATAATATTTTTGGTATTATTAAGAAAGATATTAATATATTTTATATATGGAAAATTAAAATATAGAAAAATATAATTATCATTAGTAGATATGAATAATAAGTTATTATTAATAGCAATAATAATAATAGTACTTATAATAATTGTAATAACAGTTATTATTGTTAATAATTGTAAACAAAAAATTGAAAAATTTGAAAATATAACTTATATGAATTATCCAAGAATAGTATTACCAAATTCAAATGATACATTTGAAATATCTATTATTAATTATAAAACACAAGAAGAATCGGTTAATACTTTATATGAGATGAATTTAGTTGAAAAATATTCTATTTTAGCAAATTTAGCATCTGATAATTTAGGAATTAATGGTTATGGAACATATTATATAAATACTACATATTATATTGATACACCTACCTCAACTAATTGTATATCTGCATTATTTAATGACTCAAGTTCAATAATAACATTAAAATCACCAAATCCAAATAATATGATTATTATAACATATCCTGAAAGATTTCAATTTAAAGGAATGGAAATAACATTAAATGGAGAAGCACAATTTTTATTAGCTAATAAAGTTGATTTATTTGGATATTTTAATAGAATACCTGCTAAAATCAAAACAACAGCTATTTTTAATAATAATAAAATTATTTTTAATTTAGCTAATGAAACTAATAATATTATATTTGATAATTCATTATATATAGTTATTATTAATAATAATAAAAATTTAGAAATTAAAAATATAAAAATTTTTGGTATGCCACTTAATTATAGTTATACAGACCCTATTTTAGAAACTTCATTAGCAGCAATTGATACTGAAAATATTGGTATATTTAGTTCTAATTCTGCCGAGTCATTACCAACACCAAATACTGGTGCAGATCCTTTTTTTGATGATAATGCTATTAATACTACATTATATCCAGAAACAACAATTCGGGAAAAATTCAATTCATTATTAAGTAATAATAAACCATGGGGTATGTATAGTGCAAAAAATGCTGAAGGTTCTATTTTAAATGATATGTTTAATAGACAATGTAAAAAAGCAACAATTACTGGGAAATATGAATTTAAACAACATGCTGTATTAACAAGTAATATAACTTATTTAGAAGGATATCCGGATACAGTTATAACTTTTCCATTAGAAAGCTTACCTAAAAAATATACAGTATGTGTAATGACAAAATATGCACATTCAAATCTTAATAGAAGTAGAATATTAACAACAGAAGCTCCGCGTAATTGGTTATTAGGACATTGGGCTAATCGACCAAATGGAGTTATGTATAATGATGGATGGAAATATTATGATAATATTAATAGTTATAATAGTAGTTCAACGGATTGGCTTATTAGTTGTGCTAAATCATCTGCAAAAAACGCATCATATAGTTTAATATTTAATGATACAAATAGAGCTTTTTCAAATGCAGGTGAAAATTATAATGTATCAACAACAAGATTAACTATAAATGGATGGCCTTATGAAAAATCTATTTTTGGTTTTGCATATTTAATTATATGGAATACTGTTTTATCCGACTCTGAATTATTAATAGTATCTCAAGCATTAACAAATTATTCACAAACAGGAGAAGAACTTGATATATCTAATATAATAATACCAATTCAAGATGGTAAAACAAGTGAAACAGCAGGAATATCTGCATATGCAATTAAAAATGCGACATGTACTAATAAAAATGGATTATATTGGATAAAAAATCCAACTACAGGAATTGCAAAACAAGTTTATTGTATTATGGATAGTGCATGTTACGGTGGTGGATGGATGTTAGCAATGAAAGGTTCAAATAATTCTGGTGTATTTTCATATTCAGGTTCAGAAAATATTCAGAATGGAACAAATACAAATCTAAAACTAAATCAAAAATATAATATAATTAATTATTGGGAAACAGATTCAGTTCTACGAGAAGATGATTTGGATTATAATTCAGGTAAAGATGCAAAATATGAAATTTTTAATTATTTCAAAGTTTCAAATTGTTTAGCTATATTTGATAAAAAAGAAACTGGTTATGAAAATTTAGCAAATTATGGATGGACATGGATAAATTCATTTTATAACGGAAAATTATCATTAAAAGAATTTTTTGCAACATCAAGATCTCAATTTATATATTATAGTAGTGGTAATTATGATTTTGTAAAAGAATATAATAAACGCAATCCAGTTGAAAAACAATATGAAGAAAACTATATTTATCGCATATCAGCTGCTTATAAAAGTACTTTTAATGAATATATAATTAAACCTAGTTATAGTAATAAAATATGGTCTCGTCAAGAAGAATTTCAAGCATTTGGATTTAATATTATCCCATTTGGATGGAATCATAAAGTTAGATGGGGTGGAACTTTTAATGAAAATCCAGGTGGTATACCTGAATCAAATGATGTTTCTGGTGGTATTGGTGTAAGTGCATTTAATTGGAATGCTGGAAATACACCAACTTGTTGTGAAACATCACCCGGAGTTGCTAGAAAACAAATGGGATTTAAATGGTTTATTCGATAAATTATATAAAAATAAAAATATATATATAAATTAAATAATGTTTTCAGATATTCGTAATTTCATTGCTTTGACATCAAAATCTAATATTGAATGTATTCAAAATTATGTACCATTAGTATTTCCATCAGAACATCCCGAAGAAGTTAATTATTATAAGGATGCAAAAATTTGTTTGAGTGATGTTGTGGATGAAGCATCAATTAATTGATTTTAATTATTTTTTTTAATTATTATAGATAAACTATAATAATGAGCGCAGTTGGATTTGATCCAATATTGATAGTATCAGTTATAATTATGCAAATAGGAGCACGACATTTAGATTTAGAATTAACTGATTTTCAAAAGAAATTAATAAAAAATAAAGTGGTTCAGGCATTAATATTATTTGGTCTTATATATATACCAGTAAGAGATATTGGAAAATCAATAATGGTTTTGATATTAATATATTTAATAATTTATGTTATGTTTAATGAAAATAATAATTATAATTTATTTTCAAGAAAATATTTATATAAGGAGGGAATAATTGCAAATTATAATGATTTTAAAAAAAAATATTATAATAATTTATCAATTTTAATATAAAAATAAAAATTGATTATATATTTAAAATTAACTTATATAATAAATAGATATGTCAATATATAATGAATTATCATATAATGCGCAGAAAGTTATCATTGAGGAAGTTAAGGGCATTCAATTTAGTGTATTAGGACCTGATGAAATTATTAAACGTTCAGTTGTTAAAGTTACTAAAACTGATACTTATGCAGGTAGTGAACCTATTGTTGGTGGATTATTTGATCCTCGTATGGGTGTATTAGAACATAATAAAGTTTGTACGACATGTGAACAGAAAAATGTATTCTGTCCTGGACATTTCGGACATATTGAATTAGCTAAACCAGTATTTCATGCAATGTTTTTTGATATTGTGAAAAAAATATTAAAATGTGTATGTTTTAGATGTTCTCGAATGTTAATATCTCAACATACAGCAATTGAAGAATTAAAGAATGAAATGACACGTATATTAGCTATTAAAAATAATCAGAAAAGATGGGAGGCATATTTTAAGTTATGTAATACAACAACTAAAATTAAAATTTGTGGTGATGATAAACATATTGGATGTGGTAGTAAACAACCTGATAGATATAATAAAGAAGCATCAATGAAAATAATTGCAGAATGGAAAGATAAATCAAAAGAAACATCAATCCAGCAAGAATTTACGGCAGAAGATGTTTTAAGAATTTTCAGACGTATCACAAATGAAGATATGGAATTGATGGGATTTAATTCAAAATGGAATAGACCAGAATGGATGATATGTACTGTATTACCTGTACCACCTCCTGCTGTTCGTCCAAGTATTATTGAAGAGAATGGACAACGTCGTGAAGATGATTTAACTCATAAATTAAGTGATATCATTAAAACTAATAATAATATATTTGATAAGATTACAAAAGGGGCAAGTGAAGAAACAATTAAATTAATTACAATGGTATTACAATATCATGTATTTACATTTATTGATAATCAAATACCTGGATTAGCACCATCACAACAAAGAAATGGGCGACGTCTTCGTTCTGTATGTGATAGAATGAAAAAGAAGGAAGGACGTATCAGAGGTAATTTAAATGGCAAACGTGTTGATCAATCTGCGCGTTCTGTTATTACTCCGGACCCTTATATTAGTATTGATGAATTAGGAGTGCCTATTCGTGTCGCTTTAAATATTACATTTCAGGAGACAGTTAATGAATATAATATTGAAGAAATGAGAAAATTAATTATGAATGGTTCAAATAAATGGCCTGGTGCTAAATATGTTAAAAAAACTAATGAAATTGGTCCAATTAATTTAAAATATGCAGACTTAGGTAAAATTGCTGCAGAACTTCATTATGGAGATGTTGTACATAGACATTTAAATGATGGTGATTACGTATTATTTAATCGTCAACCATCATTACATAAGATGAGTATGATGTGTCATAAGGTAATTATAATGCCTTATCAAACATTTCGATTAAATGTTTTAGATACACCACCATATAATGCAGATTTTGATGGAGATGAAATGAATTTGCATTGTCCTCAAAATATTCAAACAATGAGTGAATTAAAAGATTTAGCAGCTGTACCATATTTAATCTTAGCTCCAAGAGATGGCAAACCGAGTATTGAAGTAGTTCAAGATACATTAGTTGGTTCATTCAGAGCATCAAAGGATTATGTAGTAGTTGCAGATAAACAAATGGCAAATTTACAAATGGTTAATAGTTATTTTAAAGGTAAATTAGAAAAACCATCAAAAGATTATACATATACGGGAAAGGATTTATTTTCTGAAATTATGCCACCATCATTATTCATTGAAATGACTAATAAAGCAGGTGAAAAAGTAGTTATTAATAATAGCAAACTTATTTCAGGAACATTGGATAAATTAGTATTTCATAATATTACAAATGGATTAATTCCAGTTATTTATCATGATTATGGACCAGTTGAAATTAAGAAATTCTTAGATAATACTCAAAGATTAATTTGTAGATGGTTATTAACATCTGGATTTAGTATTGGTATTAGTGATTTAGTTACTGATACTAGCACTGATTTAGAATTAAATGATAAAATCAAAGAAATGAAAGCTAGTGCATATAAAAAATTAGAAGATATGAGAAAAGGAGATTTGGAAAATAATTCTATATTTTCAAATGAAGAATTTTTAGAAAGAGAAATTATTGGAATTCTTAATCAAACTACAAATGAAGTTGCTAAAATTAGTTTAGCTAAAATTGATGAAAGAACTAATCGTATGTTTAATATGGTTAAATCTGGTTCAAAAGGTAAAGAAACTAATATTGCTCAAATTATGGCATGCGTTGGACAACAAAATGTTGATGGACGTCGCATTTCTTATGGTTATACAGATAGAACATTACCACATTATACTAAATATGATGATGGACCTGAAGCCAGAGGATTTGTTGAGAATAGTTTCATTAGTGGTTTATCACCTCAGGAAGTATTCTTTCATGCTATGGGAGGTCGTGAAGGTTTAATTGATACAGCTGTTAAATCAGTTACAGGCGATACACCTATTATTATTATTGAAAATGGAGAATGTAAATGTGTAAATATTGGAGATTGGATTGATTCAAAATTAGATAATCCAAATAATAAAAAAGATATAGAACAATTTGGAGAAGAAGATATGAATATGGAAATGTTAGGACTATCTAATCAAATTTATATTCCTACAGCAGATAATGATGGAAATACAAGTTGGGGTGAAGTTACTGCAGTTACAAGACATGATCCACAAGAAAAATTATATAAAGTTGTTACGCAAAGTGGTAGAGTAATTATAGTGCCAAATTCAAAAACTCTATTAATTTGGAATAAAAAAGAGTTTGAGGCAATTAAAACAGAAGAAGTTAAAATAGGAGATTATGTTCCAACAACTATTTCTTTACCGGACCCCCCTATAATTATAAATGAAATAGATATGTCATTATATTTTCCTAAAGATGAATATATTCATGGATATGATTTTAATAAAGCTATTAAAATGTATAATGAAGAATTAGATAAAATATCTAAATTAGGAAAAGTTAAATTTACAAGAGGATGGTATGATAAGCATAATATATCATCATTTAAATTACCTTATGAAAATATTATTAAATTTACAAGAGGTGCTATTAGCGGTAGATCAACAATTAAAATTAGAGAAGATGGTATTTATCCATATCATGCTGCTAGAAATCATTCATTTATTCCAAGTAAATTTGAATTAAATAGAGAAAATGGTGTATTTATCGGATTATTTATAGCAGATGGACATGCAAGTGATTTTAGCGGAACTGTATCAATTACTAAAGAAGAACCTTCAGTATTAGAATTTGTTAAAAATTGGTTTGAAAAGTATAATATTACATATAGAATTGTAACAAAAACAGTTGAAGAAAATGATAAAAAATTAGTTGTAGGTAAAACAACATCTATTATAGGTAATACTTCATTATTAGCAAGATTTTTAGATAAATTTGTAGGAACTAATTGTTATAATATTCCAGATATTGCTCATATTGCACCTAAAGAATTTATAGTTGGATTATTAGATGGTTATTTTTCTGGAGATGGATCTGTTAGAGAAGATGGTGAAATTACAGCAGCATCATCTTCTGAAAAATTAATTCAAGGTATTAGTTTATTATGTAATAGATTAGAAATATTTGGTAAATTATCAATTAAAAAACATACTACTACTAACTTAAATACTCCAGTATCTAATTTAGCTGATATTCATACTATATCTATTAGAGCACAATGGAGTAGAAAATTTACAAGTGAAATAACATTAACAAATAAAAGTAAAAACAAAAGATTAGAAATTAATAATAATAAAACTAATTTACATAAAAATTATAAAGAACATAATAATATTATATTTGATAAAATTATTAATATTACTATTTTAAACCCTGATGAGAAAGTTAATTATACAAAGCTATATGATTTAACAATCCCTTCAACTAAGAATTTTATGAATATAACTGGTTTAACGGTGTATGATACTTCAGAAACTGGTTACATTCAACGCAGATTAGTTAAAGCAATGGAGGATGCAAAGATTAATTATGATAATACAGTTCGAAATGCGAATGGTGCAATTATTCAATTTATTTATGGAGAGGATGGAATGGATGGGTGTAAAATTGAAACTCAGTTAATCCCGACTATTGAAATGAAATTCTTAGATATGGAAGTTAAATATAATTTAACAACTGCTGATAAATTAGAAAGTTATTTAACACCAGAAGCAAATAAAAAAATAACTAAAAATACATTTGATAGATGTAAAGAACATTTTAAATCATTGGTTGCAGATAAAAATTTTATTATAACAAAAGTTAATAAAAATAGAAAATGTAGTATTATTAATTATCCAATTCCATTTAATAGAATAATTAAGACATGTATTAAGAGACGTGAGTCAAGTAATATTGCGGCAACATTAACAGATTTAACACCTGATTATATTTTAGATAAAATTGAAGAATTAATTGAAAATTTATATATTAAAGATATTGAACAAGGTATGATATATTTTCATATATTATTAAGAGTTTATTTATCACCAAAAAAAATAATTATTGAACAAAATTTTAGTAAATCAATGTTTGATTGGATAGTATTACAAGTATATGAATATTTTAAAGAAGCTATTGCACAACCAAGTGAAATGGTAGGTATTATTGCAGCACAAACAATTGGAGAAATGGGAACACAGATGACATTAGACTCATTTCATGTATCAGGAACAGCAGCAGCTGTTAAGGCGACAAGTGGTGTGCCAAGATTGAAAGAAATTTTAAGTGCGACAAAGAAAACAAAAACACCAACATTAATTATATATATGAAACCTGATGTAGCATCAGTTAAAAATCCAAAAATGGCGGAAGATGGTATTGAATATATTGATGAGAGAATTGAACAAACAAAAAGTATTGCTATGTCAATTAAGAATTCAATTGAAATAACAAATTTATCAAATATTTTAGAATATAGTGAAATATTCTGGGATAGTGGAAAATTAGATACAACTATTGATGCAGATAAAGGAATATTAGATATTTATAAGAAATTTGCTGCATTGGATAGTAGTGCAAATAAATGTCGTAGTAATTCACCATGGGTATTAAGAATGAAATTTAATAAAGAAAAGATGAATGCATTTGGATTAAGAATGATTGATATTTATACAAAATTAAATAAAGCATATAATAAATATATTGATTGTGTATATAGTGATGATAATGCAGATGAATGTATATTTAGAATTAGATTAACAGAATATGCATTAAAAGATATTGATAATAAGGATGAAGTTGCAGCATTAAAAGCAATGGAACATAATATTGTTTATCAAGTATTATTAAAAGGAGTTAAAGGAATTAATAAAGTATCTTTAAATAAAAAGAAATATGACATATATAATCCAGCAGAAGAAACATTTGATAAAGTTGTAGAATGGGTATTAGATACAGATGGAACAAATTTAATTGAAATATTATCAAATCCAAATATTGATTCAACAAGAACTATATCAAATGATATTAGAGAAATATATACAGTTTTAGGTGTTGAAGCTGCAAGAAATGCTTTATATCATGAGTTAGTAAATGTAACTGGTGAGGGTTCAATGAATTATAGACATTTATCATTATTAATTGATACAATGACATTTAGAGGTAATTTAATGTCAATTGACCGTCATGGAATTAATAGAAATGCAAGTAGTGCATTAAGTAAATCATCATTTGAGGAAAGTGTTGATATGTTAATTAATGCAAGTATATTTTCAGAATATGATAATACAAGTGGTGTTTCGCCTCAAGTTATGTTAGGTAAAGTGCCAAATTGTGGTTCAGGAAACTTTGATATAATTTTAGATGAAGAACATTTAATGGAATTAATTAAAAATGTTAAGCAAACAAAAGAAAATAAATATAATTTAGATGATGTTATAGAAGATGATGAGGATGATATTGATTGTTTAGAAGAAAATCTTGCGTTCAATATTAGTATTAATAATAAAGATGAATGTTATAAAGTAGAAGAACAAAAAATAACAATTATTTAAAAAATACCAAAAATAAATTTGATATTATAACAATTATTTTTTTATTCCTTGAACAAGTTTATGATAGTATCAGTAATAAATGTTCTAGTTAATCCCGTGTCAGATGATAATCGGACATGATAATCTCCATTATCATGTTTCACGATATGATATGAAATAGTTTCTTCATTTTTAAAGATACTCATGATATCTTCTTTAGAACTTTTAAAAACCATTGAAAACTTCTAATTCTAATTTTAATATTAAAAATATAATATCATTTTTTAATAAAGATACAATAAAAATAAAACTTATTTTTTATTTAAACAGAAACAATTAGATTTAATTTCATTATTAATTTTTATAGCACCATCTGCACAAGATACAATTGTATCAATAATATCTAATGCAATATTTGTATTTAAAAGACTAGTAATAGCAATAATAATATTTTCATTATTAGCTTTAATAAAAACATTATCATTATTATTAATAAATTCTTTTAAAATATTAATAACTAATTCTTTTTTTTCATTACCTTTTAAATGTTTAAGTAATTCAATTTCTTCCATAATAAATGTAATTAATTGAATAGAATTAATTATATTTAAATCGATATTATTATTAATTAACTTTATTTCAATATTATTTTTATCCATATTTATATAAATATAAATATTATTTTTGAGCATTTATATGTTCAGTAATTAAATATTTAATAACTAATGGAATATCAGCCATTTTAATATAAATAGATTTATCACTAACAGGAATAATAGTTTTATCAACAATTAAACTATAAATAGTTTTATATTCATCATCCGATTTATATAAAATAATTAAAGGTCTATTATCATAATTCATGGTTGGTGCTTTATAAAAAGTAGATGATAATAGAAGGTCTTCTATATCACCTCTGACAACTGGCATATCTTTATTATTAGCTCCATATTTACTACGATGAATAGTTAAAATATTAATATTCAAATTTTTTGACATAGCTAAAATATAATAATCATTTGGATATAATTGTTCTATAACATTACTAATAATATTAGTAAATAATAATTTGCGGTCATTATTAGTAATAGTAGTATAATATTGATCCCAAAATAGATTAAAATTGATATATTTTTTACCAATATCATTAGATAATAATTTATAAAAATAAGGGTCATCAAATAAAGATTTTAATAATAATTTAACAGATGTATAATCTTTTGCAGTAAAAATAATTTGAATATCATTAAATGCGGAAGTTTCTAAATCGGTATAAGTAGTTTTAATATTTAAATATTTAGCTAACCATAAATAGAAATCTTTAATAAAATTTTTATTATAATTATTATTTTTAATAAAAATCATATTACTCCATGTTGATTTTTTATGCATTGTCCATTTACTATTTAATTTTTCTTGTGTACCATTAAAAATCATAGGTAATTGTATATTTTCATCTTCAACTTCTAAATTATAAATATAATCTTTTGTTTGAAATGTGGTAAATGCATTATTTGGTGTTGATTGATGATAAATTAATAATTTAGATGGAACATGATTTTGAATAGCTATTTGTGAAAAAATAAATTGATTATTATCTTCTTTTATTAATGGATTTAAGAAATCATATTTATTATAAATAATAAAATCATTTAAAAATCTTTTAACATGTTTTTTAGTTATAATTGGTATTTCTTCTAAAATTACACGCAATTTAGCTTTTTCAGGATTTTTACTTAAATTTAATTCTTTAAATAACTGTTTAATTCTATCATTTCTATTTAAAGAAATCAAATGATTAAAGATTTTATCAGGTAAATGTAATATTTTATTATAAATCATATATTGTAATTGATACCATTTTTTATTATTATTATTATTAATAAGTTGATATTTATATAAATCATCAATAATTTGTGAATGGATGATATCATTTGTTAAAGGTAATTTTTGAACAGTTAAATTATAATAATATTCAATTTTTGTAGTAGTAATTAATGTACCAAAATCATATTTAATATTTAATAGATTACATTTATCAATAAAAATATTATAATCTCTGATTAAAACATTAATATTAATATTATTATTAATAATATCATCATAAAACAATATTTCAATAATATCTAAATCTATAATTAATCGTGGTAAAAAACTAATACTTATTTTATCAATTATCACAAAAAAACCTGCATTAGTAATAAAATGAGTTATTGATAAATCACTATTTATAATTATAGTAGTTATTATAAATTTTTCTTTCATTCCAAGATTATTAAATTTACTCCATGAATGTAATGAATAAATATTATTATAAATAGCATAATTATGATTATATAATTGTTTTAATATACTACATTCACTAAATAATTTTTTAATATGTTTATATTCATTTAATGATATTAATTTTTCACCATCAACACCTTTTAATTTTAATTCAATTGGTTCGTAATAATATTTATCTTTAAATAACATTTTAGAAAGCATTAATATTTGTCCATTAAGTTCCATAGAACCTATAAGATCTTCAAAACTTGTATAATATGGACAAATAATTGATGTTGTTTCTCCTTGTTTTTCCCATATAACTAAAAGAACATTATAAAGAGAACTAATTAATGAATATAGATAATATGGAGATTTGCTTGATGGATAATCATTTGAGCGAATATAATTTAAGAATTTTTTATAACTTTTGAATATACCTAAAAGACGTGATAATTTATAATTAGCTTTATCTAAATTATTTATTTTAGAATTTAAATGAAAATTTTCTAAATGATTTTCTAATTCTATTATTAATAATTTATTATTTTCAGGTATTATAGGTAAATTATCCATAAAAGCTTTGCAAACATTGCCATTTTCTAAACTCATATATTTAATCAAATCTAATTTTTTACTTACATCACTAATAAAATGTTCTTTTGATTTAAAATTTAATCCATGTGCAATAGCACTTATAATACTATCATTATGAATATTTTTAAGTTTTTTAGTTGTTTTATGTAAAATACCTTTACGAACAAAACATTTATCTGTTTTAGTTAACATTTTAGAACATAATGAAAATTTAACATTTGGAAATAATAATTCATGTAAAGATTGAGGTATTGCACCATATCGTCCAACAGTAATTGGAGCTGTATTAACTAGATAATTTTCATCTTTATTAACAATAATTTCTTCTTCTGGTTTATTATCATTATAATATTTACATTTATTTAATTCTTCATCTTTTGGTTCTTTCTTAAAACAACATGGAACACATAAATTATTTTCATCTGGTTTAATCAATTTAACATATCTTTTCTTTTTTGGATCATTTTCAAAAAATAATTCCATTGGTTCTTCACCTTCAATTGGACATTTTCCATTTGGATATTTATCAGCATTTAAAGGTATTTTTGATTGAGGACACCATAAACGGGGACAAGTATAAACATTTTTAATATCTTTTTTACTGCCATAAGTTATATCATTATCAAAATGATAATTACCATCTTTTATTAAAGATTGTTTATATTCTTCAGTAAATACAATTGGTTGATTAATTGCTTGACATTTACTTCTAGCATAATTATTTAAAAATAAATCTTTATCTGCTTTTTGTAATAAATTGATAAAATAACTATGTTTTTCTTTACCTAATGCACCACCACTTTTTTCGTCATCTGAACTAGTATCAAATAATAATTTACCTAAATTTTCTTCATCACTTTGAATTTCAGGAGAAGATGAATATTTAGGTAAACTATTAATAATAACAATTGGTTTTTTAGTAGCTTTATTTTTGCCTTTTTCAATAGAAGATGATATTATTTTGGATAACCAATAAATAATATTTTCTAATTCTTTTTTATTTGGAATATTTATAATATTAATAAAAAATCCATTTTTATATAATTCAATAATTACAATTGTATTTATTTTATTCATCGTTTCTTGTTGTTTTATATTTTGTTGTTCCATTTCAAATATTAATTCTTGTTCATCTTTTAATAATTGTTTTGCTTCTGCTATACTAAAATTATTTAATATAACTAATTGATTTATGATATCATCCTCTTCTATACCTAAATATAAACAATTTTTAACATAAATATGAGCATCAAAACCCTGTTTATTATAATTTGATGACCTTTTATAAATTAAATTTATTGTATCTTTATTTGATTTAAGGATATCAAATATATCAATATATTCACTAATTTTTTTTTTAAGATTTTGCATTGATACATTTTCTATTTCAATTGTAAAATTGGCTTTTATGCTAATTTCATTAAAGTTTAATTTATGATTTAAATGACCATTACAATATTTTGTAATATCATTAATATTATCATCAATTTCTTTCCAATTTATATTTTTACGTAAATTTATTGTATAACTCAGAGTTATATACATATCATCTTTAATAGTTAATTTTGCAAATGTTCCATTATTTAAAATAGAATAACAATTGATACAATTATTATTGGTGAATTTTTTAATATCAGTCCAATTAACAAATTTATCTTTAGATAAATTATTTGTTTTATATAATTTATATATAATTTTATAAGTATCGCTAATCCATTGAATAAATTCAATTATTGGTGTTGTATTTAATTTTTCAAAAATATCAACTAATTCATATTTCTTTGTTAATTTACTTTCTAATTCATATCTATGAATATTTAATGTTGTATCAATAATAGGTTTGATATCAATTTCTTCTAATTGTTTTAAAATTTCATCTTTTTTATTTAATTGAGCTAATGTTTGAAATTTCTTATCAATAAAATAATATTGATTATTTTTTAATTCTGGAAAATCTTTTTCAAAAATAATATTTACACTACTATAACTAAATAATCCATAATTATAAGTTATTATAACTGGATCATTTAATTGTTTACTATTTAAATTTTTAGCTTCTAGAGGATTAACATTATATCCATCCCATATTATTGATTTAAATGTAAATAATATTGATTCATTATTTCTCCACATATAAAATCTGCTATTATTATTAATAGTTTTAGCAATTTTAGCACATGCATCATCTAAATTATCATCTTCATATAAATATATATCATAAGTATTGAATTTTTTATTATTTATCCAATTATTAACAATAATTTTTTTATATAAATTCATATCTAATAATAAGTTTTAATATTTTTTTTCATATAATTTAATAGATTGATTATTTTTAATAAAATGGCAGTTGATGACAAAGAGCTTGATTATACAAAAATTAGAGATGCAATGGATCTAGCAACTGAAAATTTAAGAAAAAAAGATGAAAAAGATAAAAAAGAAACAATAAAAGAACAAGAAAAATCAGAAGTTAAATTAAATAAAGAAAAAAAAGATAGCATATTCAAATGGATTGCATATGGTGCTGTAATTTTAATAGCCATTATTATTATTTTTATTATTATTTATTTAATAACTAGTTTTGGTAGTTCATCTAATCAAAATAATGTAAAACAACCTCCTCCAATGCCAATGCAACCACCTCCAAAACCATTTAAATTATTTCCACCTCAAATGCAACAACCAATGCAACCAATGCAACCAATGCAACCAATGCAACCAATGCAACCAATGCAACCAATGCCAATGCAACCAATGCAACCATCAACATCATATAATCAATCATTTAGTTTCCCAAGTAATAATTCATCATTTTTCAATAAATTAGATGGATTATCATCAACATCATCAACACAACAACCTATTAGAAGGGGAGGTAATTGGGGTAAAAAAAAATAAAACTTAAATTAATTTAAGTTTATTCATAGAACAAAAAACAGGTGATATATATTTATATGATATATAGAATGCTATAATCATTCCAATTAATATAAAAAATAAATATTTTAAAGAATAATATCCAATAACAAGTAAAAATAAACCTAGAAAAATATAATATAAATCCATATTTTCTATTATATAACAATTAATTTATTATGACCAACTCTAATATCTGTATTAATTACAATAGGTACACCTAATTTAAGAATATTTTTGCAAAATGCAACATCTTCTGAACATATATCCCGTAATATTTTACCATCATCTGTAATAATTTCTTGCATTTCTGAATAAAAATATGGATAATTCATTTTACGAAGAACATCCTTAGTAATAGCAAAAAAACCAAGACCTGTATAATGAACTGGTAAATATTTAAGTTGTGTTTCTGTCTTCCAATTGGTTACATCTTCAGGAGTTAAAAATTTAAATGTTCCATTCTTTGCAAAATATTCAGTATCCCAATCTTTAACAATTGTATAACTAGTTAAATTACTCATACGATACATTCCACTAACAACTGGATGTTTTTCAGTTGATTCAATTAAATCAATAACTTGTTGTGGAGTAAAAATAATATCACTATCAATAGTAATCCAAATATCAAAATCCATATTATCAAATGGTTTTTGTCCAATACCGCGTAAAACATCAAGTCCTAATGTTTGCATACGTGCAAATGTAACAAATGAACTAACACCAGTGCTAACAACTATATCATATTTTTTATTTTCCCAAAGAGCATTAATAGTTGCAGTCCATGATAAAAGAAATTTAGATGAGAAATTATCACCTGGTAGTCCAAATACAATTTTTTTCTTAACTTCACTAGGTTCAGCGATTGTTTGAATATTGTTATTATCACCCTTAATTTCATATTTATTTGACATCTCTTCTATAACTTCGCTATTCATCTATTTTATATTATAAGATAGAATTATATCCCTTATATATTTTTAATTATATAATATAATATAATGTCAATTGTAAATTTTTATGATATAGAGTTAAATGAAAATAGTAATATAACAGAGCATAATAATACATTAAAAATAAAATTAAAACCGCATCAATTAGCTGCATTAAATAAAGCATTAGAAATGGAAATATATGGAACAATAAAATATAAAATTAGTGATACGAATAAGTTATTATCATTAATGAATATGTTATATACTAATATACCTTATTCATTATTAACACAAACGAATAATAATATAATACAGATATCAACAAATGTTGGAATATTGGGTGATATGGTTGGATATGGTAAAACATTAATAGCATTGGCATTAATAGCTATTAATAATGTTGATAATATTCATATTAATAATACATATTCAAAAACATTTAATAATCATAAAAATTACAGTTATTTAAATATATCATCTATTAATAATTTAATTTCTCCTTCTAATATAATATTTAAAACAACATTAGTAATTGTACCTCGTGGTCCGGTGTATATTCAATGGGAGAATATGATAAAAACACATACAACATTAAAATTATTATCAATTGATAATTTATCATTTATAAAAAAACATTTACCAAAATACACACAAAATAATAGACAAGAAATAATTGATTATTTTAATAATTTTGATATAGTATTAATAAAAAATACAACATTAAAATTATTATATAATTATTATTATACTGATAATAATTTTAATTTAATTAATAATTGGAAACGTGTTATAATAGATGAAGCACATGATATTATAAATCAATTGAAAGTTCATATTAATTATAATTATTTATGGATGATATCTGGAACATATGAAGATTTATTAAAGAAAGTTTATAATTCAAATAATTCATTAATATATTCAAATACTTCTAAGGAATTAATGAATGATGAATTTATAAATTTGATGTTAGTTAAAAATAATAATACTTTTATTAAAAATAGTTTTAAAATACCAGAACCAATTGAAAAATATTATTTATGTAAATTACATAATAATATTAATGTAATAAAAAATTTTATTTCTGATTCAGTTTTAGATAAAATAAATGCAAATGATATTTCAGGAGCTATAAAAGATTTAGGCGGTAAGAATGAAAATGAAAATGATATAATTGAATTAGTATCAAAAGAATTAAAAAGAGAATTATTTAATAAACAAGCTGAAAGAGATTATATAACTAATTTAGATATAACACCAGAACAAAAAATATTAAAATTAAAAACTATTAATCATGATATAGAAAATCAAGAAGAAAAAATAAAGAATTTAACAGAAAGAATAAGTTATATATCATCAAAAACATGTTCTATATGTATGGAATTAATGACTAATCCTATTTTAATTGAATGTACTCATATATTTTGTGGTGGATGTTTGCTTAAATGGTTAAAAAATAATAATAGTTGTCCATATTGTCGTTCTAATATAAATGGAACTGATAAATTAATAGCTATTGTAAATGATACTGAGAATAATAATGAAAATAACAATGAAAATAAAGAGATAATATTAAGTAAGGAGGAAACTTTATTAAAAATAATTAATGATAAACCAGATGGAAAATTTTTAATTTTTAGTAAAAATGAAAATAGTTTTGAAAAAATTAAATCAGAATTAAATAAATCAAATAAAAGTTTCGAATTATTAAAAGGTAATACATCACATATGATAAATGTATTAGATAAATTTAAATCAGGTGAATTAAATATCATATTATTAAATACTCAATATGCTGGTAGTGGTATTGATATTAGTTGTGCAACTGATGTCATAATATTTCATAATATGGGATTAGATAAATTTCAGGCAATTGGACGTGCTCAAAGAGTTGGACGAAAAGATGAATTATATATTCATAATTTATGTTATGAACATGAGTTTTAATTATTTTTTTATTTATAATCAATAGAGAATATAAATGAGTTGTTGTTCAGCAAATTATCCTAATAAGAAATGCCCTTTAAGAATGTCGGATGGACGTGCTTTTACTAATTATGAACCACGATGTAATTTTAATTCATATTTAAATGGTAAATTATCTGAAAATAATATGATTAAATCCAGTTATGAAATGAGAGTATATTTACAAAATAATTATGATTCATTTATTGATGCTGAACGTAAAAAAGCTATTGATAATATTACTCCATGTGGTGAATGTGGTATAGGTGATTTAATTAATACAAAAGAAAATACAATGGATAATAAATATTTAGTTAAATGTGATGGAGTAAGTTGTTATAAGGTAATGAATAATCCGGAAGGATTAGGAACTACTAAATTTTTTTAAAACATAATAATAGATTTATAATATAAATGAAAAAAGTTGATAATGAATATATAAATTGTATTGTAGAAAAAAATAATAATAATAAAATTAAAATTTCGGGTTTTATTAAAAATCATATAAATTATTCTAAAATGGCTATTATGGCACCTAATCCCATTGATAAAATAACCTCATTCTCCGGTAAAGGATTGCCTTTTCCATGTGAATTAATAGCATTTGAAAATACACCCAATTTTGAAATAATAAATTCTACTGGTGTAATTGATGTTTTATTTGATTATCCTAATAGTTATTATGCGCCAAATGGATATACCAAAATTATATCACCAATCATAATAAGTTTAGATGGTAAAAAAATAATTATTCAATTAAATGATTTATGTCCTTTAAAAACATTAAGAGACCGTTCAAGAGGTGATCCTAATTTCTATGGAATGAAAGAATTAATATTACCTATAGGGACTGCTGAAGAAGTTATGAATAATTATGCTTATGCTAAATTACATTATAATATTGCATAATTATTTCTTTTCAAGAAGTTTAACAGCAATTTTATTAAGTTTTCTAAGTTCATGTGAAATTGAACCCAAATGACTTGAAATATTTTCACCTTCTTTATCAATAAAGAAATTTTTCATCATTTCAAATTGAATAATTGTCTTATCAAATTCATCGTTTTCATCTTCATCTTCATCTTCATCTTCATCTTCATCATCTTCATCTTCATCTTCATCTTCATCTTCATCTTCATCTTCATCTTCATCTTCTTCTTCTTCTTCATCTTCATCTTCGTCTTCATCTTCATCTTCATCATTATTTTCTTTTTTTTCTTTAATAACAACAGTTTCATTTGTTAATTCATCATCTGAACAAATACTATTTGTATCTTCGGTTGTAGGTTTAAGCATTTTAAATATAATTTAATTATTAAAATAAGTCTTATATAATTTTTAGATGAAATAAATAATTCTTATATAATTTTAAGATATGAATTTAAATTTAATTAAAATATTAAGCTTTTTCATAGGATTATTTATTACTTTACTATTTATTTCATATTATAAAATACATGAATCATTTTCAGTATCATCGCAAGTGGTAAATTTAGCAGAACAAATTGCTAAACCTTTAGCAAATCCATTAGAATTATTATCAAGATTATCAACATTATCAACAATGATTAAAACTGATTTAACAGATGACGACTCAATTATTCCATATATTGGATATAAATTTATGTCAATCAATACTTTTAATGATACAGATAAAATATCATTATCAGATGGTAAATGGTATGATATAGATAAAGAAAATAAACATTATGATTATAATTATAATCATTATTTTAAATTTGATAAATCAATAAATTTAGAAAAAAATAGATTAAATAATAAAAATGGCGCATTAGGAGCTAATATTTATAATAATGAATTAAGAGGTCCAAGTTGTTATAATTTTGCAAATAATTCAGAAACATATGAATTAGTTGAATTTACAATGTTTATTACAGCAAATTTTATTGCATGTTCAAAAACAAATAATATATTATTTGAACTTACAGGTAATACAATAACTACTGATAAAATAATACCTAAATATACAACAAGTATAATTAATATTAATATTATTGTAAATAGTAATGATAATTATGATTTTCATTTAACTATCGGTGATATTATCTATAAAGGCGAAGCAAATGATATAGATAAAACATTATTAGAAGATAGTGAATATATAACAATTGGTTTATTTTATACAAAAGAAAAGGTAGGTTTAATATTAAATAGTAAAATTTATGAATATTCAAATATTAATAAATTTCCAATAACATTAGGTTCAACGCCAATAATAATAAATAAATACGGGTCAATTAATATGCATTTTTATAATTTCATATATTATAAAAGTTTATTCAATTTTAATAATTATGATTATTTAGTAAGATATAATAATTATTATATTTCTGGATTGAATTCATCCAAATGTCCTAAAACAGAAATTACAACAATATCAAGAAAACCAATTAAATATAATCCAATTAGATATGATAAAATAAATATACCTAAATTTAGATATCCAATATTGGATGATGAGACTTATAAATATTATGATGATGATACAAATGATACCAATGATACCAATGATAAGAATAATAAGAATGATAAGAATAATAAGAATGATAAGAATGATAAAGATGATAAGAATGATAAGAATGATAAAGATGATAAGAATGAAGAAACTGATATAAAAGATGATATAAAGAGTGGTATTAAAAATTTAACATCTGATATAAAGAGTGATTTAATAGATGATGATGAATATAAACAACCAAATTTATTAGATAGATTATTTAATTTTTTCTAATTCGTTTATTTAAGAGATATAAACATATATATTTTTTAGTAAGTATGACCGAATATTTAGAATTTCCGACTAAACAATTAAATGATACAAATTTATTATTTAATAAAAATAAAATAAGTGCAGATATCGCTTCATTATCTTCAATGTCTTCAATGTCTAGTGCTTCTAGTATACGATCAAATCTTAAAAAGAAAAATAAGCAGCGAGATATCGGAAATGCAATGCCTGCAATGCAACAACCTAAAAAATTAATTAATCCTAATTCAAATTCTAGTAGAAATAAACAGCCATCTAAAAAATATATTGATGATGATGTTAGAAGTAGTAAAAGTGGTAAAAGTAATTATGATGATGAAGAAGATGAAGAAGACGATGATGAAGAAGAGGAAGAAGAAGAGGAAGAGGGAGAAGAAGGTGAAGAAGATGATGAAGAAGGGGAAGAAGATGATGAAGAAGGGGAAGAATATGACGAAGAAGATAATCATATTAAAAAATCATCAAAAATTAATCCATATAAAGATGAATTAAATGAAAAGAAGGAGATATTATATCAATTAAATAGATTAAAATTAAAGGGTGTATCAATCCCACATAATTTTACATTAAATTCTAATTTGGATGATATGAGACAGGAATATAATAAAATAGTACGTGATAGAGATATTGATTCTAGTATAAGATTTCAACGTAAAATGTTAATGGCATTTGTTACAGGAACAGAATATTTAAATACTCGATATGATCCATTCACAATAAAATTGGAGGGATGGTCTGAACAAGTTCATGAAAATATTGAAGATTTTGATGATATATTCGAGGAATTACATGTTAAATATAAATCCAAGGGCAAATCAATGCCTCCTGAATTAAGATTATTTATTAGTTTATCTGGAAGTGCTTTTATGTTTCATTTAACATCTAAAATGTTTAAAGAAAGTTCAATACCAGGAGTAGAGGAAGTATTAAAAGCCAATCCTGAATTAATGAAACAATTTCAGAATGCAGCGGCAAAACAATTTATATATAATAATATTGGAACATCAAAACCAGCAGTACAACAACAACAACAACCACAACAACAGAATAATAATAGTGGTGTAAATAGTTTATTTGGAAATTCATCTGGATTATTTGGAATGGTAAATAATTTATTTAGTGGATTAAATAATAGTACATCACGAAATGATATGCCAATGAATTATGGTAATGCAAAACCAGAGAATGATATAAATAAAATTATAAATAATGTTCATAATAAAATTTCTATTCATCCAGAGGAGGATTCAAGAATAGAAACATTATCAATAAGTGATGAAGAAATAACATCAATAATAGAAGATGCAACAGATGTTAAGATTTTAAAATCGTCAACAAGAGGGAGAAAAAATAATTCAAATAGAACTTTAAATATTTAATTTAGCGCGGTAAATTGCGAATTTTGCTTAATTCACGTGAAGTTTTGCCAACATAAGTTTTAATATTATTTATTTCAGAGTTAATTTTGCTAGGTATTTTAGCGAAAGATCCGATTGGATCACGAATAGCGCCTTTTAAATCAGATGTACCATCTTCAATTGATTTGACAACAGTAAACATGGTAGATAATGCAAAACCTACAATTATATGAAGAATAAATAATATAAATATTAAAATAAATTCGATAACAGCACCAATCATTATTATTTCACGACGTGAATCAACAGAACATTTACATTTTTCATTAACAAGAGCACGAGTATAGCGGAATACTTCATATAAATAATAAATAAAAACTAATGCAAATATTAAATCAACAAATTTATTAATTAGAACTATATTATCTCCAAAATTATCAGAAATAGTTTGTTCAGATATAATGCCAGTAAATAATAAATAAACTATTGAAAATATTGTGAAACCTTTAATAAAATTAATATTTGGCGGTAAAGCGCATTTACATCCTTTTTGTTCAAGACTAGTTATATAACTATAAATAACAACTAATAATATTATAGTTATAAATGAGTATAGTACTTTAGCAATATAAGAAAGACCGAAATTTGCCATTTACGTTTTTTTTTATTCTAATAAACTAAAATATTATTTTTATATATAAAAACTTTCTCTTTTTTTTGGTTCAACATATTTTAATTTCAGATATTTAAAAATATCTTCTTCTGAATTAATTGGATAATTAATATTTTTACCAAATCCATGTTCACTGAGTGATAAATCAAAATTAACTTTAACATAATGGCGAAATCCAATATTAAATATATTAGAACCAGTGAAATATAATAGAGAATAATAATATTCACTAATAGGTGCAATTAAAATATCTAATCTTCTGACAGTTTGATTAGGTAATTTAACAATACCCATAAATTTAGTTTTGCCAAAAGCTAAAACTTCAATTATATAATTTGAATCAATTAATTTAGATATATAATCTTTAAAATTAAATTTAGGATTTTCCATAATAAGAAGATCAATATCACCCATTGATTTACTACCTCTTCTATATGACCCGACAAAATCAAATATAAATTTATTTTTCTTCAAATCTTTATTTAATATAGAAACATGTTTTTTATATTCATCTAATGGTATACGTTCCTTTAAATCATTATAATATTTAATACCTATTTGTTGTTTAGCATTTAAAACATTAATATTTTTTTTAAGTTCATCAATTGATTTAATACCACTATCAACGATTTTATTAGCTTTAACCGGTCCAATACCATAAATATTTAATAATTCTTGTTTAAATGTATAAATATTATCATTATTTATATTATTTTCAATATATGAGATTTGTCCAGTTTCATATAATTCTTTTATTTTATCAAATATACTTTTGCCTATTCCTTCAATTTTCTTTAAATCATTTAAATTTTTAATATCGTCATTAAAGATGAGAATATTATTGATAACATTTGAATAAGCTTTAACTTTATATTTTTCATTTCTATAATTTTCATAATCTCTGATAGTTATTAAATTATTAATTATTATTTTTTTATTAAATTCTGATGATATTGGTTTATCTCTTTTTATTGGTATTTTATATTTTTCATCTTTCTTTATAACTTTTTCAATATATGATATTTTACCATTTTTATGTAATTCTGCTAACATTAAAAGCATCCCTTCACCAATCCCCTTTATCTCCTTTAAATCCCTTAAATCCTTTATATCATTAGTATATTTAAGTAGATTATCAATAACTTTATTGTATGCTTTATATTTAAAAACTTCATTATTAAAAACTTCATAATCTCTGATAATAGTTAGATTATCTATAATAATTTCTTTATTAAATGGATATTGTTTTATTTGTTTTTTAATTGGTTTTTTAATCTTTTTAATCTTATCTTCAATATAAGATATTTTACCAGTTTCATATAATTCCGTTAATAATGCTAATATTTTAACTCCAATACCTTTAATATTCTTTAAATCTTTAATATCATTAATATCATTAGGATATTTAAGTAGATTATCAATAACTTTATTATATGCTTTAACTTTGAGATGTTTATTATTTTGAATTTCAAAATCTCTAATAATTGTTAATTGTTGAATAATTAATTTTTTTTCCATCAATCTTATTTATATATAAATATATTATTATTAGTATTAGTATGAATAATGAATTACAAAACACAATTAACAAAAGATATTATTGAAAGTTATAATTTATATAAAAATAATATGATTAAAAATAATATTCATTTAGATTTATTAAATATGATGAAAAATGATTATTTGAATAAAACTAATTATAATGATTTTATAAATAGTAGTAAAGAAAATCAGGATATTTATTTTGATATTTATACAAAAATTTTTGATATTCAAATAGAACAAAAAAATCTAGAAAAAAATTATGAGTTATTATTACCATTAATATAAATTTAATTATTTATATTTATCAATAATATTAGTAATTTTAAATTTGGTTGATGTATCTAAATTAGAAATATTAATTGCTGAGATTTGATTAATATATTTTTGTTTTGGTAAAAAATCAATAATGATTGCTAATTCATCTAATAATAATTCATTAATATGTTTATAATCAGATGTTAAAATAAATTTATTAAGATCAATAAAAATATTTTCAGTAATTTCTTCAATAATATTCATTTTATTTATTTTTTTTAATATGATACATAATGCTTTTATCATAGAAATTGTTGATTTTTTTAATTTTACATATTCACAATAAACATCATAATTTTCATCATCAAAAATAGATTTATAAGTATTATTAATGAGTGATGGTAACCATTCTTTTTCTTTTAAATAATTATTATAATATTTAGATATATTATTTTCAATATAATCTTTATTAAATAAATATAAAACATCAATATAAATATTATTATTTGATGATTTAATAAAATTAATTAATACGTCAAATAATGTATTTAAAATTTCATGGTCAACCTGAATAATGAAAGATGATAATTTATTATAAATAGTTTCTTTATTAACATCAGTTAATTTATTTAAATAACTAATAAATTCTTTTTTACATTTTGCATCATCACTAAAATCAATATAAATAATATGTGGTCTTGCTTTAGGTGCTTTAGTTTTATTTAATGCAATAATTTTCTTTTTTTCCCATAAACTACGTGCATCATAATTTGAAACAAAACAATTATAATTTGAAACTAAATCATTTGCTTTATTTACAATATTTTCAGAAATAATTGTATTAGATTGATTAAAATTATTTAAACAAGTTTTAAATATTTTATAATTAATTTTAACTAATCCAATATCTTCTTCTATATCCATTATTAATATAAATTTATATAAATGTCTTTATATTATCTTTTGTTTATTATCTTTTAATCATCAATAATATCAGCTATTTCCACTGTATTATCATGAACAATTATTTTATCTGCTAATTGATTTTTAGTTCCTTCTGTTGATAATTTACGTTCTTCGCATTTTGCTTTTAATTTATCAATACTTAATTTCATTAGAGCTTTTTTTGTTGCATGTCCTCCACCAACATTCGCACTTATTATTGATTCTTTATCATCATTAACATCTTTCTTTAAATCAAATATTTCATTAACAATTTGAACGGTATCTTCTTGAATTTCTTCATGATTATTATTTTTATCAGTAGAAACAGAAGGATTGGGAAAAGTAGGAGAAATAGGAGTGGTGGAAGAAGTAGGAGAACCTGAAGTTGCTGCAATAAATTGACACGAATTTTTAGAGCAAAACCCATCATTAAAGATTTCATTCATAATAATTTCAGCGGAGTCGAGAGCGCTATTTGATAATTTAGAATTAGAATTAGAATTAGAATTAGAATTATTATAAACATTTGGATTATTAAATTCAATTTCTAATTTATTAACTTTATTTGATAATAAATAAACTGATTGTTCTAGATATAAATATTTATATGACATAAAAAATATAAATATAAACATTATAAAATAACTAACATAACAAATAATATTATTTAAAGTGAATAATTTAAATATGAACATTTCTTAAATTCTGATTATATAATTTGTTTTTCATTTCAATCGCACTATTAATAATATCTTTATTAAATTTATGTTTTTCTAATAATTCAATTGCAATTATTTGTTTTGACCCTCCTCTATTAATTTTATAATTAAATTCATATAATTTAGTTATTTCATTATATGTTGCATTAACATTTAGATTTATAAATAATGATTTATATTTATCCTCTAATTCTATTAAATTATGAAAATGAGTTGTTATTATTAATGTTACACTTTTCAATTTTGCCAAATATTCAGCAACTGAAAATGCAACCGATACTCCTTCAATTGGAGGTGTTGAATGCATTGGTTCATCCATTAAAAATAATCCTCTCTTATTTGCTTTATTCAATTCTTCAGCGACATTAATCATATTATTACAATGACTTGTTTCAGCCTCAAAATATGATTTACTACCTAATTCATCACTAATTCTCATAAATGTAATAATTGCATCATATAAATAAATATTGCCTTTTATACCATTAATTATACCAATAGTTTGTGCTAAAATTATATTAATAGCTATAGATTTAACATAAGTTGTTTTACCACCGGCATTAACACCTGTTATAATAATATTTTTAGATAAATTAACAGGATTTGAAATCTGTTTAGATGATAATAATGGATTATTTACATCCCATATTTTAGTATTAGTATCATCATAAGTAGGTAAACACCATTTATTTGATTTTTTTAATTTATATATAACATCTATTGCATCAATTGTATAAATAATTTTTAATAAATTGATAATATCATCTTTATAATTAGCATTTTTCCATAATTTATAAACAGTTGCTAAATTATTATCTAATGATGATAAATTATTAATACTATTATTGATATCAGTTTCTTTTAGAGTATTATTATATAAGAAAAATGATTTCCAAATATTATTTGATTGTTTAATGATTGTTATAGATGTTTTAATAAATTCGACTAATCCAATTAATTTATTAAATAATTTTTCACGTGTTTTATAAATAATATATGATATATAAAATGTTTGATATATACTATAAATATAAATTGATAAATAAATAAATATGGTTATTATTTTTGTTAAATCGGATTTAATATTACCAGTTAATTTAAATAATAATTTTAAAAATTCATAAATAATACCCATATATTTACTAAAAGTTAATTCCATTTGTAAATATCTATTAATATAATAATATGGAGTATAAAGAATTGATAAAGGATATATTAAACTGGTCATAGGCATTAAAATAATTTTATAAAAATGATAAGTATCTAATAAATAACTACTATAATTCATATTATTAATTAAATAAGTTGATGGAAATAAAAGATTTATTGATAAATCATCATCAATTTCATCTTTTAACGTCATAATCCATAAAAGATCTTTTTCATTATTTTTAAGAATTTCTCTTTGATAATTTAGAAGTTCATAATTTGATTTTTGACGTTGTATTAATAATTCTTTATTATTAATTGGTGTTTTTATAATTTTATCAATAATTTTCATTCCTCCGATAGTTGTTGGTTTTTTATTTAACCATTCATCAATATTTGTATCAGTATACACATTATCACTAACAATAATTTTATTAGATATATCATTATTTATAAGAATAGTATCTAATAGAACATTAACCGTTGTATCGGGTATTTCAAAAAAGATATTTAAATCTTCAATAGAATTCATTTTTAATATTATAATATAATAAATTAAATCATTTATTAACTCACATATAAAAAATAAAAAATGAATATATATTAAAAAACTTTTAAATTAAAATATGGATCATATAATTATTGTTCATGATAATTATATTTATAAAATTAATAAAGAACCATATGAAACTGATGAAAATACTTATTTTAGAGGTTGGTATATAATTAAAAATTTTAATGATATTAATGATGAAATTATATGTCGTTCAATTATGTATTTAAATGAAAATAAAAATAATATGAAATATTTTTAAACATCACAAATATGATTAAAACGTGCACAACCTGCACCAACTCTTTTTTTTTTATAAGTTCCTCCTTCTTTTTTTGATGATGAAGATGATGAAGATTTATCAGACATTAATTCACTCATATTAAAACCTGAGTTTTTATCAGCTAACATACGCGCACCAAGTAAAGCAAGGGCAGATATAAATGGAGTTAATACAAAATCACCACCTTTTTTCATTCCATTGCCTCCTCTACGCGAACCACCTGAAGTTCCAGCATTGCAAGCGCAACCACCATCCATACTATAATAAAAAACATTATCTAATTCAATAGCTTTTTTATCCCTGGCATTACCACCACGAATACCAGGAGTTGTTGGTGCTTGTGTTGATAAACTAGTAGGAGGTACATATATTTCAGGACCACCGGCGATATTATTACTATAATTAATATTATTGATAGCATCGACATTAACAGTTGAATTTAACATATATTCGGTTGAATTTGGAGAACTAGAATAAGGAGCAATATAACCACCTCTACGTAAATTTTTCTTTAACATATCTATTTAAATAAGAGATTATTTTCTAATATGAAATACTAAAAATACAGCTGCTAAAGTTGTAAAAAAATTTAATAATATAATTAATATAACAAAAGGAATAATATAATATAATAAATAAATTAATATTGGTTTAATAATTTCGGTTCTTATATCTTCATTTAAAACTTCTTTGCGAATAAATTTAATAATTAAATCAACTGTTTTATTAGTATTTTTTTGTTGCGTCATTATTATTATATTGATTACCTTAATATTATACAGAATGAAACATTCATTAAAAAATCCGCAAAAAAAATCATCATGTTATGTTTCTTATATAGAAAAACCAATAAAGATTGGTTTAAATGAGATAAAAATAAATAAATTTTTCAATAATGGATATAAAATTGAATGTCATTTACCTCTTAAAATAAATGACCAATCGATATCTATAATTGAAGAACTTGATAATATTTCATTGGAAACATTAAGAACTAATCATGAATTATTTAGAGATGTAGATATATTAGATTTTAATAATATTGATAATATTTATAATTATTCATATCTATCTGATATATCATCAATAACATTAACATTAAATAATAAAACGGAATGTTATTTTAATGGTATAGATAAAGATTTTGTGGATGTTATAGAAATATTAAAAGATGTAAAGCGACTAAAAGATTATAATATAAATGTTGAAATTAGTTTTTTGGGTTTATTTATATATGAAAATATGATTATAAATAAATGGATTGTTAAAACTCTAAATATCGAAGAATTAATGGAAGATTTTTCAGATTGGAATAAAATAGATATAGAGACAGATTGGGAGAATGAAATTAATAATTATGAAAATGATATAAATGATAAAATTCAACTTTATAATAAATCTTTAGCTAATGCTAAAATATTATTAGAAGAAATTAAGAATGAAACAAATTTTAATATTTGGGATAAAAAAATATTAAAATTAAAAAAACAAATAATAAAAATATAATTTAATTTTATCTATATTATTATAATAGATAGATATTAAAATGAGTTCTTCAAATAGTTCATCAATTGTTATTTCCTTTTCAATTGCTATATTATTATTATTAACATTACTATTACTAATATCTTATAATTCTAAATGTAAAATGGATAATATTGAGCGTTTCGAGAATGATGTTATGATACCAGGTACTAATCAAATTAAAGATATATTAAGTAATAATAAAAATGAATTCTTTTCAGTTGCCAGTAATAGTAATAATTATGTTAATTTAGATGCTGCTTCTAATCCTGTACAAGGTTCTATAAATCCAAATGATGATAAACCAGGATATTCATCACCATCCGGAACATATATGTCGCCAAATGCAACTGAACCATTTGTTGGTGATACTAATAATAATATTGATGATGGTCAGTCTTGTTTTATCCGTGATAGATTAACTAGTTCAGATTTATTACCAAAAGGTACTGATTCAAAATGGACATTAATTAATCCCGCTGGTTCTGGCATGTTAGGAGACCAAAATTTTTTAACAGCTGGTTATCACGTTGGCATTAATACAATTGGTCAATCTCTTCGAAATGCTAATTTACAATTACGTTCTGAACCACCAAATCCTCAAGTTGCTGTAAGTCCTTGGGGAATATCAACTATTGAACCAGATATTCGCACAGTTGGTTTTGAAATAGGCAGTTCATCGTAATTTTAATCAAATACAACATAACATTTAGTATTAATAATATCTTGTTTTGGAACTAATGAATTTTTATTTGAAATCTTTATTTGTTTTTTATATGAAAATTTTGACATATTTTCATAAATCTTTTTTTGATTTTCTAATGCATATGTTATTATTTTTGTATTAAACGCCCATTTAAAAAAATTTAATTGTCCTATTGTTGTTTCTATATCTTCATCTTCATTTATTTTAAATATTATTCTATCATGTCTTCTAAAAGCATCAAAATTAAATTTCTTAAATGATTTCAATTGTGCTCTATAATCCAAATATAATGTAATCTTTTTATATTTTTCATTATTATGATTTTCTGGTAAATTATCATATATATCCTGATCTATATCATTTATCCAATAAATTATATTATTCGTTTTTGCATATCTTGTAACTAACCAATCTATCATACGTAATGATAATTCATGTTTACCATCTATAATAGTTTTTAATGTTAATTTATAAATATTATTATTATTATAAAATGTATTCAAAGATGATAATAATAATTCTTTACTACTATTATTATTTTCTGTCATCATTGTTTAATTTATATTAAAATTGTTTATATCATTATTTAGTAAAAATTATCATATCAAATATTAATGCTATTATTGATAATGCCATTAATAATCCTATTCTCAAATCCCATATTAATATATATATATTAATAATTATTATTATCATTAATATCCAATTATGTTCATATAATTCTAATAATTCTTCTGGATATGGAACAGCTGGTCGTAATCCATAAATTAATAAATAAGCTGATATTATTCCGATTATTATATATCTTATAAAAATATCTATATAACTAATCATTTAATCTATTATTTTAATTTAAAATATTATTTTTCTTTTCCATAATAATATTAGAAAAATGCAATATGCATCATTAGATGAAGCTTATGGAAATTTTAATAATCAAGTTCCAAAGTTTAGAAATAAAAAAAAGAATTGTGAAAAATTTATAAATGATTATAGTCAATCTCAGGATTGCTATTATGATAAAGAAGGTATACCAATGCCTTCATGTGAAAAATTTAGTAATTCTAATGCTAATAATGCTCGTGATGTTGGTAATGCTAATAATGGTAATAATGGTCGTGATGTTGGTAATGGTCGTGATGTTGGTAATGCTAATAATGGTAATAATGCTCGTGATGTTGGTAATGCTAATAATGGTAATAATGGTCGTGATGTTGGTAATGCTCGTGATGTTGGTAATGCTAATAATGGTAATAATGGTCGTGATGTTGGTAATGCTAATAATGGTAATAATGGTCGTGATGTTGGTAATGGTCGTGATGTTGGTAATGGTAATATAAATGGTTATGAAAGTTATGCAAATTATGATAGTTATGCAAGTTATGCGAGTATAAATAATAAAGATTGTTCACCATTACAACCACCATCATATAAATTACCAATTGATAGTAATTCTAAGAATGCTTTTAATAAAGCATTAGAAACTTCTTTAAATACAAATGCAAATGAATATGAACCGATAAAACCTAATAAATTTTCAATTAAACCATATGATTTTGATGAATATGACGCATATTTGAATATATCTGATATAAAGACAAATAATAAGGATGAAACGGCAGAATATAGAACAACACCATTTTTAGAGGATTATTTAAAGAATTTGAGAGATAATTTTAAAACACCAGTTAAAGACCAAGGGCTACAAATAGCAAATGTAGAACAATTCACAAATTTTATTAATAATGCAAATAATATTAAAGTTGATATAAATTTATATAATTTGTTTTTATTTATATTCATAGGAATAATAATTATATTATTATGTGACCAAATAACAAAATTGGCAATAATAGTTGCTAATAAAAATATATAAGAATGGTTTTTTAATTATAGAATAATGAAATATTTTACACATTTAGTTTTTTCAGGCAGCGCATTACGCTCATTTTGTTTATTAGGTGTATTGAGATATATTTATTTTAATAAAATGGAGGATTATATTAAAAATGCCGCAGGTACATCAATGGGTTCTTTTTTTTGTTTAGCATTTGCTTTAAAAATACCAATAGATGAACTTGAAGAAATGATAATAACATTAATAAATATACCAGAAGTTATATCTGTATCTTCTGATGATTTCATAAATTTATTTACGGATTTAGGATTTAATAGTTCAAAATTATATTTATCAGGAATTAAGAAATTTTTGAAGAAAAAATATGATATTGAAGATATTACATTTATAGAATTATCTAAACTAACAGGTGTTAATGTTTTTGTTAGTGTAACAAAAATAAATACGGGTAAAAATTTTATATTTAATGTGAATGATACACCTAATGTTTCTGTATTAGATGCTGTTGCTGCATCGATGTGTATTCCATTATTATCACAACCAGTAAAAATAGATGATAATTATTATGTAGATGGTTGTTTAACAAATAATTTACCATATGAGATATTTAATAATATAAATCAAGATGATATATTAAATGTAGCTATTTATATTAAAAAGGATTATGAAGTTACCGATATAATTAAAACAGATGAAGAATTAAATTTTTTTAATTATTATAAACAAATATGTTCAATTATTTATTCAAATTCATTACATTGTAGTTATATATCTAAATTACCTAATTTTAAAAATCCATTATTAATATCTGATAGTCCATTTACTTCATTTTATAATATTAAGGTTTCAGATGATTCAATTGCATTTAATATTAAAGATGATGATGTTCAAAATTTAATATTGCAAGGTTTCAGAGATATTAGTAATTATATGAAACAATTTGAAATTATTGAAGAAGTAAGCGTTTCTTAATATTTTGATTGGATACATCTTCAATTTTCCAAGAAATATAAATATTATTATTATTGGGTTCATGTAAAATAGATACATATAAACCACTTTTTTTTAATTCTGCAATAATATAATTCATACAATTTGCATAATTATATAAAGGATATCCGATTATAATTGGTGGTATAGTATAATATAATGATTGTCCACCGCTTTCAGCAATAGTTTTTATTTTTTTATGACATGCATTTAGGATAACATTAAATGCTTCATTAATTTTATTATCTTTTTTTTTCTTAATTTCATATAAGTCATATAATGATAATTTAGAAATCATATTTTTATATATAAATATTTATATTATTTTTTAATTTTATTAAAATTTCCAATCATAATGATCACTTTTAATAATATTATTAGCAAATTGTAATAATTTTGCTTCTGTTCTATCATCATCAAAAGTATAAACACTTCCAGTTTCTTTATTAAATAAAAATATTGTTGGTGTACTATTTATATTATATTTTGTTCCTAATTCTGAACCTTTGGCATTATCAGTGATATCATATTTAATAGTATCAAAATGATAATTACCAGGATTATTATTTATTTTCTTTGAAAAATCACTCCATATACTATCTTCAAAATTTTTACAATGAACACATCTTTCCATGCAATAATATTGTAATGTATAAGATTTAACATAAATATTTGCATTTGTATTTGTAAATCTTTCATATTGTTTATAAATTGTTCCTGACATAATAGCAACAATAATTAAAACTATTAATACAATTGCTAATATCCAAAATCCAGCACTGGTGCCTGATTCTGTTTTTGATACATAATTTGAACGAGAATTAAATTTTGATTTAAACGAAGAAGAAACCATAATATAATTACCTAATCTATTTAATTATAATATTTTAATTGCTAAGTTATTAAAATATAGATAGACTAAAAATAATAATATTAAGGTATAAATACAAAAATCAAAATAGATGATATATTTAACTATTATATCATTAATATTAATCATATGTTTATCTTTTAACCAAATAATTGAATTGACAATAAAAAATAAATTAATTAATAATAATATGAAGAGTAAAATATAAATCATTTTTTATTAATATAATCTATTAATAAAAAATGATAAAAAAATATATTATATTATTTATCATGGTAAATTTAGCTTTTACATTAAAAAGTTTATTAATAGTTGGTAATACTACTCCAACTATATATTCAACTGTTAAAAATTCTAAATTATCACTTGAACATGTTTTTCCTAAATGTTATATGTATAAGAAACATTATAATGACGCGCATAATATTTTCAAATGTGATTCATATATTAATAATATGAGGTCTAATTATAAATATGTTGATAAATATAATAATAATTTTACAAGATTATATGATACTGATAATTTCGTAAATACAAAACAAAAATTATTTATACCTGAAGATGCAAGCAAAGGTATTATTTCAAGGTCAATAATGCATATGTGTTATGAATATAAATATGATTATAAGAAAGTTATTGATTATAAGAATTTAATTGAATGGTGTTTAGATTATCCACCAACAAAAGAGGAAATATATCATAATAATTGTATATTTCAGAAACAAAAAACGAGAAATATGTTTATTGATTTATATTATAAAAAGAAATTTAAGAATTTATTGATTCAATATTTTTCATAAAAATGATTATTTTTGTTATTTATAATAAACAGCGATTATGACTACTAATTATGAATATATATTACAGAATTTATATATACCTAAAAATATAATAAAAATAATAGAACCTTTTGCGGGTAATGGTGATTTATTAAATTATATTAAAGATAAAGATAATTATAATATTGAATGTTATGATATTGAACCAAAGAAAGATTATATTATTGAAAAAAATACGATATTAGATCCGCCTAATTTAAATAATTCATTTATATTAACAAATCCACCATATTTAGCAAGAAATAAAACAAATGATTTATATAAATGTTTTATAGAAATCTTAATTTCAAATGAATGTTTAGGTGGTATATTAATAGTTCCATTAAATTTTATATGTTCAATACGTAAAAATGATATTGATTTGAGAAAGAAATTTATATCAAAATATAATATTTTAATTATAAATATATACTATATGTTCATTTCAATATGAAAAGAAAGAACAAGAACAAGAAAAAGAAATTAAAGTTTATATATATCCATCAAAAATAGATTTTAATATTAAATTAAATAAGAATAATAATTATACAATTGGTGGTGATATATATAATTTAGAACAAAATGACAAATATAAAATAGATAGAGCAACAAAATTATATGATAATAAAGATAATTTTACAAATATTTTAGTAAAATGCATTGATGATAATATAAATAATAAAATTGGATTAAAAATAATAGATGATAAAATAATAGATAAATATATTGATAATACTCCTAAATTATCAGCAAGATCTTATGTTATATTAGTGATAAAACCAAAAATAACAATAATACAACAGCAAAAATTGGTAGAATATTTTAATAATTTTCTAAATGAAAAAAGAAATAATTGCAATTCATTATTTCTATCTAATTATAGAGAAAGTAAAGAAATTGCAAGAAAAAGAATATCATTTACATTAGTATATGAAATATGTAATTATTTATTAAATACTACTGATATTTATCAATAAAATATTGTTGAATTTCAATATGATTTCCAATTATTAAGTTTTCTATATTATTAAATTTATTTTTCAAATCTGTATCTATTACACTAAATTTAATGATCCATTCACATAAAATATAAGCTTCTTCAAATACATTATCTTGATGTCCTCCATTTTCTATAACTATTTTAGCAAATACCCAACCATTTATTTTACCACTTAATTTTGCATCAAATGATTTTAAACAATCATTTAAAGATATTTTATTTTTCTTTATATCATTATTATTTAATATAAATCCATCTTTAGTTGGTCTATATGCATTAACAGTTAATTTATCCATAAAAATGCCAACTTTATTAGATGTAATATTGCATGTATCAATTTGCAATAATTCATCTTTAATTCCTTGACGCGATGCATTAATTGAAATTCTACCAGATAATATTATATTTTCATTACATTCATCCAATAACTCTTTTTCTGTTTTATTAAATTTTGCTAATTCTAATAAAACACGTTTATATTCTTCATTATTAATATCTTTATTAAAATTTCTTTCTTTTATTTTATTCATTATTTATTTTTTGTCTTTCATTTCTAATATTATAAATATCAATTATAATAGGATTTATAATATCCATTTTATAATTTAAATATAATTAACTTAAATCATTTTTTAATAATATAATCTAAAAATATATTTAAGGAGTATTTATGAATATCTTTAAATCATTTTTAGATTTAAGTATATATAAAAAAATGATAATGATTTAATATTGGAAAGATATATAATTTGTATAAAATGATTTACACTAAACGGAGGCAAGCCAAAAGTGAAGATGAAAATATTAATAAAGATATTAATAAAAATATTAATAAAGATATTAATAAGAAACATCAAATATTTTTAGATAAAGCAGCAGAAATTGCCAAATATTCAACGATGCAACAAAAACATGGGGCAGTTATTGTACATAAAAATAAAATAATTGCATATGGATTTAATTATATGACCCATTATTTAAATGATAATAATAGTATTCATGCAGAAGTAGCAGCAATTAGTCAAGTATTTAAAAATAAAACTATTCTTGAAGATTGTGATATTTATGTTGTTAGAATTGCCACAGCCAGATTTAATAATTGTTTAAAATTATCTAAACCATGTGATAAATGTACTAAATTTATTAATAAATATAATTTAAGATGTGCTTATTATTCAACTAATTATGAATTTGAATATATGTTCTCTTAAATATCTAAACTCATTGAAACTTTTGGAATTATTCTTCTAATTGTTTTTTTAACAATCATTTCACGTTCATCTTTATTGAAAATCTTTGCAAGTAATTCTTCGCCTGTTAGATGTTTATTATTATTAATAATTTCTCTAACTTCTTTAATATTGATTGGTTTATAAACATTCTTAACATTTGTTTTTAATCTCCCATTTTGCGTATTCAAATCATTATAATTATATTTGAACATAAAATCTTCAATTTTATTATTTAAAACTTGTTGCAAAGTTTTTCTCTCTCTAATTGCTATTTTTAATTTTCTAATCGCATCATCATATTTAAACCAATCTGCAACTAAATTTTTAAATGTATCCATTTCATCCGCGGTTGGTTCTTTTGCTGTTGAAATTATATCATCAATTAAATCTATATTATCCATTATATCTCAAATATTAAAAAAATCTTTAAATCTATTTATTTTTTCTTTTTTATCACCGCTTTTGTTTTTGGATGCGGTGTTCTTCTTATTGGTTTAGGTTTAGATCCTGAATTAGAGCCTACTTTATCATAATCGGGAACATTTTCTTGAATAAATTGTGAAACAGTTTTCTCATCTCTTGAATTTTGAAATCGTACTTTATTACTTCCATCACCTACATAAGCAACTATTGTTGGAAATCCAGTTATTGATTTGAAAACAGTTGGAGCTTGTCTAATTGTTGATAATTCTATTTCATAAAATTGTTTGATATTTCCATATTTTTCTTTTAAACTATCCCAAGTTGGCATAAAACTGCGACAATGACCACAATCTTTCCAATGATATAATAAAATACATCCATGAGATGATATATCTTTAATAACTGTATTTAAACTTTTACTATCAACTTTTTCAATTACTTTTGGATGCGTACTCATTAATTTTCTATATATATATAAATAAAATAATAATTATGAATTTAGATTTAGCTAAACAATCTTATAATATTTCATGCGACCGTATTAAACAATTAAATGATAAATATAAAACAGAAAATGATTTATTTATTAATAAACAATTCAATTGTAGTAATATAATGAATATTGATGACCATGATATTAATAATGATAAAAAATATATTAAATATATTAATAATTTATATATAACTAAAAAATCATGTTTTTATAAATCAACTGAACCTGATGATTTTAAATGGACATCTGTTTTTAATAATGATTTAATTAAAGATGCTAATACACGTGCTTTATTTAATGAAAATACAAGGCAAAAAATATTAACTAGATATTAGAAATATAACTTATTTCTTTTTTATATTCATCTGATGGTTTTTCAATAATTATTATTGAATTATCAAAGTTTTTAACAAATTCTTTTAATAATGGTGGATGGATTTTACCTTCAAATAAATATTCATGTCTATCAACATTTGCACCCTTAATATTTTTACTATTATTTAAATGTATACATAATATATCATCTTTATCTGGTATTAATGACACTATTTCATTTAATTCATATCCGGCATTCCAAATATGACAAGTATCAATACAAATTTTAAATAATTTTCTTTCATCTGATGTGAAAGAATAATAGAAATTTAAGAAATCTGTAAAATCTTTTAATAATTCGGTTCCTTGTCCTGCTGGTGTTTCTAATAATAATATTGTTTTTATATTATGAATAATCATTTCATTTATAATATTTTTAATATTATTTTTCATTATTAATAAACTTTCTTGAATTGTTCCAGTTGTTGATTTTCCAACATGAATTACATAACCAACCGCGCCAATAATATTTGCAGTAATTAAATCATTAAAAACAATTGTATCTGTAATTTCTAATTGTTTTTTACCACTAATAAAATGTTTAGCAATATTAAAAGCATAAGGAGAATGAACAATTAAAAAGAACTTATTAATTTTACAATATCTTTTAATTAAATGTGATTCATATAAATATTTATCATAATTAGTTATATTCAAACTTCTTGGATTAGATGTAAATATTTGTAATGCATTGCCACCATTCATTGTAATTTGTTCCATTGTTTTAATTATGGTTGTTTCTCTTGATATATGAGCTCCAATAATCATTACTTAATAAATATTAATTTTATTTAAATATCAATTTTTATTTAAATAATAATTGTTTTTATACTTATATGGCTAAAATAACACATCCATTAATAATTAAAGGTTTTTAACTGTTACTTTATTTTTTATATTTTTTCATTAACATTTATATTACTTTATAAAATATATATAAAATTTTTAATCATAGTATATATAATGGATGAGAAAAAAAAGAAACAAACAAATTATATCTCAATTGGAGAAGCTACTATCTTATCAGGACTGTGTGCACAAACCCTTCGAAAACTTGCTCACCAAAAAAAGATTATATCTTATAAAACAATTACCGGACAAAGAAAATTTGATAAACTTAATATCATACAGATGTGTTCTAATGTTTCATCTTTTCATCAAAGAAAAGACGATACGAAAATTAATTACATCTATACTCGTGTTTCTTCCAGAAAACAATCTGACGACCTTGAAAGACAAATTGAATTCATCAAATCTCAAAAACCCGAATATAATACTTCATATAAACTTATTTCAGACATTGGTTCAGGAATTAACTTCAAAAGACAAGGGTTTATTACCATTTTGGTCTCCTGTCTGCAAAACAATATCGGAGAAGTTGTTATTGCCCATAAAGATAGATTGTCACGATTTGGATTTGACCTCATCAAACTTATTATTGAAAAAGCAGGTGGAAAAATTACCATTATTAACAATGAACAATATAAAAGTACAGAACAAGAACTCGCAGAAGACTTATTATCAATTATCCACATCTACTATTGCAGACAAATGGGAAAAAGAAAATATACCAAAACTAAAAACTAATAAAATTAAAATTAAGTTAAATAAAGAACAATTATTAATAATTAAAGAATGGTTTAACACGTGCAATTATTTATATAATAAAGCAAATGAATATGTTAAACATAAAAAATATAAACCTAATTTTATGACATTAAGAGACTTATTAATTACAAATAATACAAAAAAAAATAATATTGTTTATATTAATTTAGATAGTGAAATTAAAGAATTGCATAATAAGAAAAAACAAATAGAAAAAGAATTAAATAATAATGAAGAATTAATAAAAAATAAAAACTATTATATAGATTTAATAAAACAGAAAAATAAAATAAAAAGGGAAAAAGCAAAAGAAATAAAACCTGAAAAAAATAATATAGTAAATGAATGGGAATTAAGAACGCCAAAAGAAATAAGAGCATATGCTATTGATGAATTATGTAATGCTTATAAAACAGCTTTTGAAAATTTAAAGAAAAAAAATATATTAACTTTTGATATAAAATTTCGAAAAAAAAAAGATTGTAATTGTATTACTATTCCAAAAAATTTTATAAAAATAAAAGATAATAATATGTTTCTTGCACCTACTTTTTTAGGTAAAAATAAAAAAATTAAATTTTATAATAAAAATAAAAATTTAAAAATAGAGAATGATTGTAAACTTAAAAAAATTAATAATAATTATTATTTACTAATACCAGAGCAAATTAAAGAAGAAAAGAAAAAAATAAATACTGATAATTATTGTGGAATTGATCCTGGAGTAAGAACATTTATGACATTATTTAATAATAATAAAATTGTAGAATATAAACATAATCATAATTTAATAAAACTATTGAATAAAAGAATAGATGAATTAAAAAAAAGAAGAAAAATAAAAAATAAAAGAAAGTTATTAAATAAACTAGAAAAAAGGAAAAAAAATTTAATAGATGAGATTCATTGGAAAACAATAACTGATATAACTTCTTTTAATGATATTATATTTTATGGCAATATCAATAATCACGATATTGTAAAAAATAGTAATAATACATATTTAAACCGTGATATTAATGACTTAAAATTTTATTTATTTAAAGAAAGGTTAATTTTTAAGTCATTAATAAAAAATAAATATGTAATATTAGTAAATGAGGCATTTACAACAAAAACCTGTAGTTGTTGTGGTTCAAGATATGAAATATGTAAATCAAAAACTTATATATGTTCAAAATGCAATAATACAATGGACCGCGATATAAATGCTGCAAAAAATATATTATTAAAAGGTATTATAAATTTATAATACCTTTTAATAATAGGGAATTCGTCATTTTTCCCATTTTCTAAAAGAAAAGTTAGGTGATTAAACTATTTATTTATTATAAATAAATTTCGTGGACGAATTTGTTATTATTTGTAAATAATAACAAAAGTTTAATAGACTTATAATGACGGTACTCATATTATTATTGATATTAATGAAATTGATGATAATGAACTTTTAAAATTTTCAAATACTATTTCAATAATTCTTGATAAAATAGTTGAAAAATTTAATTTAAATGTTGTTGGTAAAGTTATACATCAATTTGAACCGTTTGGTGTTACTGGTGTATATGTATTAAGTGAATCACATTTATCAATTCATACATTTGTTGAAGAAAAAAAAATAGCAATGGATTTATATACTTGTAATACATTTGAAAATAGTATTGATGTAATTGATTATATTAGAAGTTTATTTAATCCTTGTATATGTAATTATAAAATAATATCTAGATAATTATTTAATTATTATAATCAATTAGATATTTACATATATTAAAATCTATTTTATAACGATATGGACATTTAAAATATAATGAATTCTTTTGTGTTGCTAAAAATTTTACTAAACACATATGATGAATATGATAATTATTTGAATGATATTTATGAATATTCTCAAATAAATTAACAACTTCTTTTTTAGTATTATTTAATGTTTCTAAACAAATAGGACAATAACTATTAGGTTCTATAGTAGTAGTAATAATATATGGTAAATTATTAATTTTCCAGCCATATCCAATCATTTTATAAATATCCATAAATATTTCATGATTAGTATGAAATCCTCTTATAAATTGTGTTGTTTTATTTTTGATATCTGTTATTATTTTTTTAGTAATAAGATAATTATCCATATGATCATATGGAGTACTGGTATTTTTAGAATAATAATATTTTATTTTTTTATCATTTGTATCATCTTTTGCTAATAATAATCCATAACAAATATAATTATTATTTTTAAAAGGAGGTTCATCATTTGATATTGTTATATCAAAAGTTATTTTTAAATTCTCAATATTATTAGTATTATCTGTAATAAATTTATAAAAGTTTATATGATCTAATCCATGTTTGAATGCTATTTTTATTATAGGATTTTTAATAAATCTATCTATTGTTTCCATATCATATGATATATCATATAATCTATTTAAAGAAAGTTTTTTATTTAAATAAGCTTTTTTAAAGAAAGTAGCCAATAATCTATCACATACATATTTATCATAAATAATACCATTATTATTAATAATTTCTTGTTCGAGAGAAAATAAGAAGATATTTAATTCTTGATAATATAACATTTTTTATATAAATAATATTTTTTAATAATAATATCATTTTTTATATAAAAATAATATGAATATTTATAAATGAGATGATTGTTTATTTAAATATACCATATAAAGACCGAAAAATAGTTAAAAATTATGGTGCTTTATGGGATGCAAAATTTAAAAAATGGTATTGTGAAGAAGATAATGAATTATGTTCTTTATATAATATTTATAAAGAAATAGAGATATTAGGAGAAGATCGTAATTTTGGTTCTAATAAATTATTTATAGATATGATCCCAAAAACATCATATTTTAAAAATGTGCGTTCATTATTCAATGATTGTGATTGGAATTTAATAAGACATCATATATATGAAAGAGTTAATCATAAATGTGAATGTTGTGGTAAAAAAAAATTTAAATATTTGGATGCACATGAAAGATGGGAATTTAACGAAGAAACAAAAAAACAAAAATTAATCAGAATTATTGCATTATGTAAATTATGTCATGCAGCAACACATTATGGACATTCTAAAAGAACAAAAAATATAGATAAAATTAATATTCATATTAAAAAAATAAATAATTTTAGTGATGAAGAATTACAAAATCATATTAATGATGCATATAAAACATGGAAAGAAAGAAATAAAATTAAATGGGAACTTGATTTATCTATTATAACTAATTCAGGTTTTGAAATAAAATAAAATAATTAATTATAATAGACAAATAAATATGAATAATGAATTATTATATTTATTAAATAATTTTATAATTGAAATAATATATAAACATAATTATTTTAATGAGAATGAATATAGGTCCATTAAAAATATAAATAATTCTTCTAAAATTGAATATGAATATGATAATGATACTACAAGTAAAAATAAAATAGATGTTCAACATTATACATTTTATTTTTTATTAGAATATATTAAAAATATAACTTCAAATAATAATAAAACAAATAGAACTCAATTATAATCTATGAATAATTGAAAATTGTGTCACATTTGTTGTATTATTTCTGAAAAATATCATCCAAATTGAACAATTACCCGCATTACATATTATATATTTACATTTACTCATAATTAATGTTATTGCTAAATATTTTAATGAATATTCATAATTAAGTTCTTTATATACTTTATCAACTGTTGAAATTTGTTTTGGCATATGTCTTATTTCATCATAAAAAATTATATTATTTGGAAATTCTAATTTCATCTTATCTAAAAAATTAGTTTCATCTGATTGAATAAGAAATTTAATTTTTGGTTCTTTTTTTAATATTTCATTTGCATGTGAAATATATTCTTCAAATGATGGTAATGCAATTTCTGTTATTTTATCATTACCTCTATAAAATAATACACAAATATTATCATGTTCAATTGAATATTTTTGCTCTATTTCTGTTTGTATCTTTAATATTTCATCATTTGGTGTAAAATATTTACGAATAAATGGATTTAAAGAAATTAAATCTAAAGTTTTGTAATTTTTATATTGAAAACATTCATGATAATTGATATCATGATTATGTTTAATATCAATATCATTTTCATTATAATGTTTGAAATAATTGAAAGTTATATCATCAGTTGTATTTTGTTTATACCAAGTATAAAAACCAGTGGTATCATAGATATTAGGCAATTGTTTATATTTATTAAAAATCATAATTAAATAATGTAATCTAAGTGAACAGCATGAAAAAAAACCTCCATCATGTGAAACAGAAAAATTCATAGTATAAATAATTTTATATATAAAAATCTTTATATATAAAACTTTTATTTAGTAATAGTAGAATTATGACATCAGTTATTATTAATGATAATAAAAAAGGTTTTGAAAAATTAATTGATATAATGTCTGAATATATTCCTGATAATAATTATTTTACTTATAATGGCAAACCTATTTTAAATAATACTACTTTAAATACATCCAATGATTTATCTAAAATTTATTATAAAAGTAGTTCATTAAATCAATTTATAAAAGAAATAGAAAACGGTAAATATGAATTTTATTTGAATCAATATAATAAAAGTTGTATTCAGCGAATTTATAATAATATTAATGAATCAAAATGTATGTCTATTAAAAGTTATACTAATGATAAAAATATTAGAATTAATATTATAAATAAATCTATAAATATTAATTCTAAAATAACAAGTTTTTCATTACATGATAATATTTATGATATTATTATCGAAGATAATGAAGAAAAAGAAAAAGAAATAGAAAAAGAAAAAGAATTATCAATGTTAGAAGTTATAGCATCTACATTAAATTCATCAATAAAATCACAAAAAATACAAGATATAATTGTTTCAAGATATCTTGAAAATGACAAAAAATAATATAATTGCCATATATAAACCTTTATGCAAGGTTTACGCCTTCATCGTTAAAAGAATTATTCCCCAAAACAGCAATCCAAGCACAACACCTGTGCCGCATTCTCCATTCTTGTTTGTGATGCATTCAGAACGAATTGCATTAAACTCCGAAAATCGTGGATGCGTGTCGCAAGTCGCCTGTTTGTTGTGAAAACAATTGAAGAGTTCCTCGTCCTGTATTTGATTATGTGCTTCTTTGGTGCAGAAGTTAACAATCGCCTTATTAAGATTTTTTACAACATTGCGCTGCAATCCGAAATGACGTGTTTCAATCACAACGAACAGGCAAGAGAAAATAGCAGCTGCAAGAATTACCTTCATCATATGTTGCGTAATAAAAATCATTTAAATTTACTATCAATTTTTTTTAAATTTACTATTATTTTAATATATATATATTTTTATTAAAATAATAGTAAATTTTAATAAAAATGATTTATTATTATTTTAATAATTATTAGGTCAAATTGAAATGATTGTTGAATTTTATCTCAAGGAGGATGACTATACGTATATTTATGGCGGCAGATTGTTTAAAGCAGAGTTTGACCCTGAAACAAAGCAAATGCTTGAGCCATATGTTCGCAGAGCTTCTCCAACAAAGACAATTAAGTTCTATCCATCAAAGAAGGTTTTCATTGTGTATATCAATAACAAAATCACAGAATTGATATTTGTTATGACTTGCTGGTCGGATGATTACACTGCGTATATGATACATGACAACAAGGCGATATCATATACGAAGTGTTATCATGGATTTCCTAAAATAACTCCAACACCCTGCGACGTCGATTTCACGGATTATATTCGTGATAATGGACTCGAGATGGACGGTTGAAATTATTTTATGAGAGACGGGGATATATATGTCAATAGTTTTTGGCATTTATAAATGTTCTTTGATAACCATAATAATTTATAATATTCATTTTTATTTATTTTTTTATTTTTTTTCATTATTATTATATTTCTATATTTAATATTCTCACCATCATATATTAAATTTGATTTAAGGCGATTATTTGAAAATATTAAACCTAATAGTCCAGAACCAGTAGGATATTTATCAGATATTCCATAATGATTATTTTTGATATTATTAATAATATTATTGATAGCTCTTAAAAATATTGGATTTTCTGATTTAGTTATAATAAAATCCGAAAAAATTAATAGTTTATTGTAATAATAATCATATTCAGATGCAAAATAATTATTATTTATAAAATTTATTAATTTATATTTACAATAAAATTTAGTATCTATATATATACCACCATATTTATATAAAATACAATATTTCCACAAATCATTTTTATATTCATTTGAATTTAATTGATTATAAGCATTATAAACATAATCGGGATAATTATCAAAAATAAATTTTTTACAATCAGTTAATTCATCAAAAAAAAAATAATTAAATTCAGGATTATAATCTTTAATACTTCTAATATTATTATTTATATTATCATCCAATAATTGTTTATTATAACATTGAAATATATTTAATGGTACTCGATTATAAATGCCAAAATTAGATAATAATGGCATATTATATTAAAAGCATCAGGTTATTTAAACTTGTCCAGCGACGAAGTCAAACAAATCTGACCAATTCTCAATGATATAATTCTTTCGATTATAAGTGATTATTTTGAAATCATTCAAATCACTATAATCGATATAATCAATATAACTATCACAATAATTTTCTAGCAGTATTTTAACATTTTCTGAATTAAAATCAACCAACGAGAATTTTTTATCAAAATTTTCATTTTGAATGAAACATCTCGTGAATGACACAAATTCAACTGCTAGAAAATTATACATCGCAATCTGTTCTATCAAATAATACTTGTCATCATTGCTTTTGTACAAACACCCCTCCATTTTGCGCCTTAAATAGAGACAATAAATATATATTTATCATTTTTTATTAATTATCCTATTATAATTAATAAAATTATTATTAATAACATTAATAGCAATAATATTAATAAAATATAATTATTATTATCATTATCATTATTATTATTAGATAAAATTGTAGCATTTGAATAAAAACTTTTTAAAGTTCTTATTTTACCTAATCCATATTTTTCATCATTATTATCTAATGATAATAAACGTTTGACTTTTAATATAGCATTATTAGGATTATATGTTTTATTATTATCAATAAAATATTTTGGTTTATTTCCCCTACCATATTCATGATATATAATATTTTCTTTTGGTGTAAATATATCCCATCCATTTGTATAAAATTTAACAGATGTTAATATTTCTTCACCTTCAAATAAATCATCTAATGTTGGGTCAAATGGTATTTCATTTAAAAATTTAGATTCGCAAAAAAACATACCTGCACTCATAAAATATGAAAGTTTATAATCATTTTTAGTATCTATATATATAGCAGTACTTAATACTAATATACCATTCTTATTATATTCAGCACTATGTATATGAGGTATAGTATTTGTTTTTTCATTTATTTTTATTACATCAATAGGATAATGACTTATTACAGGTTTTAATGATAATTTTCTATTTTTAATTTCTTTAATCATATTTATTAATTTTTCATCCCAATCTTTTATAAATGTTGTATGACTGTCAATTTGTAAATAATATTCTTCACCATTCCATAATCCAGAACATAAATATCTTGCATATGTTGGTCCTTTTGCCTCAAAATATGGTATTCTAATAATTCTAATATTGCAATTCAATTCATTATTTATTAAACAATCATTATCTATATCAAAATTATTTTGTTGACAAATACCAATATAACAATTATCTTTATTTTTAGCATTATCAAATAAAGATTTTATTGTTTTTTGACATTCATCATCTCTATAACTGGCTATTGAAACAAAAATAAAATTTTCTTTAATATTAATATTTCTAACTTTATAATCCATATTTATCAAACTATTCATAAATAATAAAAAAAATATAATAATTTAAAATGTCATATAATAATCTTCATCTGCAACATCTTCCCAATTACTTATAATCTCATGTTTAATTTCTGGTTTAATCTCATGTTTAATTTCTGGTTTAATCTCTGATTTAATATCTGGTTTAATCTCTGATTTAATATCTGGTTTAATCTCTGATTTAATATCTGGTTTAATTTCTGGTTTAATCTCTGGTTTAATCTCTGATTTAATTTGATTAATAACAGCATTAACCCATGATTTATTAAATATTATAGGTTGAATAACTGTTTCTTCTTCAATATTATCATCTAATAATAAATATAAATTAGATTGTAATTTTTGAGTTTGCTTATTTTCTGAAACTTTTGCTGAAGTAATTTCAGCTGTTTTTGTTGGACATATTTTATTAAATCTATATGAAACAATTAATTTTTCACGATTAGCAAATGATAAACGATGTCTAAATCCACATTTTTCTTTATCACATAATTGTCCAAATGTACAATTTTTTTTACGAGTTTCAGGATTTGGTTCATCTTTTAATTTATTTGAAAGTTCATCATAAAATTGTTTAACTATTTTTCTATCTTTATAACTAATATAATGTTTATAAGAACAATCAGAATCAACACACACACAATTTAAATTGCAATTGATGATATTCATTTGTTTTTGTTTAAAACTTTATAATTTTTTATAAATATAATATCATTTTTTATTTTAAATTAACTTTCAAAATTAAATTAAATAATATATGGTTTATTTTCATTAATAATATATGCATCAGTTAATATTTCGGTTCTTAATGTATTATGAGCATATGGAAAATTAACTAATATTCGTATTATTTCTTTATCTAAATCAGGTAATACATTTAAATCAGTTGTATTAAATTGTGGTTTTAATAATTCATCATATAAAATATATATAAATTCAGTCATATCTCTTCCGAATTCATTTGTATCAATTATATAATGTTCATTGCGTTTATGCATAAATGCACTTGCAATAAATTTATAATAATCTTTTATTATAACTATATTAGGATCACCTAAACCATATTTATTATTATTAATTTGTCTACTATTTGAAAATGGTTGTATTAAACCAAAATCCCATATAACCCATAAAAATCCAAGATTTTCTAAATAAAAATCTTTACCATAAAGATTATAATGAAATTAACCACCTGGAGTAATTTTATGATAAAGAAAATTACCTGAATGTGTATCACGATGATGTGCGTTTGTATATTTATGAAAAAACATAATAGATATCATTATTTGAATTAATGCATTCCAAATAAGTTTATCATTAGTATGATATAAATTAATAAAATGTTCAGAATCATTATCTGCAAGTTCATTCATTGTTATCATTATATGCGGTGTATTATAAATATTTTTAGGTAAATTATCTAATAAATTTGCAAATGATGATGAATTTTGCAATTTAAATGATGGTGATTTATCACTCATATATTTAATATTAATGTCTTTAATAGTTTGTTTTTTACATTCTAATTTACCAAAAGAAATAGGAAAATGTGGACATTCTTGTTTAAGAACACAATCTGTTAAATCTTTTAATACTAAATATTCATATTGATTTTTATAACTTGAACCATCACTTATTTTTGTTGCAAATGTAAATAATTTACCAAATTTTTTATTATTTAATCTATAATGTGATAAAAATACGGAACCATATTCACTATCCATACCAATTTGTTTATCTAAAATTATACGATTACCTATTCTATAAATATAATTACCACTATTCGTATATTTATATAATCTTAAACAATTATCTTCATATTTTTTTCTTGAATTAATATATTTATGTAAAATTCTATAATATTTAATTCTATTTTCAATTGTTGTCATTCTATTAATACGCATTAAAGGTTTAATAAATTTACCAATATCTTTTTTAACTTCAGAACTATTTTTTTTTATTAATTTTCTAAGGTTTTCTTCAATCTCTCTATTTTCTTTTTGAATTTCTTCTATCTCTCTTTCTATATTACTTGGTGTTCTTGTTCTTATTTTAGGTGTTGATTGTGAAAATGATTGATTATTAGATTTAGACGATGATAATGAATGATATTTAGATGTTGATGATGATAATGATGATAATGATGGCAATTTTTTAGATGAAGATAATAATGATGATGGTGATATTACACTTTTAATTGATTTATATGAGCTAGCTCTTGAATTACTTAAATTAAATGTTGAACTTGAAAGTCTTTTTATTGCATCAGCCTGTTTTATTGATGATGATGATGATGATGATGGAAGTTTTGATGAACTTGATGATTTTCTAACACTTGGTGGTGGAGTTACTTCAGTTTTACGTGGTCGTCCTCTTCTTTTAGTTTCTTTAGGTTCTTTTACTTTCTTAGGTTCTTTAGGTTCTTTTACTTTCTTAGGTTCTTTAGGTTCTTTTACTTTCTTAGGTTCTTTAGGTTCTTTTATTTTCTTTGGTTCTTTAGGTTCTTTTACTTTCTTAGGTTCTTTAGGTTCTTTTACTTTCTTAGGTTCTTTAGGTTCTTTTACTTTCTTAGGTCGTCCTACTTTTTTAGGACCATCTTTTAATAATTTTTTGATTTTTGCATCATTATGAGTTAAATATTCTTTATAATAATCGCATGCTTTTTCTGATGCTTTTTTTTTATTAGCATTATAACCAAGAATACATGTTGAAAACGGTATATTATTTCTTGTACAATTTGATTTATATTGAATAAAAGGATTTGGTTTAACGCATTTTTCACGTGCAATAGAATATTCACATGTTGGAGGTTTACAGTTTTTTTCAAATTGCATATATTAATTCTATATAATATATGGTTTTTTATTTATAATAGTATTTGGTTTTATAGTTGTAAAAGTTGAAATATTTTCATTCATACATATTAATAATAATTTATTTAAATCAGATAAAGAATTAATATCAGTTATATTATCATATTTATGTAATATTTCAGCTATTTTAGAAAGTACTTTAATAGAAGTAGAATTAAATTTTTGTGAATTTGTAATAATTTTATCAATAGGTCTAATATAATCAGTAGATATATGTAATTTCTTTTTACATTTACCAAATTTATTTTTATTAATTAATTTACTATTTGAAAAAGGTTGTATTAATCCAAAATCCCATATAACCCATAAATAACCTATATTTTCTAAATAAAAATCTTGTCCATAAATATTATAATAAAAATACCCACCAGGAGTAATTTTATGATAAAGAAAATTACCTGCATGTGCATCATTATGAAATGCATTAATATATTTATGAAAAAACATAATAGAAATATATATTTGTGCAATTGAATTTAATAAATATTCATTATTATTATTATAAATAATTCTATATCTATTAAAATCACCGGATGCTAATTCATTAATTTGATAATATAAAGAAATATTATTATTTACTAATTCAGGATAATTTTTTGATTTATTAATATCTGATAATTTTATATTTTGCAATAAAATATGATTTTCATAACTACTCTTAATTATTTTATTATCACATTTGATTAATCCATAAGTTATAGGGAAATGAGGGAATTTAAATGTTATTACTTTTTTAGAAACTTCACAAAGAACAAGATATTCAATTTCATTATTAATAGAATAATTAACAACTTTTATTGCAAATTTATTTAATTTATTTAAATCATTATATTTATAATTGATATCATGTTGATAATGAGCTAAATAAACAATCCCGTATTTACTTTTTGAACCGATTTGTTTATCTAAAATAATTTTATTACCAAGTCTATAAATTGGTAATTTTGTTTTTTCATCGTATTTATATAATCTCATACAAATATTTTTATATTTTTTATTAATTGATACAATATATTTTCTAATATATATAAAAAAATTAATTCTATCAATAATATTTGCTGAAACTCTTTTAATAAAAGGTGTTAATATTTTTTGTATTTTATTTGCCGCTGTTATTTTTTGATTTAAGGAACATTTTAATGATAACTTTTTATATATTGTACCAGTATTTTTAATTTTTCTTAAGGTTATAGGATTAATATTTTTATTTTTAATCCAATTATCACATATTTCATTTGATTGTAATAATTTATTTAAAATTTTACTACAATTTGATTTTAAACTTTTATATATTTTACCATTTTCATTTATTTCTCTTAATGTAATCGGATTAATTTTTTTATTATTAACCCATTTTATACATAAATCTTGTGTTAATATTTTTTTTGCTTGCATTTCTATTATCTAATATAATTTAATTTATTTAATTATATATGGTATTTTATTGATAATATTTAATGGTTTTGTTGTTATAAAGGATGATACATTACTAATGAAAAAAGTTAATATTTTTTTATTCATATTTCTTATTTTTTTATAATCATTTATGTCATTATATTTTTTTATTAAAGTAAATAATTTTTTCTTTATTGATTTTTCTAAATGACTTAATCTGATAAATTTGATAGTATCTATTATTTTATCAAGAGTATATATATATTTATTATAATCATAATTAATTGGTATTTTTGCATCTTTAAATGATTTAACTAATCCAAAATCCCATATCATCCATAAATAACCTATATTTTCTAAATAAAAATCCTTACCATAAATATTATAATGAAAATAACCACCTGGATTAATTATATGATAAAGAAAATTACCTGCATGAGTATCAGTATGATATGCTTTTATTCTATCTTGAAAAAACATAATAGAAATAAACATTTGAATTATATTATTTAATAAATTATTTTTAGTTGTTATTAAGATATTTATAAAATCACCAGATGCTAATTCATTTATTTGTATATATAATGCTTTATTTTCATTTATAATTTCAGGTAAAAAATTACTATCGAAATGTTTATCTTTTACTATTGAATAATCATCTGAATTATTACTTTTTAAAGTAGTATTATTACAATTCAAATAACCATATGAAATTAAAAAATGAGGACATTTTAATTCTATAACTTCTTTTGTTAGTTTTTTCAAAATATCTATTTCTTTTTTATGTTTTGGTTTTTGATTTGTTATTTTTACTGCAAATTTTATCTTATATTTAATATTAGATTTGAAATGTGATAAAAAAACAATTCCATTACTACTTGGAGTACCTATAATTTTTTCTAAAATGATATTATTACCAATTCTATAACTTGGTAATCTATTAATTTTATCAATATTATATAATCTTAAACAATTATTATTATTTTTAATTTTTAATAAATATTTTTTTATACTTAAATAATAATTAATACGGTCAATTATATTAACTGAATTTATATTAACAAATGAATTAAATAAATTATTAGCTTTCATATACTCGTTTATTTTTTCAATTTCTAATTGATTATTTTGATTTAAAGAACATAATTTTTCTAATTTCTTATATACAGGTCCATTTTCTTTAATCTTGCGCATTGTTTCTGGATTAATACTTTTATTGATAGACCATTTATCACATATATCTTTTCTAGTTATTTTATTCATTTATCTAATTATATATGGAGTTTTATTTATTATATTTGAAGGTTTAATTGTTGTAAATGATGGAACATTAGCAACTAGAATATTTAATAGTTTTTTATTAAGTTCTTCTAATTTAGAATAATCAGTTATATTTATATATGTTGCGATTTCATTATTTATTAATGTTTTGAATGTGCGAATTTCTGTTTTTAAAAATGTATTATAATAACCCATCGCATTTATTATTGTATTAAAATCTGTATTTACTGGTTTATAAATTTTAGTTGCGCCATTTTTTCTATATGCAGAATGATGAGTTATAAATCCAAAATCCCATATTACCCATAAATAACCTATATTTTCTAAATAATAATCTTTACCATAAATATTATAATGTAAATAACCACCTGGTTTAATTTTATGATAAAGAAAATTACCCGTATGTGCATCATTATGATACATTTTTGTATAATTATTAAAAAACATAATAGAAATTAAAATTTGTGCAATTGCATTAAATGCATCTATATTATTTGGTTTGCTAAATAAACTATGAAAATCACCAGAAGCTAATTCATTTATTTGTATTAAAAATGTTTTGTTTTTATTTATCATTTCTGGTAAATAAATTCTATTATTATGTTTATTTTTAACAATTAAATAATCATCCGAATTTTTACTTTTTATTTTTGGATTATCACAACTTAATGAACCATATGAAATAGGAAAATGAGGGCATTTTAATTCTATAACATATCGAGTTAATTGTTTTAAAATTTGTATTTCTTTTTTATTATCTGCAGATTGATTTGTTATTTTAACTGCAAATTTATTTAATTTATCAAATTTTAGTCCATATTTTACATTTGATTTAAAATGTGATAAAAATACAATTCCATATGCACTTGGTGTTCCAATTTGTTTATCTAATATAATTTTACTTCCAATTCTATATACAATATTAGCATGATTTCTATCAATATTATATAATCTCAAACAATTATTTTTTTCTTTAATTGATAATAAATAATTTTTCATTATTAAAAAATAATTAATACGGTCAATAATATTAATTGTTGACCTTTTAATATATGGTATAAATAATTTATGTATTTTTTTAAAAGCATTCATTTTTATTGCTTTTGAATTTATTTCTGATTTTATTTCTGGTTTTGCTAAACATTTTTTAACTAATTTTTTATATATTGCCCCTTTTTCTGAAATTTTACGCGATGTTTCTGGATTTATCTTTTTATTTTGAAGCCATTTATCACATATATCTTTTTGAGTTAATTTAACTTTTTCTATTGGTATACATTTTTTAACTAATTTTTTATATATTGCACCTGTTTCTGAAATTTTACGCATTGTTAAAGGATTAATAGTTTTATTAAGAAGCCATTTATCACATATTTCTTTTTCAGGTAATTTATTCATTTATCTAATTATATAAGTAGTTTTTAATTAATGACGTTTTAATATCATATAATTAACTATTTTTTTAAAATATGTTTCTGGTTTTTCTGGTTTTTTCTGTATGATATAAGGAGTATTATTAATAATTTTTGAAGGTTTTATAGTTGTAAAAGATGATACATTAGTAATTAAAAAATCTAAAATTTCATTATTAAACTTTGTACTTAAATTAATATTTTTAATATTATTATATTTTCCAATTAAGTCTAATAATAATTCAATTAATATATATTCTTTTGATGATAATAGATTAAAATTATAGATATAAAAATTAGCTGATTCAATTACTAATTTATGATCATAATTAATTGATATATCAGTTTCATTAAATTTTTTAGCTAATCCAAAATCCCATATTATCCATAAATAACCTTTATTTTCTAAATAATAATCTTTACCATAAATATTATAATGAAAATATCCACCTGGTTTAATTTTATGATAAAGAAAATTACCAGCATGAGTATCTCTATGATATGATTGCATTCTATCTTGAAAAAACATTATTGATAATAATAATTGTGTTATAGTATTAAATATATCATTATTTTTATCAGATAATAAATTATTTTTTAAATCACCTGATGCTAATTCATTAAGTTGGATTAATAATGATTTATTATCATTTATTAATTTTGGAAAAAGTTTTTTATTTTTATGTTTATCTTTAACAATTGAATAATCATCTGAATTATTACTTTTAACACGTGAATTATTACATCTCAATGAACCATATGAAATAGGAAAATGAGGGCATTTTAAATTTTTAACTTCTTCTGTTAATTTTAGCAAAATTAGAATTTCGTTTTTATTTGATTTTGTTTGATTTGTTATTTTAATAGCAAATTTATTTAATTTATCAAATTTTGTTCCATATTTTATATTTGATTTAAAATGTGCCAAAAATACAATTCCATATACACTCGCAGAGCCAATTTGTTTATCTAATATAATTTTAGTTCCAACTCTATATATTGGTTTATTCGTTTTTGAATCAATATTATATAATCTCAAACAATTTTTTGTTTCTTTTATTGATAATAAATATTTTTCCATAATTTTAAAATAATTAACTCTATCAATAATATTGGCAGATATACGTTTAATATATGGTATAAATAATTTATGTATTTTCTTATACGCTCTAATCTTTTTTTCATCTGAAAATTCAGATACTGCTGTTTTAAATGATGCTGATGATGATAGTGATGGTGCAGTTTTAAATGATGCTGATGATGGTAGTAATGGAGCAGTTTTAAATGATGCTGATGATGATAGTGATGGAGCAGTTTTAAATGATGCTGATGATGATAGTAATGGAGCAGTTTTAAATGATGCTGATGATGGTAGTGATGGTGCAGTTTTAAATGATGCTGATGATGATAGTAATGGTGCAGTTTTAAATGATGCTGATGATGCTGATGATTTAACTGAACATAATTTTTGAAGTTTCTTATATACATCACCATTTTCTTTAATTTTGCGAGATGTTTCAGGATTAATAGTTTTATTAGCAAGCCATTTATTACATAAATCTTTTTGACCTATTTTAGCTTCTTTATTTGGTTTTTGATTTAAGGAACATAATTTTTGAAGTTTCTTATATACATCACCATTTTCTTTAATTTTGTGAGATGTTTCAGGATTGATAGTTTTATTAGCTAGCCATTTATTACATAAATCTTTTTGAGTTAGTTTCTTATTTTTTAACATTTATATTCTAAACATTAAACAGATAATAATGAAAAAATATGTTTTTATTATTGATTTGGATAGTACAATAATTGGTGATTGTAGTTATCAATTACAATTATATAATATTTCTAAAATAATGAATAATAATAATAAACAATTAATAAATATTAATAAAATATTATCACCGTATTATAATGAAAAAGCAAAATTAGTTCGTCCTTATTTTGTTTATTTTATAAATAAAATGCGAGAATTATATAAACAAGATGTATATTTTTATGTATATACTGCATCAAGTAAAGATTGGGCAAATATACAAATAAAATTAATAGAAAAAGAAAATAATATTAAATTAAATAGACCTATTTTTACAAGAGAAGAATGTAAAGAATTTAAAAATAAAAAATTACAATCTTATACAAAATCTATTGACCCTCTATTAAATAAAATTAAACCTAAAAATCCGGAAATTATAATTATTGATGATAGCGATGTTTATACCGATTTTAAACATGTTCAAATACAATGCAAACCTTATAATTATACATCTTTTTGTGAAATATATCAAGTATTACCTGATAAAATGCAAAATGATTTAGGAAAAGGTATGATATGTCCATATAATAAAGATAATTGTACTATTACAAATAAAATGAAATTATATAAATGGTTATATAAGAAATGTAAAGAAGTTAATAAAAATAATAAGAAATATTTATTAGATAAATTTTGGTTAAATCTAGCTAAAGTAATTGAAACTAATAAAATTACTGATTTTAACAGTAATGTAATAAAACAATTAACTTCAATTGCGAATAATTAAAAAAAATTTAATAACCATAATTAGCAACAGCATAACTATTGCAATAATTACTATTATAAATATAAAATAACCAATAAAACGGACCAGCAAATAATGCCATTATTAAACCGGCTATTTTATCTCCAACTGATGAATTATAAAATAAACATATAAATGACGCAAAAAATGCTATAAATCCAGATGTTATCCATATTAAAATTAATAAACCTATCCAAAAAAAATAAATAATATATGGACCACCTACAAATAACATCCACCATATATTAAAATCACTAGTTTTTTCAACATTTACTACTTTTTTTTCATCATCTGATTTTTTATCTAAATTAAATTGTATTGGTGGAAGAGTTTGTGTAGTTGTAGTAGTCATTATATTAATCTATATATTAATTATAAATTAATAATATTTATAATTATTACAATAATTTATATTATATATATAATATATCCAATAAAATGGACCAGCAATAAGACCAAAAATAACACCTAATATTTTATCATTCATTGGTGCATCATAACCTAAACATATCAAACTTGAAATAAAGGCAATAATACCACTAAATAACCATATTAATATAATTATTAAAATTATAAATGATAATATTGTATCAGCTTTTTCTATTTTTTCTTCTTTTGTTGCCATTATTAATTATATAATCTATATTATATAAATATTTATTTATGTAATTGAATATAATAATAAACACACATTAAAAATGTATCACATAAATCATCTTTTTTTTTATGAGAATTAATTATTGTTAATATCTCATCATTTTTATAAACATTTTTTAATAAATACGTTGCATAATGAATAGCATCAATTTTATTTTGTTTATATTTATTTGATGCTATTATATCTGTATATGTATCCATTATTTTTAATTTATGTTTTGGAGATACATAAATAGTTTCTATATCTAAATTTAAATGTTTAGCAATTAATTTAAAATAAGTATTTATACATGTTTGAATTGTTCGCATAATAGATGTCATTTGACATTCTATCAATATTATCAATTTATCTTTTGTATTTTCAAGATTTAATTTAATCATCAAATCATCTAAAAATTCAATTGTATTATCAATTATATTTTGAATATTTGTTTTTTTACAATTTAAATCAATCTTATCAATTGTTTTTATTATGAAATTATCATTATCATTATCATTGATAATAGCAAAACAATATGCCATATTTTTAATGCCAATATCGAAAGATAATAATTGTTTCATAATAATATATAATATATGAAAACTTTATTTATATTTCGGAGAGATTTGCGAATATATGATAATACATCATTAAATATGGTTAAAAATAAATATCCAAAATCAGAAATATTACCTATATTTATATTTAATAAAAAACAGATAGATGAGAATGTAAATAAATATTATTCTAAAAATGCAGCACAATTTTTATTTGAAAGTTTAGAAGAATTAGATTTCATGAATTATTATTATACAGATAATGAAATTTCTATTTTAGATGAATTATATAAAAAATTTAAGTTTGATGTTATTTCTTATAATAAAGATTATACACCATATGCAAAAAAAAGAGATAATGAAATTAATTTATGGGCTATTAATAAAAAAATAGAAATTATTACATCAGAAGATTATACATTACATAATATGGGTGAAATTACTAAGGATAATAAAGAACCATATTTAAAATTTACACCATTTTATAAAAAAAGTATTCTAAAAAAACCACGTTCATTAATAACCAATAAAAATTTTAATTTTATAAAAGATGATAAATCATTATTATTAACATCTCTTAATTCTATAAGACCAAAACCAAATAAATTTATTTTAGTTAATGGTGGTAGAAAAAATGCATTAGTTATATTAGAAAAACTTAAATCAGGTAAATTTGATAATTATGATAATGAAAGAGATTATCCATTTTTAGATAAAACAACTAAATTAAGTGCATATATTAAATTTGGTTGTATAAGTATTCGAGAAATATATTATACATTACCTATAACACATGGAATAATAAGAGAATTATATTGGCATGATTTTTATGCAATAATAACAAATTATTTTCCATATGTATTAAACGGACAATCTTTTATTAAAAAATATGAAAATATAAAATGGAATACTAATAATGATTTATTAGAAAAATGGAAAAATGGATTAACCGGATTTCCATTAATTGATGCAGCAATGAGACAATTGAAAATATGTGGATGGATGCATAATAGATGTCGAATGGTTGTTGCATCATTTTTAGTTAAAAATTTATTGATTGATTGGAGAAAAGGTGAACAACATTTTGCAAAATCATTAGTAGATTATGACCCTTCATCAAATAATGGTGGTTGGCAATGGTGTGCATCAACTGGAACAGATAGTCAACCATATTTTAGAATATTTTCACCAACATTGCAAATGAAAAAATTTGATAATAATTGTGATTATATTAAAAAATGGATACCTGAATTAAAAGATATTTCAAATAAAATAATTTTAAATTGGGAACTAAAACAATATCCAAATATTAATTATCCTAAACCAATTATTAATATTAAAGAAACCTCAAAAATATTTATAAAAACATTTAAAGAAATTTAAAAAAATGATTTATAAATGTTAGATTATATACAACTAAAAATGGAAAATGAAAATGAAAATGAAAACTTAAATAAAGTTGTTAAAGATATTTTAACAAAAAAAATACATATACCTAAACCTATTTTAAAATGGGTTGGTGGTAAAACACAAATAATGGATAAACTTATTATGGATTTTCCAGTTGAAATTAATAATTATCATGAAATATTTTTAGGAGGTGGTAGTGTTTTATTAACTTTATTATCTTATATAAAAAACGGTATTATAAAAGTAGAAGGTAATATATATGCATATGATATAAATGAACCATTAATTTATCTTTATAAAAATATTCAAACATATCATAATGAATTATATGAAATATTGCAAAATATTATTAAAGATTTTAATGAATGTGGTGATGGTGAAATAAATAGAAAATCAAAAAATATAACAGAAGCAAAAATAGCAAAAGAAAATTATTATTATTGGATAAGAAGTGAATATAATAAATTAACTGATAAAAAAAGTATATTATGTTCTGCAATGTTTATATTTTTAAATAAAACTTGTTTTAGGGGTGTATTTAGAGTTGGTCCAAATGGATTTAATGTTCCATTCGGACATTATAAAAATCCTGAAATTATAAATAAAGAACATTTAGAAGAAATACATCATTTAATTCAAAATGTAATATTTGAATGTTGTGATTTTAATATATCATTAACATTTACAGAACCAAATGATTTTATATATTTAGACCCTCCATATGCACCTGAAACAGAAACATCATTTGTAGGATATACTGAAAATGGATTTAAAATAGAAAATCATATAAATTTATTTAATTTAATACATAAATTAACTGAAACAAATAAAAAAATAATGTTAAGTAATGCAGATGTAAGTTTAGTTAATGAAAATTTTACAAATGATAAATATAATATATCATCAATTTTATGTAAAAGAGCAATTAATTCTAAAAATCCAGAATCAAAAACAAAAGAAGTTATTATAAAGAATTATTAAACCACATATCAAATGTTTCAAAATAATTTTCATCATCTCCAAATAAAACTTTAATATTATTTTCATTTAATATCGTATTCAATATTATATATTTTGGATTTTTTGAACTAAGTTTATTTTGTAAAAATTTACTTACACAAAATCCATAAAATACCTCAAAATCTTCACCTAATACTAATTCATATTCTCTTTTTAGTGATGGTCCAGACCATAATTTAGTTTCTAATATATATATTCAATAATATATGCTTCATCAGGACATCTAAATAAATCAATATTATATTTATTTTTCATATATATTTTTAATCCATGTTGTAATACAAATATAACTGTTTTATCTTCATAAGTTTTTGATAAATAATCATATAATTTTTTGGGGGATTTTTAAAATTATTAATAATATAACCATTTTCTATTAATCGGTTTTGATTATTTGTTTTTTCTTCAAATTTTTTACCATAATAATTTGTTTTTGCACCACCTGCACCAGTTCCTTTATTTGATAATTCACTCATTTTTTTAATATAATTAATATTATAGTCATTTTTTTTGATTTAAATCTTTGATTATAAATCTTTAAATATAATGAGTAATTTGAATTTAGCTTTTTATAGTTATTTTTTTGGTAGTAATGATAATCCAGGTTTTGCTATACCAATTATAGAAAATTTGAAATATAAATGTTATTATTATACGAATAATAAGACAATTTTTGAAAAATTAAAAGAAACTAATTGGATTGGTATTTTTATTGAAAAAGAATTTGAAGATGATATATATTCATGTAATATGTTTGGTAAACATCTTAAAGCGATGCCACAAGAATATAAAGAAATTAAAGATTATGATTATTTATTTTTTTTTGATAGCAAATTTCCAGAATTAAATGAAAAATTTATAGAAGATAATATACAAAAATATTTTATTAATGATAATAAAGCATTATTATTAAGATATCATCCATGTATTACTAATCATGTTATGTATGAATTTAATTTAAGTATGTTTCAACCAAGATATTATAATGAACGTGAAAGATATTATAATTATATTCAAAAACAAGTTGCATTAGGATTTAAAGATATAGATGATTATCATTGTGCGACAAGTTATTTATTAAGAAATATGAAACATCCAAAAATAATAGAATTAAATTCTACTTGGTATAATAATATTCAAGAATGTGGCATTCAATGTCAAATTTCTTTCTTCTTTGTTAAACAATTGTTTAAAAATTATATTGTACCAATTAAAGAAAGACCTTTTAAAGATATTAATACTACCTTATACTATTAAATATATATTTAAGGATTTTATTTAAATCTCCTTAAATACTTTTATAATATTAGGAAGAGTAATATAAATACATTCATTTTTAATGGAAGATTTATCACAATATTTTTTATAAGATTTATATAAATTAAAAACTAATTCTTTAATATTAATAAATGATTCTTCATATTTTAAATTATATTTTTCAATTATTTTTTCTAATTCTTCATTTGTTGTATCAGATTTAATATTTGCTATAATATCATATGGTATATTTTCATATTTAATAAAATTACAATGAATTATATCTCTCATATGATTATATTTTTCTGTTGATAATATTTCTATTTTTAATTGTTCTTTATTTACATATTCTATTTTATTATCTATATAAAGTTCTAATAATTTAGATTTTGATATTTTATGTAAGTTTTCACATAAAACACCCTTTTTAAAGTAATGCATATTTATACTATCAATTAATTCTAATTTTGTTAATTTTTCTTTATTATTCATTTTTTTGTTTATCATTAATTATCATTTTTTTTATTATTATCATTTTTTTATAATAATAATAAAAAAAATGATAATTATTATTATATTATTATTATTATAAAAACAACAATGACATATAAATATCATAATGAAAAGTTCTTTGAAAATAATGATGGAGTTTATTTTAAATCTGGTTATCCTTCACAATGGTATATTTCACCATTTACTATTGATTATATTGAATATAATTGTTGTGAAAAATATATGATGGCTGAAAAAGCAAGATATTTCGGTGATACTATTTCTGAAAAACTTATTATGAATTCAGATGACCCAAAAGAACATAAAAAAATAGGTAGAAATGTTAAAAATTTTGATTCTGATAAATGGAATGAAGTTGTTGATAATATCGTTTATAACGCAAATTATGCAAAATTTACTCAGAACCCAGAATTAAAAGAAAAATTATTAAATAGTGGCGGTAAAATTTATGTTGAATGTTCTCCATATGATACAATCTGGGGTAATGGCATGAATATCTCCGAAACTCTTAATACATCTATTGAAAATTGGAGAGGTACTAATCGTCTCGGATTAGCTATTATGAAAGTTCGTAATACTTTAAGAACTAACCAAAAATAATTGAGAATTTTTATAAAAATATTTATTTATCTTCTGAACCCTCTGAAACTTCAGAAACAACTGATACTACATCAGAAGGTTCAGATACTACATCTGTTTTCTTTTGTCTTTTCCATTCTTCTGTTGCTTTTCTCATTCTATCTTTAGGATTACATCCATCATTTTTAAGAATTGCCATTTGGTCTTTAATAAATAGATTATATTGTGATGGTGCTTTTTTAGGTTTTTCTACTCCATTTTTATCAGTACTTTTATGTGATTTATGTGCTTCTTTTAGTGCTTTAACTAAATCAGCTAATGAATATGATTTAGAAACATCCACCGATGATACAAATTTATCGATAATTTGTTTAGTTGTTGTCATTTATTTATTTGTAATATATATATCTTATGTTTATATCCATTTAATTATTCCAAATAAAAATGATATAATATTATTTTTAATAATAATAATAATAATGAATAATTCTAAAATTTGGCAAGATTTTGAACCAGTCGTTTTAACCAAAAAAAAATCACAATCACATGTATCTCAACAATCTAAATCTAATATTCATATTGATATTAAAAAAGATAGTGATGAAATTAAACCAATCATTTATTATCCGCAAGATAAAATAATTATAATTAAACAAGCACGTGAAGCTGCTAATTTAACACAAAAAGAATTATCAAAAAAAATAAGTCCAGTTATACCTGAAGATTTTATTAATAAAATTGAAGGAGGCAATTATCCATATGATAATAAAACTTATAATAAAATTTTACAAATTCTTAATATTAAAAATAAAAATAAATAAATAATTTAAATCATATTTAATCGAGATTTTATTGAATTTATTTCAGTTTTTAATTCTTTAATTGATTCTATTATCAATCCTGCTAAATTTCCATATGCTATATTATAATATCCATCATTATTTATTGAAACAGCCTCTGGTAATACTTCATTTACTTCTTGTGCTAATAATCCTGTTTGTCTTTTTACTGGCGCAATACTTCCAATATTTTCATATGTTATCCCTCGTAATGTACATAATTTATTTAAGGCGTTATCAATAACCCTTATATCATTTTTAAGTCGTTGGTCAGAAGTAGAGGATATAGTTCCATTAAAATTAAGTATAAAATTATTATCAGATATATTTTTATTTATTTCTAATGCATTAATATAATTAGTAGTTATATTAGTATCTATAAATAAATTTTTATCATATTCATTTAAATTATTTTTCCATATTCCAAATGTTTCATTTGTTAATCCTATTCTATATATTGAATTATAATCTAAATTAATACCTCCCGCATTTTTTGTTATTTTATTATTGAAATGTATAAATGATTTTGATGTACATGAATTTAATGTTATGAAATTATCATTATCTGGAAAATTATTTATTTGAAATAAATTATTATTTTTATTATTAATATTATTACCATTTATTAATATACCTCCTTTATAACTATCTCTAAATCCTACTGCCGGATTTAATATTATATTTCGCGTATTTAATTCAAAATTTGTTGATGATGATATATTATTTATTAATGATAATATATTATCATATAATGATGACCCATCACTATTATAAATATCTCCCTTTAAATATATATTATTAGTTTCTATATTTCCAGTTGTTTTTAATGTTCCATGTGAATTTATATTTAATAATTTAGTATTATTTAAATATATCTCATAATCATCTGTGAAACTATAAATATTATGTGCATTATTATATATATTCGTTTGTTTTATTAATGGTTTTTTAGCTGTCGTTTTAACATATTCAACTAATAATTCACAATTTTCATATTTATAATAATTATCATTTATAGTAATATTTATAGGTATATTATAAATTACATTATTTAATTTTAATGAATATATTTTTAATTTATTTTCAGTATATGTTTTTAAATTCGATGTTATACCTGTAAATGGTTTCAAATAATCAATATTATTATTTATTATTATTGTTTCGTTTATTTTTGTTTTTGTTATAGTATTTATATAATTACCATTATACAAACTTACAGGAACTATATTATTTAATCTTATTATATTATATTTATAATTTGTTAATGTAATATTTAATGATGGTAATGCAAATGATATATATTTATTATATATTATAAAATTTTTAATTGTTAATCCTGCCAAATCATATGTTATTAATATCTTACCCGCATCTTCACCCTGTAATAATGTACCCACATTAAATGATGTTAATAATACTTTCGAAATAGTCGGATTTGCAACATAATATTCACTCGCTATATTATCTATACCAGTAATTGTTGCATCAGTTGTTATAATATTAACTATTGGATTATTATTTTGTATTATTGGAATTCTGTAATTTATTGTATTACCATTAATAGTATATGTATATGTTGTATAATTTATGTTAGCTTCATAATTATAAATAATATTTGGATCATTAAATTCTAATATAGGCATTAAATTAATAGTATTTGTTGCTATATGAAATGGAAATTCGAGATTATCATTTATATTATTGTAATTAACTATTACATTATTAAATCTATATATAATATCATCAAATAATATATTTGATGAATAATAAAAATTTGTTGTTGATATATCATAATCAATATTTGTATCTAAATTTGAATAAATAATACCAGTTTCATTATATTTAACATCCAATTTATTATTTACTATAATATTATTATTAACTAATAATGGTGATGTGGATGATATATAATTATTTTTTAATTCTAATGCTGGTATATTATTAAAACTATTAATGAATATTGTTGCATTTTCATTAATACTTGAATTAATTGCAACACCATTTGATGTTATACTTAAAATATTTTGTGAATTATATTTATAACTGAAATTATTTGATACAGATAACTGCCAATTATTATTATTATTATTTTGTGTAAATCCTACTAATATTGGATTTGTTGAATTATTTGTTAATTTTAATAAATTATATGCTGTATCATCATTTATATGAACAATTGTATTTTCTATTATACAATTATTTGCAGTATCATAGAAATTACCACCTCCTATATTCATAATATTAATATCATTAGATGTTGTATAACATGAAAAATAAGGTTTACTATCTAATTTTTTTCTTGTTATTTCAAATAATGAATTATTTATAGTTGATGTTATAATATTAAAATCATCTCTATGAAATATATGTGATAATTTTAATGAAACACCATCTATTATTGCAGCATTAAATCCATCAGTACCATCCGGTTTTATTAATGTATCTATCAAATTTAAATCTATTAATGCTGATGATTTTAAAGATAATAAACCAGTACCAGAAGATATAAATGTTTTTGTTCTACAATTAAAACTACTTGCACAACCATCATAAGTATTATTATAAATATATGCAGCTGAATAATTATTTACATCATTTATTGATTCTAACCATTTTGAATAATTATTATCATGTCCTATTATTAATGATTGTTTAGGATATATTTTAATATTATTTCCTATAATTAATACATCAGTATTTTTACCTTCTGTACTTATTGATGTACTTGATTTTATAGATGAATTTACTGAATATGATAAACTAGCAAATAATACTATCTGTTGTGATATATTATTCCATGTTAAATCTAAATGATAATTTGTGAATTCAATCATATAATTTAATAATGGTATTAATGATAATGAAGTATTAATATAAATACCAATATAATTTGATATTTCCTCAACAAATATTGTTAATGAATTTGATAAATTATATGAATTATTTATAAAATTTATATATTTATTTGTAATATGTAATATTAATTCTAATAATATTTCTTTTTCATTTATGTATCCATAAATATTTATAATTTCTATTTCTATTTCTCTAATCAAATTAATATTATAAGTTATATTTGATATTAATGAAGTATAATCATTATTTAATTCTATATCCAATTCAAATAAATATACATAACTTGCACAAATATTTATAATATCTATTTTAAAATTATCTAATTGTATTTTCAAATTACTAATATAACTTATTGTTGCATTTATTCCACTACCAATTTCATCATCATTCACATAATATAATAAATTTGAACTATAATCTGGATTAAATGATGATATCTGTAAATCAATATTACTTGCATTTGTATTATTAATAAGTGATTTTGCTAAATAAGTATTAATATCTGTATTTATACCATTAGCTATTCTTGTTGTCAAAACTATATTATTTAAACATAAATTCGAATTAGTCGTGATATTATAATTATTATTATTATTAAATTCACTATATATATTTGGATAATTATCAAGTAAGTTATTATAAATATTACTAATATTAATTAAAATATTTGATGCATATATATTATTATTTATTAATAAATTAGTTTTTATAGTAGATGTATTAGTTTTATTTGTATTATATAAATAACTACAATTAATATAAATATTTGATGATGATATCATATCAACAATTGATATCATCCTTAAATTAGATGAAATTAATTGTATATTCAATATATTATTATAATAATTACTTGATGATTGATATATATTTGATGCTATTAATCTATTACTATTACCTGTTCTAATAATATTAGCAATATCAACGAGATATGTTTGTTTATTATAAATATTAAGTAAATTATTATAAACATTTAATGAATTTTCTAAATAAGTATTTGTTAATGTTTTATAATTATTAGCAATAGGTAAATAATTATCAAAATAATTATTAATATTATTAATATCATTATAAATATTTGATGATATATTATAAGTTAATAATGAATAATTACTGTTATTTGATGTATTAGAATATAAATTAATAAATGGACACGATACTATATCATTAAAATACCTATCATATAAATAATAATTCGAATTATTATTTTCATTTATATTTATTTTCAAATTACTGGTTTTTATTGTATTTTTTATTATAATATTTGAATTTAAATTGATATTATTTATATTTACAATATGTAAATTATAATCTTTTGCTATATTTGAAATTAATTGATAATTATTATATGCTATATTACTATTAATATATGCACTATCTAAATAACTTTTAATTGGTATCGTTAATGATTGATATATATTATTTGTATTATTAATATTTGCTATTAATAAATTACTTGTATTATTTATAGTTGTTCTAGTTGGATTTATTATTGTACTAATATTTTTATAAAGATTTGAATAAATATTTATATTATTTTTTAATATATCTAAATTATGTTCATTATTTGATGATATATCTTTATTATTTTGTATTATAGTTCCATAATCTGCAATATTTGATGTTCTATTCTTCCAATTAATATAAAAATTACTTGAAAATATATATTCATTAAATAATAATGATTTAGAAGTATTTGCCATTGATATAATTGAATTAGTCAAATTAGTCGAATTTATTATAATATTATTTATATTTGAAACATTATTATAATATATTAATGTATTTGAATATATATTTGATGAATAAAATCTATTACTATATCCATATTTAGTTATAATATTAATATCTGCATTATAAATAATATTTGCATAATCCATTTTCATCTGATTTGATACATTTGCTGCTAATATTACATTATCTATTGTCATATTAATTAGATTTAAGGAGATATTTGAAGAATTTCTAGTTGTTAAATATACATCATTTACTATATCATAAATATTAGAAGATAATATAAAATTACTATATGAATACTTATAATTATTTGATAGATTAAATAATAATATATTTGAATTTATATTTAATGGTTGGTCAATATAATTATTAAAAGGGGACATATAATTTGTATAATAGTTAAATATTTCATAATTTGAATTATAAGATTCATTAATATTTGATGTAAAATTATTAATATATGAAAAATAATTAATAGTATTATTTGAATTTACTATAATATCATTATTATAATAATCAATATCATTAGATAATATATTATTTAATTCATAATTATTTGATGATATTATATAATTACTTGCTGAATATTTTTTATTTAATTCTATATTAAAATTATTCTTATCATCTAATATATTTATATATGCATTATATGCTAAATTACTATTTGCAAATGATATTTTCTTAGGATGATTAGGTGATAATATAGTATCAAAATAATAAACATTATTACCTAATGAATAAATCTTATTTATTATTGATTCAACTGGATTTGGTGAAAATAAAATATTATTATCATTGAATTTATAATTACCTTTAATATTTATTGATCCATCTATATCAATATCTCCTGTTATTTTAACATTTCCTGTAATTCTCAAATTTTCCTTATTTTTATTAAAATCTGATGCTGACCCATAAGTTACTGGATTATTTATATCTATATAATATTTATCATTATCATAATATAAATTTATACACGATTTTTTAGGTTTATAACCATTTTTTATATATCCAAATTGCAATGGTCCTGCATAATTTATATCATCTGAAATATGATTTTTATAAATATACCATTTATTTTTAGATACATAATTTATATTCGTTGAATCATCACAAAATTCAATTCCTGAATATCTTGAATTATCGGATGAACGATAAAAACTAATAACACTATTATTAATCTTTTTATTATTAATATTCGTATTTTGAATTTTTAATGGTATTGTTATATTCGGATCTTCAAATTGAACTCCTAAACCAATATTTACATTCTCTATTATTGCATTACTCGAATTTAAATATTTAATTGAACATAATTTATTATTACCCTCATAATATCCATCATACGAATTTATTCCACCATTCACATTTAATTGTTTTCTATTTATTCCGGTCTCAGTATTTATATTTAATTCTGATATATAATTATAATTATTTTTCTTAATAATCATATCACATTCATATTCTATATTATTTTTTCTGATATAATAATTTGATGTTATCATATCACCATTTATATCAAGTGTTTTTATAGGTCTAATAGTATTTATTCCTATTTTATTATTCTCAAATATTCCAAAATTAGGTGGTGTATCATTTATTTTTAATTTATTCTTACCTGCATAAAAATAAATATTATTCCAAGTTGTATTATATTGTGTTAAAAATACTAAACTATTATCCAATTCATTATCTAATGTATTTAATTTTGTATGTCCTATATATGCGGCTGAACCATATGGTGTTATCGTCTTATCATGTAAATATAATTCATATTGATTTTTTTGAGTATTTCTATGTTTATAAATATTAATTATATCACTATTATAATTACCATCTGTTATACCTGTTATTTGCCCTCCCACATTAATATAATTAGCTAATGTCATATCATCCATAATTGATGATATTACTGCTGTAGGATTTAAAGAAGGGTCAATACTCAATAATGATATATTACTTCCTTTATAAATTATGGTATCTGTAACTGTTATACTTTTAGTTGTTATATTATCAATACAATTTAAGGAGTTAAAATTTGCTGCGCCTGAAAAATAACAACTATTATTAAAATCACAAATTCCATTTCCTGTCACAATTAAATCATTTGTAATATTTATGTTTTTTGATGTTAATAGATTATTTACATTTAAATTATTTGTTATTTCAGAATTTCCATAAATCTTTAGTTTATAATTTTTATTATTCGTTCCAATATAAACATTCGAATTAAATATAAATTCTGTATTATTAAAATTACCCCCTCTTATTTGATTTGCATCTAATGTTAATCCCCCTGCAGCTCCCTGTCTTATATATAAACTATCTAATGATTTTGGTACTTTTGAAATATAATCATAAATAATGATATTATCAGAATATAAACTACCTTTTACATATAAATTCGGATATTCTATTATAGAACTTATTGATATTCCTGAACCCTCTTCATATAAATATTTATCATATGTTATTCTATTTGGTATTTTATCTAAATTTATTAATACTGAACCTGATATATCAAATGCTAATGATGGCATTTGATATGTCGCATAATTTGGAGTATTTGCCCTATCATTATCTACTATATATAAATTATCTATTTCAGAATATGTTTTACTTATATTAAAATGTAATGGCATATTTGGTGAAGTAATCATATGAAATGGTGAATTATTTACACTTCCAATTATTCCACAACTAAATCTTGTTGGTATATTATTAGTTCCATCATTATTTTGAATTACAAATTGAATATTACTTATATTATTATTACAATGTCTCGAAATTTTTAAAGGATTTGTATTATGATTTGCATTATTTTCTGTTCCAATGGTAACATTTTGAGTTGTATATATATTATCTTGTAAATAATCTTTTACTGAATAAAATAATAAATGGGATGATAATCTATTTAATATTTGATTAAAATTTTTAATATCAGATGATAATGTTAATATATTTATATTATCTAATAATATACTTTCTGCTGTTATACTACCTAAACAATGTATATTTCCTTCAACTATTAATGATTTATTTGATAATGATAAAAGTTTATTTCTTGATGTATTAACTCCAACCGCTTTATTTGTGACAACTAAATTATGAATATGATTTAATCTATTTGTATCTAATGAAACATTATGACTATCATTATAAAATTCACCAACTGCTAAATGTGTTCTTATAAAATTATCTTTAGTTAAATCTAAATCATAAATATTAGATAATCCAATACCAATTGATTCAATTTGTATTCTCGTATAATCCATTTATATTTATATATAAATAATTTTTACTAACTGTTTATATATTAAAAAAATAATTATTATAAATATATGTATATTAAAGTAATTTTTTATTGTTTATTATTTGTAAATTATTATTATTTTAATCTACCATTAAGACCTAAAAAAAATTATACTAGAACTATTGAAATTAATAAATTAAAATAATATTTAACCTTATGATGGCACCGCTACGGCTGGTTCTTCTACTTGTTTTTCTTCTTTAATTAATTTTTTTAATGTAGCTTTTATTTCTTCTAATTGTTTATTAATTTCTTCATGATTTGCAATTTCAGCTGCTGTCGCTGTATAAGTATAAGCTAATAAATGTTTGAAAAATGATGCCATTTTTTCTCGCGGTATTGCATCTTTTGTTTGTAATAATGGTAATAATTGAAATCTATCCATGTAAAACTTACCATTAGGTGTACTTATCATTTCTGTTAATTTAGCATATATTTGCGTATAATGTTGCTCTAATTGCTGTTGTTCTAATTGTTGTTGTGCTGTAAGTTGTGGTTGTTGCTGTGGTTGCTGTGGTTGCAGTGGTTGTTGATATTGTTGCTGTTGTTGCTGCAGTGGTTGTTGATATAATTGTTGTGATGATGTCATTATCTATATTATAATAATTTAAAAAAAATTAATCAGTTGTTGTTATTTGACCATAATAAATTAATGCTTCTTTACTAACATTATTTTCTGCATCTTTCTTTGAAAATCCTGTTGCAGTTGCTATAGTATCACCTAATCTATTTTTAACACTATAATTAAATATTTTAACACAATCCTTTGTTATTATACCCAGTTCACAGAATTTTGGAGTATCTTGAATTGAATGTTGCATATATAAAACTAACATATCTTTATAATTTGTTTTTTGTATTATTAATTCACTGAAATCTATATAATTTTCGATTATATATATAATCCATTTTTCAGCTATATAATATCCAGCTCCAGTTAATGGCATTAATTTTATTCTTTCTGGTAAAATTACACTATCTGCCGCATTTTGAAAATCTGTATATAAAGCACCTATAAAAGCTTCAAATATATCCTCCATAATCTTATAATTACTTCGTCCATTTGCATCTTCTACTTGTTTAGATATTATTGCAAATTTTGAAAATCCAATTTCATTTGATAAAAATCCTAACATTTTACCATTAACTATTCTAGTCCTAATTTTAGATAAAAATCCTTCGTTTTGGTCCGGAAAACGAAAATAAAGATAATTAGCAACAACCATATTTAAAATTGCATCACCTAAAAATTCTAATCTTTCATATGACATATCTTGCAATGCTATACAATTTTTAGGACAATTCATATTACCGGTTGCAAAGTCTGCATTTTTCATTGTACAATATGATTTATGAATAAACGCAGTTCTATATAAATTAATATTATTATATTTAACATCTATTAAACCATTTGTATTAAAAAAATTTATTAAATCATCATTATTTAACATAATATTATTAGTATTATATGGTAATTCATCATTTTGAATTATTTTTGTTTTATTATGGATACTTTCTATTTTTTTCATTCTTATTATAAAAATTAAGTCATAATAATATTATATCATTTTTTTATAATGGACCTGTTGGTTCAGTTAAATCATTAAATTCTATAAATATTTCATATAAATTATTATTTCTTGTTATATATATCTTATGAAAATTAATATGAATTATATTATTTTCAATATATCCATATCCATTATTATACATTAATCCATTCAAAATTATATATAATAAATTATCATATTCAAAATATGCAAAATAAGCAAAATTAGGTACATCATTATTTGATATATATCTTCTAATATAATTTATCATATCATATACAGCTATTATTCCAGTTGTTGTCATTTTGATTTAAATAATTAAAAATTTAAATATCATTTTTTGTTAATATATATTCATAATTATTATTTATACATTTGATTATAATCATATTAATATTTTTATTAATAATTATTGTTGTCTTCTTATTGATATCAATATTATGATATTTATTTTTCCATAATTCTAAACGTTCTATTAATGATTTTAATGATTTATTTGATATATATAGATTAAATAATTTATGTATCCCATATTTCCAATATAACTCTGATAAATTTAATGTTTCTATATCTCCTATTTCTGTTATTTTAAAATTCTCAATCGATTTATTCAATATTCCATTATAATTTTTTAATATACTACTTATATTAAATAATCCATCTATTATTCTATTATCCCATTTTTCTAATATTGGCAATACTTCATTTCTTATTTTACCTCTCTGACACCAATTAGGAGTACTATTTTTTAAATAAGGCAAATTATGTTTATTTGCAAATTTATATATATCATTCTTAAATATATCAATTAAAGGACGTATGAAAGTAATATTATCAATAATCGTTTCATATTCAATACCTATCAAATTTTCATATTTATTATTATAAGCTATATTTGTTAATATATTCTCTAAACAATCATCCTTATTATGTCCCATTATTACTACTGAACGTTTATATCCATCCTGCAATTTTTTATATGAATTAAATCTTACTTTTTTCGTATATGCCTCATATATATCCCTTAAATCATTTATCATACATTTATGTCTATTAATTTCATTAATTTTACGGACATATAAATCAATATCTAGATGAAAACATAAACAACGTAAAAATTTAACTTCTTCTTCAACTTCTTGACGATTATTATAATTAATATGAATTGCAACTATTTTTATATTTTCATTTTCTTTATAATAATGATGAATATTATATAAACATACAACTGAATCAACGCCACCAGATAAACTAATTATAATTAGATTAGTATTTATTTTTTCAAATTTTCCAATTTTATATAATTGCTGTTTTTCTATTTCATTTAATGGATTATTATCCAATATATTTCTATCAAAATCAACGGGATAATTATAATAATCTAATTCTTCATTAAAATTTGCTCTTGTATATGTAGCTTTTATAAAATTCTTAGGGATTGATGATGTTAATTTCCAACATTCATTCATTACAAATAATAAATTTTCTCTTATATTTGAATGTCTATATACTAACATATAAAAACTCCAATCATTTATATTCAAATTCTTTATAAATAATTCAGTTTTATGTTTATCTGCAATTTCTAATGCTTTTTTATTAAAATAAATTAATATATGATTATTATATTCTTTTCTATAATAATGTCTTGTTAATTGATCATATATTAATATTCCCAATATTGGTTTTAATTGAATATCATATGAATAATCATTTATTAAATCTCCATATGTTTCTGATAAATATTTGTCATTTTCATCATTTTGACAAAACCAATATTCATTTCGACTTATCCAATCATCATAAAAATTATTCATTATAACTATTATGATTATAAACAATAATAAATCAATTTTTTAATTATTTTATTATTATATATATGAGTTCTGTTAAAAAAATAAATAATGGTTCAATAGATACAGAACTTAAATTAAAAGAATTAATAGAAAATATTAGAAATAATTATAGAGATAATTTAAAAGAATTATGTGATGATAATATTGTATCAATAATACAATTTATTAAAAATGTAGATTTAATAATTAAACAAAATAAACTTATAGCAATTTCAAATAAACTTAGACCTCCATGTTTAACACCTCCGTGTCAATACAATTATAAAATAATAAATAATGAAACTAATTGATAATAAATTAGAAAAAAAAATTCGTTCATAATTTTAATTGATATATATCATCAACTAAACCATGGTTTATTGCTTCTTCTACATTCCATTCAATATCCTTCTTTAATATCTTTGTTAGTTTCTTTGGTGTTAATGATGTTTTATCTACATAAATATTCATTAAATGTTCATGAACTTTCTTAAAATTACCATATTCTTCATCTATATAACTCATTTTCCCCCATACTCCTGATCTTAGTTCATGAATTAACATATATGCATTTTTACCCATATATCTCTTAGTTCCACAAACACTAATAATTGTTCCAGCTGATGCAACAAAACCATCAATAACTGTATAAATTGGCAATGTTAAAGAATTCATGCAATCTATAATACTTAATGCTGAATGAATTAAACCACCATTTGTTGTTAAATGTAAATAAATAGGTAATGGTTCAATATTTAATAATGCAGATGTTGATTTTAATTTTATTTCCATATTTCTTAATTCCTTATTTAAATTAAACGCACTTGATACATCAATATCACTATTAAAATAAATATGATTACTATGACAATAAATTTTTGTTCCAATTAATTTTTGAATAATTGGAGTAATTGATGGTGTTGTTTGTTCTTCTTCATCATTGTCATCATTATTATCATCGCTATTTATAATTTGCTTTCTTTTTTTATTTTTAATTGGGACTAATGACATCCAATTATATTTATTCATGTATAAATTTAATAATATTAAATCTTTATATAAATCTTAATATTATTTCAACTATAAATGAATAAATATAATAATAATGATTTAATAATAAAAGAATTAACAGAAAAAATAATATTGCAAAAAAAACATATTACTTCTATTGAAAATGATTTTATCAGAATGAATGAAAATTTTAATTATCAATTTGAAAAATATAAAAATACTATTAATGAAAAATTAAACTTACATAATATTATTATTAATAATTTTAGCGAAGATATTATTTATCGTATTCATAATATTGATAAAAAAAATAATACTAATAGTAATAGTAATATTAATAATAATGATGATAAAATAATTAAAAGAATTAATGATTGTGATAAAAAAATATTAATATATAAAAAAGATTATGATGATAAAATTAGTAAATGTGATGATTATATATGTGATATTAATTATCAATTGATTAAATTAAAACAAGATATTAATGATAAAATTAATGGATTAAATATTGATAATAAAATAAATAAAAATAATAATAAAAATATTGTAATTAATATTTGTTGTGGATTATTATTAAATTTTTTGATTTATAATTTATTTTATTGAATTAATATAATTTCTAATATCTTTTGAATATTTGTTTCTATTTCTTCATTATTATCAAATATTGACGGGTTTGATGATAATATATCCCAATTTATTTTTTCTGGATTTTCTTTAAGTAACTCAATGGCATTAGGATTTGATGATAATGCATTCCAATTTATTTTTTCTGGATTTTCTTTAAGTAACTCAATCCCATTTGGATTTGATGATAAATGTTCCCAATCTATTTTATCTTGTTTATTTATAATATTTTCTCGTAATAGGTCAATTACATTTGGATTTGATGATAATATACACCAATTTAATTTATTTATGTCAATCCAATCTAATAATTTATAAGATGGTTTATAAATATATTTAGTAATAACTGTACATATATCAGAATTCATTTGTATGATATACAAAAAAATAATAATATCAATTTTTTAATTAAATGCTAAATTTAATTTTTTATTTATATTATTTATTTCTTTTTCATTTATTAATAATTCAAATATTGATGGATTTGCAAATATTATTTTAAAAGTAATCATATTTTTATATTCTTTTAATAATTCAATTGCATTTGGATTTAATGCAAGATTAAACCAATCAATTTTATCTGGATTTTCTTTTAATAATTCAATTGCATTCGGATTTGATGATAATCCACGCCAATCAATTTTATCTGGATTTTCTTTTAATAATTCAATTGCATTCGGATTTTTTGATAACCAATACCAATTAATTTTATTTTGATTTTCTCTTAATAATTTAATTGCATTTTCATTGCTAGATAATAACATCCAATTAATTTTATCTCTATTTTCTTTCAATAATTCAATTGCATTTTCATTTTTAGATAACCAATGCCAATTTATTTTATCTAGATTTGCTTTTAATAATTCAATTGCATTTTTATTACTTGATAATGCTATCCAATCAATTCTATCTGGATTTTCTTTTAATAATTCAATTGCATTTGGATTATATGATAAAACATACCAATAAATTTTATTTTGATTTTCTCTTAATAATTCAATAGCTGATGTATTAGATGATAACCATTCCCAATCAATTTTATCTGGATTTTCTTTTAATAATTGAATTGCTGCAGGATGTGGATTAGATGATAAATATTTAAAATTAATATCATTAATATCATTAATATCTATCCAATTTAATAATTTATATTCAGGTTTAATTAAATGTTTTGCAATAATGAAACAAATATCATTATTTAATTTAGGTAATGTCATTACTTTTTTATAGAAATGATTAATACAAAAATAAATATCATTTTTTATAATAATAATAAACTTAAATCAATTACTTTATTTTTCAATAATTCATTATTTTTATTATCATCCAATTCAAATATTGATGGATTTTTTGATAATTGCATCCAATTAATTTTATTCCGATTTTCTCTCAATAATTCTAATGCATTTGGATTTAAAGAAAGATTAAACCAATTAATTTTATATGGATTTTCTTTTAAAAGTTCAATGGCATTTGGATTATATGATAATAAATTCCATTCAATTTTATTTGGATTTTCTTTAAGTAGCTCAATTCCATTTGGATTTAAGGAGAGTTTAAATGAAACAATTTTATCGGGATTTTCTTGTAATAGTTCAATTGCATTTGGATTTGATGATAATTGAGACCAATCAATTTTATCTGAATTTTCTTTAAGTAGTTCAATTGCATTTGGATTTGATGATAATTGAGACCAATCAATTTTATCTGAATTTTCTTTAAGTAGTTCAATGGCATTTGGATTTGATGATAATTGAGACCAATCAATTTTATCTGAATTTTCCTTAAGTAGTTCAATGGCATTTGGATTTGATGAAAGTCTAAACCAATTAATTTTATCTATATTTTCTCGTAATAGTGATATGGCATTTGGATTTAATGATAATTGAGACCAAATAATTTTATCTGGATTTTCGCGTAATAGTTGAATAGCAGTTGTATTTGGATTTGATGATAATGAGTTCCATGCAATTCTATCTTGTCCATTTAAAAGATTTTCATTTAAAATTGATATTGCTTTTGGATGTGGATTTGAATTTAATGAAATATAATTAATATCATTAATATCTATCCAATCCAATAATTTATATTCATGTTTAATTAATTTTTTTGCTATTAGTTCTATAATATCATTATTCAATTTAGGCATTGTCATTACTTTTTTTTATAAAAAAATAATTACAAAAATAAATATCATTTTTTATAATAATAAACTTAGATCAATTACTTTATTTTTCAATAATTCATTATTTTTATTATCATCTAATTCAAATATTGATGGATTTTTTGATAATTGTATCCAATTGATTTTATCCTGATTTTCTATCAATAATTCAATGGCATTTGGATTTAAAGAAAGATTAAACCAATTAATTTTTTCTGGATGTTCTTTTAAAAGTTCAATGGCATTTGGATTTTTTGATAATTGAAACCAATCAATTTTATCTCTATTTTCTTTTAATAATTCTATGGCTGCTGGATTTGATGATAACCAATGCCAATCAATTTTATCTCTATTTTCTTTTAATAATTCTATGGCTGCTGGATTAGATGATAAATAATCAGATTGAATATTATTAATATTTTCTTTCAATAATTCTATGGCTGCTGTATTTTCTGATAACCAATTCCAATTAATTTTATCTGGATTATTTCTTAATAATTCTATTGCAGCTGGATTTAATGATAATAAATCCCAATCAATTTTATTTTGATTATCTTTTAATAATTCAATTGCATTTGGATTCCTTGATAATTGACACCAATGAATTTTATCCTTATTCTCTTTTAATAATTCTATTGCTGCAGGATTAGATGATAACCAATTCCAATTAATTTTATCTTGATTATCTTTTAATAATTCTATGGCTGATGGATTTAATGATAATAAATCCCAATCAATTTTATTTTGATTTTCTTTTAAAAATGATATTGAATTATAATTTAAATTTAATGAAATATAATTAATATTATTAATATCTATCCAATCCAATAATTTATATTCATGTTTAATTAATTTTTTTGCTATTAGTTCTATAATATCATTATTCAATTTAGGCATTGTCATTACTTTTTTATAAAAATAAGTAGGTTTAATTATAATCATTTTTTATTATTATAATTAATAAATCTAATAATATTATTCATTTGTAAATATACTACTGTTTTTTGATAATGCTGTCCAATTAATTTTATCTCTATTTTCTCTTAATAATTCAATAGCATTTTTATTTGATGATAATATAATCCAATCAATATCATCATCATTATTATTAATTTTTTCTTTTAGTAATTCAATTGCTGCTGAATTATTTGATAATGAACCCCAATTAATTTTATCTTTATTTTCTTTTAATAATTCTATGGCTGATGGATTTGATGATAAATAATCCCAATCAATTTTATCTGGATTTTCTTTAAGCAGTTCAATTGCATTTTTATTTAAATTTAAAATATCCCAATCAATTTTATCTGGATTTTCTCTTAATAATTCAATTGCATTTAAATTAAATGATACATTTTCCCAATCTTCTAGTTTATCTATATTTTCTCTTAATAATTCTACTCCATTTACATTTGATGCTAATAATTCCCAATCTATTTTATCAATATTTTCTTTAAGTAGTTCAATAGCATTTTTATTTAAAGATAATGCAGACCAATCAATTTTATCTGGATTTTCTTTAAGTAGCTCAATAGCATTAATATTAGTGGATAAAGCATTCCAATTAATTTTTTCACATCCTTTTAAAAGTTCTTCTCGTATTAATTCAATCGCATTTGGATTTAAAGAGAGTTTAAGCCAATTAATTTTATCTGGATTAGCTTTTAATAATTCAATTGCATTCTCATTTTTTGATAACTCAACCCAATTAAGTTTATTAATATCAATCCAATCTAATAATTTCATTAAATATAAAATTAAAAAAATGTTTATATGAATGTTTATATGAATGTTTATATGAA